AGTCCTGCTCCGAGAGCCAAATATGCTGGCGTGGCTCAATGGTAGAGCAGCGCACTTGTAATGCGCAGGTTGTAGGTTCGACTCCTATCGCCAGCTCCAAACGCCGAAAGGCAAAATAATAATAAAGGTGGTAAAACCGTTTGAAAGAAATCAAAAGAGAAGAAGTTGAATTACTGATTAAGGAAAAAATCATCAAAAATACTACGAAAGGATTTGTTGATAGACATGGTAATTTAATTGGTTTCTATCGCACAAGAAATAAAAGATATATAGAAGATAAATATTCTGATATTGCGAAGAAACTTTGTTAAGAAAGGAAGGTCTTATGGCGAAAAAGAAACTCAAAGATAATGGTATATTTTTCACCGGTAAATCTTCCGAGGATGTAACAGGTTCTCAATTTTTAGTTAAATTTGGCGATAGTCAATGTTTAATTGAATGCGGACTGCATCAATCACAAAGTAATGACTATTTGGATTCTTACAAAATAAATTCAGAACGTTTCAAATTCAAGCCATCAGAAATTGATTATGTGTTTGTGGCACATACTCATATTGACCATATTGGTTTAATTCCTCGGCTTGTCAAAGAAGGATTCGCTGGTCAAATTATAACTACTGAAAATACAGCTAAAATAATGAAACCACTGTTGCTCAATTCTTGTGCAATAGTTAAAGATGAAGCGAGAATATTATCCAAAAGATATAAACGTGAGTATAAACCTTTATATGAAGAAGATGATGTTTATAAAACTCTTTCTTTAATTCACGTTTTCAATGAATATAATAAGGTTTTCAAATTGAATGAAAATATTAGTTTTCAGTGGTTATATAATTCTCATTGCATAGGCGCTGCTCAATTGCAGCTTATACTTAAAGATAGAACTCACACCAAAAAGGTTTTATATACATCGGATATGGGTGCTATGCGCTCTGATAATCATTATGTTACAGACACCGAAATACCACAGATGTTTAATGATATTGTTATCATGGAAAGTACATATGGAGATTCTAAAAGAACAACAAGAAAGAATCGTTCATTTGATATTGAACATTTGAAAACTGCAATTAACACTGTAATTGAAAGAAAAGGCACTGTTATTATGCCATGTTTCAGTTTTAGTAGAACGCAGGAGTTATTAACAACTTTATATGATATTTTTGGTGTGCAAAATAATTTTAGCACGCCTATTTTTATTGATTCAAAATTAAGTTGTGACATTAGCAAATTGTACTTTGATATGTTAAAAGATGAAGATTATTCCAAGTGGGAAAAGGTTTGTTCTTGGAAAAACGTTCATTTTATTGAAGAAAAAGAAGAATCTCAATCTTGCGTTGCTAATAATTGCCCCAAAATTATCATTTCTTCTTCCGGATTTTGCACAAATGGACGTGTAATTAATTATTTGAAAAAGTATTTGAAAGATAGAAATTCAATGATTATTTTCTCCGGCTATGCCGGTGATAATCCATCTTATCTTTCTTATCGAATCAAAAATTACAGAGGAAACAAGTTTATAAAAATCAATAAGGAACTTATACCGAATCGCGCAGATTGCATTACTCTTGCAACTTTTAGCAGCCATGCAAATTGTGATGATTTAGTTAAATACGGAAGTTCTCTTAATACAAATAAGGTCGTTCTTGTTCACGGTTCGACAGATGCAAAGAAATGTTTGTCTGCAAAACTCGCAGATGCAATTTCTAAAAACGATAAAACATACAGAGTTATAGAAGCTCACCGAGGTATGATAATTAGACTATAAGGAGATATGCTATGAGCGAGAAAAATACAGGAACAAATAGAGAAATTACAGAACAATACAATTATGATTATTCAGACAGATTTAGTCTTGAAGATAATGCCGGAAGGCGCATTTACTTAAATTGCGAAATTGATGAAAGCGTTATAGATGATGCCGTTTATCACATTTTAAGGTATAACAGATTGGATAAAGGTATTCCGGTTGAGGATAGAAAGCCAATCGTTTTATATATTAACTCACCAGGGGGTTGCGTTACTGATGGTTACAGTTTAATTGATGCTATTCGATTATCTAAAACACCAGTATATACGGTTAATTTGGCTTTGGCAGCTTCAATGGGATTTTTGATTTTCATTGCAGGTCATAAAAGATTTGCAATGCCCCATGCTGAATTTCTAATGCACGATGGTTCGACTATGGGATATGATTCTACTGCAAAAATGAGAGATAGGATGGAATTTGAAACAGTAGAACTTGAAAAAGAAACAAGACAATATATTTTAAGTCGCACAAAAATAGATGAAAAGCTCTATGAGGAAAAGTATCGTGTTGAATGGTACTTCTTACCCAAAACCGCAAAAGATATTGGAGCGGTTGACTATATCATAGGGCAAGATTGCGAACTCGATGAAATAATTTGAAAAGGGATAGGTGACAAATGACTGATTTGGAAGCGAAAATTCGAGAGTACGGATTAACGCCAGAACAGTATGAATCGTGTTTGTCAGATGCTTACCAGAAAGCCAATCACACACTTTACGAAAAGCGACACAAACAATTTTTGGCGGTGCTTTTGTATCGGAGTATTTCAAATCAAAACAAGCATCTAAAACCGATGATACATATTTGGCGGAAATTAGAGCCACAAAACAAGAAATAAGAAAAGAAAAACAAAAATTATTTGATGAAAGAACTGCTTTGAATAAAACATTAAGAGAACAAAGCAGACTTGAATCTATGTACGATATTGTTAAAAGAGCAATATCAGAATACCAATATACGAGATTTGACTATGTTCCGACAGAGATTTCTGACGGTGATTGTGATTTGATTATTCATTTGACGGATATTCACTGTGGCATAGACATTCAATCTGAATTTAATACATTTAATTTTGATGTATTAAAAGAACGATTGAAGAAATATCTTGATGAAATTAATGATATTAGAATGACATATGATGCTCAAAATGCTTATGTTATTTTGGGCGGAGATATGATTCAGGGTTTAATACATACAAACGCAAGAATTGAAGCAAAAGAAAACATTGTTAATCAGATTATGAAAGTTACTGATTTAGTTAGCGATTTCGTTTATGAGTTAAGTAAAATGTTTCAATATGTTGAGATTCATACTACTGCCGGAAACCATTCAAGAGTCACACAAAATAAAGAAGATACTACTCGTGGAGAAAATTTTGATTTGTTAGTTCCTTTTGCTTGTAAGAAAGCATTACAAAACATTGAAAATGTTTGTTTTAAGGACAATATTCTTGAAAGTGATATTGCTACATTTGAAGTAAGAGGACATATGGTTTATGCAACTCACGGAGATAAAGATACAGCGAACAATGTTGTTTATCATATGACCAATTTTGCGAGAAAAGCGCATTTGCCGTTACCTGATATGTGCTATTTAGGACACAGGCACACAAATGGTTTGACAACCGTTGATGATGTTAAAGTTATTGAAAGCGGATGCGTTGATGGCATGGATTCTTTTGCTATCAGTAAAAGACTTGTTGGAACAGCGGAACAGACTGTTACTGTTGTTTCAAAAGAGAAAAGAATTAAGGCGTTGTGTGATATTCAAATTGAGTAATAATTAGGAGAGATAAAATGATTGGAAGAAATGAGATTGTTAGACGATTAGCCATAAAAAAATATGGAACTGAAAATAATGTTGGCGAATCGGAATTGCAAGAAGTTGGTCAAATTTGCGATTATTTAGTCGATGTGTTTACAGAGGCATTTTTAGAAAATGAAAAGATAGTTTGGAAAGGCTTTTTAAGTGCAGAAGTTACACAAAGAGGTGAAAGAAAAGGTAGACATCCATTAACAAATGAGGTTGTAACGTTTCCTCCTATTAAGACCGTTAATTGCAAATTTAGTAAAAACATAAAAGATGCTATTAACGAAAAGTGAGGATAATATGGAGAGATTAGAATTTAATGATATTGCCGATTTGGGTAATTTATTATATGAACTGGCAACAGAAGAAGAATCAGTTGTAACGGCGGTTTTATTTTATGATGAGGCGCAAGAATTATTGCGCTGGCTGATGCAATATGAAGATGTTGATATTGGTCATATTGATTTCAAACACGAAGATTATGGGTATGACGGAGAATATTATATTACATTAGATACTGATTTATTTTTGGATGTTGAACCAGTTAAGAAAAATTCAAATTACACTTGTATTGATACTGATGCGCTATTTTTAGACGGAGATGCCAATTCAAAAATTGCAGTCATAAATGATGATTGTTTGAAATTTGAACTTGTTTTCAATTTTGACGAAGATGATGACTGCTTTGAATGTGATGAAGATTGTGATAATTGTGAATTAAATGATTTTATGAACTTTCTTAAATACATTAGCTCTATTATCGAAGATTAACGATACATTATTAGTTGTAATTACAGAAAATAGTTGATATGGAGGTGGCAAATATGCCAAAGGTTGTCGAAAAGTGTATTTGCTGCCGGTGCGGTGAATCACTGCCGGAAACCCAATTTTATAAATCATATAGTCCATTTTATAAACATGGACACTTACCAATATGTAAGGATTGTTTCAATCAGGAAGTTAAATTACATTTAGAAGATGATAATTATAAAAGCAGTAAGAAAGCCATGCAGAGAATGTGCATGGCTTTTGATATATATTTTGATGAGGATTTGTTTGATAAATGTGATGTAAATGATGATGTTTATATTGTTGTTGGAAATTACTTAAAAAGATTGAATATGACTCAATATAAAGGTAAGACTTTTGAAGATACAATTAAAAAATCAACAAACATTTTATCTGGTGATAGAAAACCAGTGAAAGAAAAACGAGTTGCCGTTGTTGATGAGTATGGAAATACCCAAGAAGATGCGGAAGAAATCAATCCGGAAGATATTTCAAAATGGGGAGTTGGATTGACACCGACAGATTATGAAAATCTTAATGCTCATTACAAATATTTAACAAGCGCAAATCCCCATTGTGATAGCAACCAAGAAATTTTTATTATTGACCTGTGTTATACAAAAATGCAGCAGTTACGCTGTATTCGGAATGGTGATATGGATAATTTTAAGAAAATGGGAGAATATTATAATTCTACATTTTCAAAATCAGGTCTTAAAATCGCCAGTGATGTTGAAGCAAATGGTGATGATTGTCTCGGTGTATGGAATGCAAGAATATCTCAATATACGCCGGAAGAATACTACAAAAATAAAGAATTATATAAAGACCATGATAATTTCAGAGATTATATTGAAAGATTTGTGCTTCGCCCTCTCCGCAATTTAATGCACGGTACTAATGACCGTGATACGGAATTCTATGTAAAAGATGTCGGTGACGAAGATGAGTATATTGACACAGACACAGACGAAAATATATAAGAGCCGTTATGCGGATGATAAGCAAAAGGAACTTTATACTAAATTTCCAAGCACAAGTTTTTTAGGGAATGAAAGAAATGTTGACCATGTTTTAAGGTGGAATACATTTTTTAGACGAAACTTGCATCGTCTTGCAATAGATTATCTTGGTATCAATTTACATCCATATCAGGCACTTACCTTGTATTTGATGGGTATTTGCCAATTTGTTGTTATCATAGCTTGCCGTGCTGCGGCAAAATCGTTTTTGATTGCGTTATATGCGTGTTGTAGGTGTATTATTTATCCTCATTCAAAGATAGTGTTATCATCTGCAACAAAAGGTCAAAGTAAGTTAATTATATCTGAAAAGATACGAAATGAACTTATGAATATGTCTCCTGTTCTGCAAAAGGAGATTCTAAAAATAAAGGACAATCAAAATGAAGTAATTGTTTATTTTAGAAGCGGAAGCACAATTGTTGTTGTCCCGGCAAGTGAAAATGGTCGTGGACATCGTTCAAATGTTGTTGTTAGAGAAGAATTTAGACAAATTGACAAAAACGTTGATGATAGTATTCTTTCTCCTTTCCAAACAATTAGACAACCGCCATATATGATTGACCCATATTATGCGAAAATAAAAGAATTACAGGAAGAACCTATTGATATATATATAAGTTCAAGTTGGCTTGACCCGCACTGGATGTGGGATATAGTCGATAGTGCTTATGATAGTATGCTTAAAGGACAAGGTGGCTGTTTGCTCGCCTTTGACGAAAGTATAACATTAAAACATAATATTAGAACCCAACGCCAAATGCAAAAAGAAAAAAGGAAACAAGACCCTATTACTTGGCAGTTGGAATTTTTGAATACTCGATTAAAAGAGAACCAATCTGCTTTCTTTACATATCTAATGTTACAGCAGAATCAAACTATTAAACGCCCGTTCTATCCAAGGACAATGATTGATGTCCGATTGAACAAGAAAAATCCATATGATATTCCAAAACAGAATAATGAAGTTAGAATTGTTTCTTGTGATATGGCTTTTGTCGAGAACAAGAAAAACGATAACTCAATATTCACTTGTATGCGATTATTGCCGGATTTTATGACATATACTCGTGATTCTGATAATGAAGTTAAAATGTCCAATGGTTATCGCAGACTTGTTCCATATATTGAATCAATTCAAGGTGGAGACACAGTTAGACAAGCATTGCGAATAAGACAGTTGTTTGATGATTTTAATGCAGATTATATTGTTTTGGATATGAGAAACGCTGGTGTTTCTATATATGATATGCTTGCAAGAGAGATATACGATGATGAAAGAAACATTTATTACTCTCCGCTTTGTTGTATGAATGATGATGCTGTTGCAAACAGAATCAAGATAGATGGTGCAAATCCATGTATTTTTGTTATAAATGCTTCTCAAAAACTTAATAGTGATATTGCTATGGAGTTTAGAAGAACATTAACAGAAAAAAGGATAGAATTTTTAGTTAATTATGAAACCGCAAAAGAAGAAACGCTTCCAAAAATAAAAGAATATGTTTCTACTCCAAATGCGGATGAACAGGCGTTTTATGAAGCGCCGTTTTTTGAAACGCAGGCGCTTATTAGTGAGTCTACAAGTCTTGTTTATGAAAAGAAACCAGATACAGGAGTTATTATCATCCATGAGCAAGGTAATAACAGAAAAGATAGATATACAAGCTGCTCATACGGAAACTATTTTGCTTCGCTGATTGAGAGGGAAAATATTGCTCCGGGAGAAGATTATGAATATGGAACATTTATAAATTAAGAAAGGAGGGAAATAGATGCCGAATAATTCTCAAAATAACGGTGGTAAATCAAATTATTATAAAAAGAAAAAGAATTATAACAAATCAAACAACAATCAAAATGTTGTCGAAACAAATAGTGTTCAGCAAAACCCGGTAAATGAGTTTTCTTCATATGCAAGCCAACAGGCTTATTCTAATTACTATTTTGGATTAAACATTTTTGATTTATATTCAAATGAACAACTTGCCGATTTGGTTAAAGACCCTATGGCTAATAATAAAATGTTGAGAGAAATATCGAGGATTTTGTACGGAACAAACGGAACTTACACGAATACAGTAGACTATATGACTGCAATGCCGACACTTGATAAGGTCATTGTCAACCACGGAAAAAATAAAAACAAGCGTAGACAAAATAAAGAAACTATGGAGTCAACGTTGAGGACAATCAAAGACAAAGAAATTGTCAGAGATGCTTTGTGGCGTGGAATGATTGATGGTATTGCCTTTTATTATTTTGAAGTAACAGGTAGACCTTTATCAATGGAAAAGGCATTGAATGATTATGATGTCAACAGTATTGTTGAAATAAATGAATTGGGTATGAATGCAAGCATCATCTCTCTCCCTGCTGAATACACAGAAATTGTCGGAAGAAAAAATAATTCTTATGTGATTGCTTTCAATTTGGATTATTTTGATGATGCACAAGGAGAAACTACGGAACGAAAACTGAAAAAATTCCCGAAAGAAATCAGAGATGCTTACCATGAAAGGAAAGCTGAAAAAGGTTTCAAAGGTGGTAATTGGGTTATTCTCGATAACAAGAAAACCATTGTACATAAAATCCGTAGTGAACTCAAAGAGAAATATGGCAGACCATTGGTATTAGCGGCAATTAATGATATTTTATATGATGATTATTTCACTTCTACAAAAAGAAATATTTTAGGAGAAATCAATAACAAGGTAATTTATCAGACATTGCCGGAAGGACAAAATAAAGGTACTTGCGCTCTTACAAAGGCGCAGCAAAAAGAACAGCATGAAACCGTTAAAAGTGCTGTTATGAAGAAGAATAACCGTGGTGGAACATCTTTCTTTACTGTTTCGGCAGGAACGAAACTCAATACATTAGATGTTGGAAACACAGATATTTTTGATGTTAAAAATGAAGAAAAACTTGGTGATAAGATTGCATTGTCTCTTGGTTTTGCAAGTTCCGCATTAAACGGTGTTGGTGCAGGAAGTTATTCTGCACAGCAAACAAACCTTGAACTTGTTACTGCTCAAATCTTTCAGTGGGTAGAGCAAATAGCGGCTGAACTTAATAAATGTATTGCAGAAAACATTATTGATGATAGAAAGAATTGGGTTGAGTGTAAATACTTACCTATGACTTATGTTAATAAAGGCACTATGGTTGGATATATGAAAGACCTTTACCTTCAGGGTAAGGGTTCTTTATCTTTATGGGCGAGTGCTTGCGGTATTTCACCTGATGTATTCTTTGCTTTGTTAGACCAAGAATTAGATGATGATATTGAAAACAAATATCCAGTACACATGACTTCATACACTGCTTCTGCAAAAGATAATAAAGGTGGCAGACCAGAGACAGATAATCCAACTGATAGAACTGTTCAATCAAGGTCAAATAACGGAAATGATTTACCGTCACCTTCAGATAAGAAATAATTATTACTACTCCCGCCAAGAGCGGGATTTTTATATTGTTAAAAAAGATGATAAAACATCTTTTTTATATACATTGCAATCCTAAAAGAAAGGTGGTGAAGAATGGATGAAAACATTTGAGATTTTTAGTGAATCGAAAAAAGGTCAAAATGGTAGGCGCAAATTCAAAGCGATATTGTACCAGATTTACCCTGATAGTTGTGTTGATGAAGAAAATGAAGTTGGTACTGAATATAACCTTAACGGCATCACCTGGCTTAAAGAGTATTGTGAGAAGGCATTGCCGAGCATTCAAGGTATGAGTTTGAGATGTGAATTTCTCGATGAAGAAAGAACAGAATTGTGCGGACACGGTATGACGGATATTGTCGATGGTGTTCCTATTTTTGAAAACGCGACTGTTATCGGAACTTTCCAGGAAGGATATATTGACGAAGTTGAACTTCCAACCGGAGAAACGATTACAGCCTGTATCGGCGTTGGAGAAATTGACAGTTCTTGTTATCACAATTTATGTGAAAAATTAGATGAGAATATCGCAAATGGGATTTCTCCGTGTGGTAGCGTAGAAATTATGCGGACTGCCGACAACGATGGCATTCTATATAAGTATGGCTACAAAGAAAAAGGAAGAATCCCAACTGAATTCATACATTCTGGCTATGCTCTCCTTGGGATTGCGCCAAGTGACAAGACAGCACAATTAGTTGAACTAAATGAACATAAGGAGGAAACAAAAACAATGACTGATGCTGAAATCAAAGCTCTCGTTGAACAGACTGTTTCTGCTTATACAAATCAGGTTGCTGAAATCAATCAGTGCAAAACCGATTGTGAAAGCAAAATTGCCGAATTGAATCAGACAATTGAAACAATCACAAATGAGAAGAACGAAGCCATTGCGAGTTCCGAGAAAATTCAGGCTGCTCTCGATGCTTTACAGGCTGAATGGGACGAACTGAACAAGAAATGGGAGAGCGAAAGAACGCATCGGTGAATTGAATGCTGCTATTGCTGAATTCTCCGATGATGAAAAGGCTTATGCACAGGCTGAAATTGATGCTTTTAATGCTTCTCCTGTGGAAAGCGAAATCAACTCTGTTGTTGATAAAATCTTAATTGGTATCGGTAAGAAAGCTCGTGAAGATGCTGCGGCTGCTGCCGTTGTTGCTGAACAGAACGCTGCCAAGGCTGCGACTGTTGAGGACATTTTCAGCGTAATTGAAACTACACCTGCTTCCGCCGAAGATACTAACATTTTTTAATAATTACAAAATAATAGAAAGGAAGATATATTGATATGATTAAGCTCGAAACTATTGGAATGCTTGACCGCGTTGTTGTTGAGCCAACAATCAAACTCGACTCTGCGGTTGCCAATTATACTTTTATCACCTATAACGGTGAATTATATCTTGTTGCGAACACAATCACTGGTGATAACGCTTATGTTGATGGTGTTACTCTCGCTGCTGGTGAATATCTGAATGGTCATCTTGTGAAATCACTTGAAGGTCAGAAACTCGTTATTGATGAGAAGCATATTGCTTATGCTGTTGGCAAAACATATGCCGACCTTGTTGCTGGCACGACTCTCTTGAAGGTTGATGCTAACGGCAAACTTGAAGTTACTGCGGAAGTTCCTGCTTCTGGTGTGTACTTCAAGATTACTGACAAGTGCAGATTAACCGAAAAGGCTGTTAAGGCTACTGTTATCGTTGCTGATGCTACTGGTACTGCTGGTGCTACTACACTTGCTGGTTTGACAGATGTTGATACAACTGGTGCTACAAGCGGACAGGTTCTTAAATTTGATGGAACTTCTTGGAAGCCTGCTTCTGATGAGACTGAATAATTAAATCTTATAGAAAGGAAGGAAAGTTAATATTATGAATACTACATATGAACTTAACAATCTCCGCAAAGATGCGGACATTTTTAGTGGCAAGTTCAACAAGTTCTCTCCCGTTGTAGAAGTATTCTCTGCTATGGTAAACGGCGAATCTCTTGACAGATTTGGCGCGAAAGCTGACAAAGCCGTTGCTTATATCAAAGAATTAGGTTCGCGTGCGGAGAACGGCGACTTCGGCGCTGTTGCTGAACTTAACACATTAAGACGTTTCGTTATTGAGACTCCTATTCTCGAAGAAATTAAGTTGCTCGGCATCTTTGGCTCTTACAAGAATGTTGGTTATGACGAAACAATTGAACGCGAGGTTTATAACCATGCCGGTGAGCGTTCTCGCAAACAGGCTGCTGGTGGAGACGTTGTGTTCCCTGTTACCACAAAGGAAATCTATCCTGTTGGTACAACCACTATTTCTGGTGGATATGCTGTTGATTATCGTAGAGTTGCCCTTGGCGACATGAGCAAGGAAAATGAAGGTCTTGCTATGGTTAAGACCGACATCCGCAACCGTGCTATGCTCTATGTTGTGAATAAGGTGTATGATGCTATTCATGCTGCGACAGGAGTTAAGTATGACCTTACCGCTGCTGGTCTGACGAAGGCTGGTGTTGATGGGGTTCTTACAAATGTTCGTAGAAATGGCAAACCAACCGTTATTGGTGATTATGCCGTTCTTTCGCAGTTCACCCCTTGGGCTGGTTATCATGGTGGATGGACACCGGCTGGTGGTTCTCCAATTACCATTAATGGTATCTCTGAAAAGGCTATGAACGAAATTGCGCAGACTGGCTTGCTTGCAACATATAATGGTGCTTTGCTTGCGGAAATGCCAAATCCATATAATGAGTATGAGTTGAACGCAGATGGTAGCAACTTTGAGACTCTGCTTCCCGCTGGTCTTGCTTTTGTCGTTCCTACTGGTGCGAAATCTCCTATTGCTACATGGACTCGTGGTGGACTTACTTCGTTCACAGGCAATAACGTTCATACTGGTAAGGTTGAAACAAGATTCGACCTCGAAGTGGCTGCTGACGTTGCGAAGGGTCAGGAACATCGTATCGGTGTTATCTATGACGAAAACGTTGGTGGATTAGACTAATCTACACCAATATAGGTTGTGGGCGGCAACCTTAAAACCGCCCATTCTTTATTAAAGCGCAGGAGAAAAATCTAATGGAAAACAATGTTAATTTTTATTGCTATTCTTTGCGATTATATCATTTTTTAAGTGCGTTTGGAGAAGTGTGTTATATATCTAAAATCAATTCTGCAAGTCAGAATAAACTCTATAATGAGGTTAAACATAAAATTAGTTGAAATCAAACACAATGATAATTGAAACGAGGTATTGAAATATGGCAGGAAGAAGTACAACTAACAGGGCTGCGGGAGCGGCTAATACTGCAAGCACTGAAACAAAGTCAAATAAGCCAACGGTTACAGAAGAAGAATTAAATCTTGATGCAAAAGTTACTGTTAAAAATCTTGCTGGTTGGAAAGTAACATTTGCGAGATTGCATGATGGTGTTGGTGACATTGTTATTGCAGAAGATGGTAAACAAAGATTATCCAGGAATGAGGTTCAGGCTCAAATCAATAGCGGGAACAAACTTTTTGTTGGAACAGACGGTCAAGGAAGTCATGCAACTCTATATATTGAGGATTCTCCTACTCGTAAGTTAGTCGGATTTGAGGATGACGGTGAACCGCAACTTGTGTTTACTGATGATACAGTGAAGAAATTATTTGAAATGAGCGATTCAGATTTTGAGAAGAATTTGCCAGTCTATATTCAGACGAGAGCCGAAAAATATGCTCTTATCGAAACGATTAAGAGACTTGGTTTGAACGATTATAGAAAAATGGTGCTTGCTTCTAATTATACCGGCTATAAGATTTAAGAAAACCAAGAAAGAAGGTGCTTATGATGAATACAACGGCACAAGAGGTTTTTGATAGTTTTGAATCTTCATTTAAGGACAAAGTTGTTATTCCAGAAGCACTCGAACTGCTTTGGTTGAAAAAGGCAGTCGGCAGATATTCTGTTGAACTCGACCCCTTAACCTTTGATTCGGAATTGAAAACATTTAGTTCTGAACTCGACCAATATGTAATTGATACTTTGGCTGCTTTTATGAAGCAGTATTATCAAGAACGAGAGGTTTCGAGGGTTAATAAACAAATATCAATAGTTGGAAAAGATATTAGTATTGATGGTGCGGGACATACTAAAACGGCAGCCAAGAGCGAACTTGAATATTGTGATTCTAAAAGTAGTCTAATGGTAGCAAATCAAAAACCCACCGCTTATGAGTAAGGCGGTGATTTTATATGGCACAAGACTGGTACTTGATGAACACTGACCACGATACAGTTAGTGGTTTTGAGAGTGATGATTTTGATGCACTTGCATCAGACGCTTTTAGTGAAGCATTGGCTTCATCTCTTGGTACGAATGTTGAAGTATGTAACTATGACCTTACGCAAAGAGTAAAAGCAAGAGTTATTGTTCAAGGAAATGTTCAAGATACAAAACTCAATTCAATCACAAGAAGAATTTTAGCTCCAATTGGAACTTTTGAGGCTGGACAATATGTGTACTATAAAGACCGATATTGGTTGATTGTTGGATTAGTAGATGACAATGGTATGTATGAAAAGGCTGTCTTGGTACTATGCAACTACTTACTGACATGGAAAAACAGTAACGGAGACATCATTCAAAGATGGATTAGTGCATCTTCGGCTTCGCAGTACAACAACGGCGAAACAAGCGATAGATATATGTTTGTTAGAAGCGACCAATTGATGATATTGACTCCTTGTGATGATGAATGTTTGTTAATACCACATAAGCAAAGATTTATCATTGATATGCGTTGCAAAATATATGAAAAGAACTTTCCGAATGGGACAACCGTTGATACGTCAAAACAACTTATTACATACGAATTAACCCGTATGGATAATGTGATTTACAACTATCAAGATAGCGGTCACTCTGAATTTATGGCTTATCAGGATGAGCAACACGAAAAAGATGGTTACTATGTTATAGATGGAACTGGTTATTGGCTCTGCGAAGAACCGGATGAGGAAACAGATGATAAAATACCTGTTTTATCATGTTCGATTGAGTGTGATGAGCCGATTATTTACAACAGCCTTGAACCAAGCGTATTTACCGCTCGGTTTTCAGATTCAGAAGGAAACGTGACCAATGTAACAAATTCAATTTGCATTTCTGTTAATAATAGGAAACTTATCAATAAATCATTTGAGTTATCATTGTGTGCAGATGGATATGATGAGGCAAAAATCACCGTCCAGATTAAGGCTTTTATGTAAGGAGGTATCTTAAATGGCTAAATCAAAAACCACGGCTGACCGTGGTAAATTCAAAAACGAGATACATACTGCTCTCTATAAAAGCGCAAATATAAAAAACTTATTATTAGGTGATACAGCCGGTAAAAGCACAAATGATATACGAAAGTTATTTAGAGAACACGTTAAATCTCATTTGTTTATAGATGATACGATTACTGCAACTGAATCATTTATTTTTTATGATGTTATACTTCCGGTTTTAAGGTCAAATGTAAAAACCTGCAAGGTTGTCTTATATGCAATTTGCCATAGAGACATTCTTGACGGAGATGAATATATTGAAGGATATTATGGCAATAGAGCGGATGTATTATCACAAATGATTGAGGATTGCTTAATCAACGATGAAGAAACAGCAAACAGTTTCGGTATTGGAAAATTGTCTCTTGACAGTGTGGACATTTTCAATGACAAAAGATTTTATGGGGTCATTATGACATTTGATGTCCCCAATTTCCGCTAATGCGGTTAGATTACGGTACGATTTTATGCCCCGAACCGATTACACTGTCTATTGGTACATTAAGGAATCCCACATTAAGAGAGATTGCTAAACTCAAATTTGATAAGTTTGGGTATTATGAATTTCTTATAAAAATGAGTCCTGAAACTTTTTATACCAAGGTAAAAGGAGATGACGGTAAGGCTTATTGGGAATCATTGACGGAGAAAGAACAGGATGAAATGGCATTATATGATGTCATAATGAAAGAAGAACCATTAACAAAACTATTTTTAGAGATTTTCAATTTTTTCTTCGTTGAACCCGTCATTCTTAAAGAGGGCTTTTTTATATTACTCAAAGAGGATATTGAGGAATCTGATGCGGTTGACACCGATAATATCCGAGGTGTTATTGCCAAAGAGAATTTACCGCAAGTTTTGGATTTAATTCAGCAGATTTGTTGTGTTTACGAAAAAGAAGAAGATGTTGAAAATATGAAATTCAAAAATGCTTTGGCGAGAAAATTATATGAAAAGATGCTTAAAGCGAATAAAAAGGATAATGAAAAGAAAAAGGCAGACATCAATTTATCATTGCCTAACATTATTTCATCTGTTTCAAACAAACATCCCTCTCTGAATCCAATTAATATTTGGGATTTAACAGTATTTCAGTTATTAGATGCGTTCAATAGAACTCAAATTAATACGATTTACAATATTGATTCTACGAGAGTTTCAGTATGGGGAGATGAAAAGAAAACTTTTGATGCTTCGCTTTGGTATAAAAATGAATATGATAAGAAATGATAATCAGCCAAACGGCTGATTTATTTACTATTAAGGAGGATTTTAATTATGCCAGAATTAAATAAGGCTAATCGTCAAGTGTGTGACGTTGATATTCGTGTCTTAAAAACAAAAGCTCCGTTCTTGAAGTTTGACACTGCTAATACAACTACTGCCGGTTTGTCTGGTGATAGCGTTTATGCTATGGCAAAGGGTTCTCGTAGAATCGCGTTTGCTAACCCACTCGAAGGCACTATGACAATCGAGGCGCAGGTTTATCCTTTCAAGTTCTTTGCTCTGCTTTCTGACGGAGTTGTTGAGAGTTCTGCGGTTTATGCCGATTCCAAGACTATTACTGCCGTTGCTGGTGGTTCGTTAGCTCTCGGCGTAACCAATGGAACAATTCAGGCTGGTTCAGTGTTTGTTTATCCCGCTGGTCAGTTTGGTGATGAGGCTGCTTTGATTGCCGGTACATATTCCGATGGCACATTCACAGCTACAAATTCTGCTGCTATCGTTGCCAATAACTCTTATGAGGTTGGTTACATTGTTAGCCGCACTTCCGGAGTTAAGAAGATTACATTCAATAACAACAAACTTCCAAAAGACTATTTCATTACTATGAAAACGGTTGATAAGGATGAGGATGGTACTCTTACTCCTTTCGTTATGACTGCTTACAAGGCTTCTGTTCAGAGAAACTTTGAGTTGTCATTCAGTTCAGAGGGCGACCCTGCTTCTGTTACTCTCACATTCGACCTTATGGAAGATAAAGATGGCAACATCTTTGATATGGTTGAGATTAGCGAGGATGCTATGGGTGTTAGCCTTGCCGCGTTAAGACTTGCTATCGGTGGAACTTCACCTGACATCAAGATTAACGGTGCTAACGGTGCTGTTTCTGCAACCGTTAAGGATAGTTCTGATGCTACCTATGCAAAGATTAGTGTCACCGTGTCTGGCGACAATGATACTTTGATTATCAAGGCTGCTGACGATGCTACTGCTGGTAACTACAAAGTTATCTTGACGGATAGCACTTCTGGAACTGCGCAGACTGCCGAAATCGCCGTTGTTCTTTACGCTGCCGGTTAATTTAGTTATTTTGTACGCCTCCAGCACATCTGATGATGTGTTGGAGGTTTAATTTTAAGTTGCTGCAAACTGTTGTTGGTAACTTATTTTAAGGAGAAACATTATGGTTAAAAACTGCAAAGTATTAATCAACAACGAGGCTGTAACTGTATTTGATTATGACGGAATACAGGTTCAAATTCCGTCAATTAAAAGAACTGCTGATTTTATAAATGTAGTAAAAAGAAACGGCAACTATTTTGTTGTTGATGATAATTATACTGAACCCGTAGTTAAACCTGCGGAAAAGCCAAAGAAAAAGGCTACAAAGAAAACAACTGTTAAAGAAAGCGTTAATGAAGATATAGAAATTGAACCCGTTGAAACAGAAAACGAGGATGCTTAAAAGTTGTATTGTATTTTTAGATTTAGGGGGAAATTACCTTACAACATAAGTGTCGGGTAGTTTTCCCCTTTATTTTTACTTTTATGATTGGAGAAAGAAAATGAAAGTTATTAAATTTGATACACTCGAAGATGTATTTGAGTGTTATGGTCGAGAAAACCTTGTTGCGATTGATAATATCAAACAGGTAATCTTTTATACACAATATGGCTGTCAACCTAAATTTGTATATGAGAATGAAACTAAACCAGGAAAAATTACTTGTTGGTTTTTGAAAAACGAAACTAATTTTGTATATAAGAAATGGTTGAAGAATAAGCCGGAATAGGACAAATTATGGCACAGAGTATCGGCAAGATATTTGAAACGCAGTGGAAAGCATCTACGCCGGATTATGCTCTGATTTATAGGTTGCATGACTCCGCCCAATCTTTCGGCGGTTCAAATAATCTGCGTTTTAGTTCAAAAACACCATTCGATTATCTAATGTGGGACTCTATACGACATAGGTTATACGCATTGGAGATGAAAACTGTTAGTGGGAAGTCAATATCCTTTGAAAGAACAAAAAAAGATAAGGGAGATATTCATTATCATCAGATTCAAGGTCTAAACGAATGGAATAAATATGATGGTATTACTTGTGGTTTAATTATTGAGTTTAGAGAAATTGAAAGAACGGTATTCATTGACATTTCGCAAATGAATCGGATTATGAATTTAATTCCTAAAAAGAGTTTTTCTTTTAATGACCTTGATGAGTATGAGATTAAATATATTATTGTGGCACAAACGAAAAAACGAACAAGATATACATATGATGTCGATGGATTTTTGAGAAAATAAATAAGTTATAAGGAGATTGAATAATGCAGAAAATTGTTAAATTTAGCGTTAATGGTAATGAACCGATTGATGAGAAAATTGAAGATTATCTCGCGGATAATAGTGGTTCAACAATCGTCTCTCTGACATCTGTTAATAATTCAGGAGATGAAATTGTTATTGCCGTAATTGATGACGGTCAATAATAGTCGGTTAAGGATAGAACGGGCAGCTAGGTCTTAAAGAGATGCAGGGTTGCCAACCTGCTAACTGACAATAAAAGAATAGTTTTATCGAAAATATAAAGAGTTTTGGAGGAAATCTTATTATGGAAAATAACAAATATGTGATTGATTGCACATTGGGCGTTCTCGATTATGCTTCAATGGTAAATAGTCTTGCCAATGATTACTTTGATGAAGATGGTACTTATACCCCACATATCGGAAAACTTAATGTTATGAGACTGTTTTATAACACCTGCATTAAGGGTGGCAAGCAAGAAGGACTTGATACTATTGATGAAATTGAAGATATGGAAAAGATTATTCACGATGAATATTTCGTGAAAGAGTTTAACCACGCAATTGAGTCTGACGGAACAATCAAATTGGATTTTGCAAATGCTTATCATGATGCAATTGATATGGTAGACACAAGAAAGAACTCTCTTGCCAGCGCAATTGAAGTGTTCAAAGGTGCAATGGTCGGTATTACCGAAAGAATTAGTCCTGTTCTTACTGAAGGCAATTTAGAAAAATTAACAAAGATTGCAGACGAAGTATCAAAGGGTAATTTAAGCGCAGATGCTATTGCAACTGCATACGGAAATTCACAGAGATTTACTGATGTAACAAAGAAAGGATAAAGTATCATGGTTGCCAACAACTTAAATCAATTAAGAATGATGATGATGAAAGAAATGACAAAAGCAATGCGTGTTACATCGGATAAAGTGTTGGCAGATATGTATGGAGAAACCGGAAAATTCTACACCAAAGGGAAACCTAAAATGTATCAAAGAACGGGTGCGCTTGGAGATACACCAAAAACAACGGCTTTGACCGTTGGCGGAAACACCGTTTCTTTTGAGGCTTATCTCGATGAATCGACTGGATATACAACCGGCAAGAATCCGTCAATGCACGATGTACTGGAACTTGCCAACTATGGCAACACCAATAGTAGCGTTGGTTATTTAAGACCTACTCTTGGTAAAAAAGGATTTTGGGAACAATCAGAAAAGAAGATGGAGAAAACATTTGAGAGGACATTGAGACAATTCTTTAAGTAATCGAAAGGAGTGATTTTAATGGCAAAAGTAAAAGAAGGTCGTTCAACAATTTACAACGAAATCACATCTGACGAGAAGTTAAAACAGGTTAATAAAGAAAATATTGAACTCGAAAATGACTTTCTCGAATACCTTTCATCTATTGATAGGTCAAAGGGAACAATTAAGCAGTATAAAGCCAATTTACATATATTTTGGTGTTGGAATTTAGATTTTAATAAGAATAAGTTTTTTGTTGATTTGACAAAAAGAGAAATTGCGAAATTTCAAAGCCATGCGCTTAATGTATGGCAATGGTCGCCAAAGAGAATCAGAACTGTTAAAGCCACAATATCATCATTGAGTAATTATGTTGAAAACATTTTAGACGATGAGTATGAGGGATATAAACCAATAGTGCGGAAGATAGAATCTCCTGCCGATGAAGCGGTTCGTGTTAAGGCCGTATTTCAAATGGAAGATTTGCAGCCATTACTTGATAGGCTTGTTGAAAATGAAGATTATATGAAAGCCTGCATTCTTGCGTTGGCTATGTATAGCGGAAAACGCAAAGCAGAATTAACACGATTTAAGGCTTCGTATTTTAATGATGAAAACCTTATTTGTGATGGTGCTTTATATAAAACTCCGGAAAAGATGCAAACAAAAGGCAGAGGTCAGAGAGGGAAACTTCTTGATGTTTATACTCTTGCAAAACCGTTTAAGCCATACCTTGATTTGTGGCTATCGGAACGAGAAAAGTTAGGAATAACAAGCGATTGGTTGTTCCCTAAAAACAAGGACGGAGAATGGATTGATGAACATATAGAAATTTCTATGATGGATTCTATGGCTCGAACATTCTCAAATATGCTTGGGAAACCTTTCTATTTTCACTCATTACGACATCTGTTCACTACTCACCTGCTCGAACAAAATCTCCCGGAGAATGTTGTTCAATCTATTCAAGGCTGGTCAAGTAGTGATATGATTAGAATTTATGATGATAGGTCAAGTGATTCTCAATTAGAGAAATACTTTGGTTCTGAAGGAATTAAATCAGTTGAACAATCCTCTTTGGAGGACTTATAAATGAATATAAAAAATGAGTTTGTCGCCATTTGTGGCGGCTTTTTTATTATCTAAAAACAAAGAAAGGAGGTAAAGTATTATGTCTGATTTTCGCGCAAGAATAATTGCGGAATTAGATACTTCAAGAGTTGATAAGAACTTAAAAACAATAGAAGGCAAAAAGGTATTACTGAACAATATTTCTATTAATACTGCCGGTTTGTCAAAGAAAATCCAAGAAGCATTAAATGGTCATCAATTTACATTGAATTTGACCAATGTTAAAGTTGATAATCTTTCAAAAACTATTACTGGTCAAATGCGTTCCGCTGGTCAAAAAGCTGGTCAAGAGTTTTCTCAATCTTTGTTGAATCAAATAAACACAAAGATTTCTACTGGTGGAATTGAAGCTTCTATTTCCAAAGTCGAACAGAAATTTGCTGCTCTTTCCTCTACTATGAAAAATGCGGAAGCAGGTTCATTTGGTGATAAACTACACGTTAAAATGCAACAGGTCGAAGCTGACCTTAAAGAGTTACATACGTTGCAAGAGCGATTTGCAAAAGGCGGAATGACAACGGAAGAACTTGTATCTTCATACGAACAGTATCGCCAAAAACTTATGCAGGTTAATAACAATCTAACTATTGTTCAAAATTCTGCAAAACAATTTGCAAGTGCAATGGAAGTAGCTACTTTACAAAATAGAATGGAAAAGTGGTTACAAAATAATACTCGTGCCACAAAAACGTATGGTGCAACCATTGAAGGATATATTTCTAAATTAAGAACAATGTCGGCACAAGGCAATGTTTCAAAGGCTGACTTAAACGAATTAGCAAACGCCTTCAGACAAGTAGATATGGCTGCTGAATCTGCCGGATTAAAAGGCAAAACATTTGGTAGCTCTATTGCGGGTGCTTTTAAGAGTATTACGAGATATGTTTCTGTTTCAACACTAATTTATAGCGCATTTAATTCGATTAGAAATGGCATAAAAGATGTTGTTGCTCTTGATACTGCTCTCGTTGATTTACAAAAGACAACAGATGCAACTGCCTCCCAATTAAAAAAGTTTTATTTTAGTGCAAATGATACTGCAAAACAGTTAGGCTCTACTACACAAGAAGTAATTCAGGCTGCTGCTGACTGGTCACGTTTGGGATATTCAATTAAAGATGCTCAAACTATGGCAGAGGTATCTTCAATATTCTCATCTATTTCTCCTGGTATGGATATTGAAACTGCTACTGATGGTCTTGTTAGTGCTATGAAGGCATTTAACATTGAGGCTGATGATGCACTTGACGGAATTGCAAGTAAAATCAACGCTATTGGTAACTCACAGGCTGTTACGAATGCTGATATTGTCGAATTTTTGACACGTTCATCTTCTGCAATGAAAGAAGCAAATAACTCATTAGAGGAAACAATTGCTCTTGGTACTGCTGCGACAGAAATAACCAGAAATGCAGAACAGGTTGGAACAGCAATGAAAACAATCTCAATGCGTATCAGAGGTTATGATGAAGAAACAGAAGAATTTGTTGGCGGTTTAGAAATACTCGAAGGAGAAATTGCTGACTTAACAAAGGTTGCTTCAAAACCCGGTGGCATTTCTTTATTTAAGGATGCCGATAAAACGGAATATAAATCTACATATGAGTTGCTTCGTGATATATCTGAAATATATGATGAATTAACTGATAAGCAACAGGCACAATTGCTGGAAAAACTTGCTGGAAAACGTCAAGGTCAAATTGTTGCCGCTATATTAAATAACTTTGAAGCAGTAGATAAATCTCTCGAAACAATGTCAAACAGCGCTGGAAGCGCAATGCGTGAAATGGAAATTATAGAGGAATCTCTTGAATTCAAATTAAACGCATTGAAAGAAACTGCTGTTGGTGTGTTCCAAAATCTGTTTCAAACAGATGAAATGGGAATTTTTATTGATTTTCTTACGAAGATATTAGAGGGAATTGATGCCGTTACAAGCGCACTTGGTTTGTTTGGAACTGTCCTACTTGGTATCGGTATTGCTGCTTTCATAAAGAACTTCGATTAACTTAAAAGGTTATACATCACCAGAACGATGTCGGTCTATTATGGGAAAGATATTATCATAATAGCGATACTATCAATTCCATAAGATGAAAGTTCTAAAATAACAAAAGGAGAAATTGCTTGAATTCATAATGCCCACTACTCTCCTATTTTGGAGAAACCGAAAAATAAGGTAAATAAGTCAAACCGCTTTGTACGCGGGAGTGGGATTTCTACGGCTAAAAAATAATGCCGGACAGATATACAATTGATAACGAGCAGCGCACCTATCAGTCGAAAGATTTGACTATATAATCCGATAGTAGCAATTGTGCAAGCAATGTCGGGATAAAAGTCTTAATGATAGGAACGTTCAGAGGACACCATTCCTTGCAGTAAATAAAAGCTATATTTTATTTGCTGTTAATGTATGTTCCAATTAGTACAAAAAGTACCGCCAAAAGTTGACGGTACAACAAATAACTTATTAAAAATCGCTTTTACAATGATTACAATGCCATTGTTTTGATGCTTTTGGTAATGCAAATAATCCAAATGTTGCAATTCCAGCGGCTTTTGAAATGCCAGGAATCTTTTTTGTATTAAATGATTTACAGTAAGGGCATTGGATAGAATTTGTAGTTGGCGTTGGTGGTTTAATTTTGCCATCGTCATTATATGAAGTTTCTTTCCCACATTTTGCACAATAAGTCATGTCAAAATAATCTGATTGTGATAAAAATGATTTATCACATCCACATTCATTACATTTGATATTGACAAGACCCCTACCTAATGCAACTGCTCTATCTTCAAATGGTTGCACAGTATTACAAAATTGACATTGATAATTTCGAGGGTCAATTTGCTTTCCGCAATTTGTGCATTTGTATTTTTTCATTGTAATCTGCCTCTATACTGATTTTTCTTTATTATAACATATTTCTTATGTTATGTCAAGCGGTTTTTCATAATTATTTTTAGTAGTGCCATTTATATTGTATGCGATTAAAAGTTCTGGGAATTGAAGGCGCTACAAATATACAACTCATTACGACAGCCACAAAGGGTTTGGAATTAGAGGAAATGGCTGCCGCACTTGCAACCACAGGATTAAGTGAGGCTGAACAAATTAGGCTTTTGATGTTGAGAGGGTTAAGCCAAGAACAAGCTGCTGCCATGGTTCAAACTGCCAATTATGCTGCTGCGAATGGTGTTGCTGCGACATCAACTGGATTATTAACAACATCTACGCTTTCATTAAAAGCAGCCCTCAATGGTCTTAAAGCTGCATTTTTAAGTAATCCGATTACGGCAATTATTACAGTTGCTTTAACTGCTATAACACTTATATCACGAATTGTATCTGCTATTAAGCAAGCAAAAGAAGAAGCGCTTCAAGCTGCGAGAGATGCTGCACAGGCTTATCAAGGAAATGTTGATAAATTAAATGAAACAAAAGATAAACTTGATGATATTGCTCCGAGATTTGAGGAATTGTCAAAAGGTGTTAATAGAACAACTGGCGAAGTATCTCTTTCAAATGATGAATATGAAGAATATTTAGATATTTGTAATCAAATTGCAGAAATGTTCCCATCATTAATAAAGGGATATGACAACCAAGGAAATGCTATATTAACCGTAAAAGGCAATGTTGAAGAATTAACGCAGGCATATAATGATATGGTTGCGGCAGCCAATAGTGCTGTTTTGGTTCAAGGTAAAACATTATTTGAAGATTTCAAGGATAAAGCGAAAGACCTTAAAGAATCAAACTTTAAGGGTAATGAGATGACTACTGGAACAATTAATCATCTTGAAAAAATTCTTAAATCAAATGACCTTGATGCTGCAATACAACAATATGCGTCAACCGGAACTACTTATATGGTTCAGATTGTTAATGCACTTCGTGAAGCTGGATTAGAGCAAGACTCATGGGAAAGTGGTTTTGATTATATTAAAAGGTCTATTCAAGAAAATCGTGGTGTTGTTCAAGCTATTGTAACAGATTTCAAATCTCAAATGAATGATGCCATGTCAGACCTTAAACCAGTTGTAGATGCTTATTTGAGCAATTTATTTTTAAGTGATAATTATAAAAATCTTACGCCTGAAATTCAAAAGCAAATTAAAGCCATTATTGATACATTTGATGCTAATTTTTATGACCAATTTGATAATGTAGATGATTTATATTCTTATCTCCGTAATATGGTAGATGATTATAATAATTATGTTGTATCAACAGAAAAAGAAAAATTAGCATCTTTGTCAAGTAAGATTGCAGAAAGCATATACCCAGATGTTGATAATGGCATTTCGTTAGTTTTCGATGCACTAAAATCATATAAATTGACAGATGACGAATTAAATCTTGCATATCAATTATCTTTTACAAATGAATATGATTCTGTTGATGCTTTGGTCAATGATATTAGAGGAACAGTTGAAGAAGCACAGGGAGAAGTAGAAAATACACAAGTTAAGTTTAATTTTTCAGATTTATTAGATAATGAAACATTTTCCGATTCTGTTGATAATTATATTGATAATGTTGGTAAATTGCAAGATGCGCTAAACAAGTTAAAGAAAGGCGATTTTAGTAACGAGGATTTTGTTGAACTCGTAAAGGTATTTCCACAATTAGCAAGTGAAGCCGACAATTTAGAAAGTGGAATAGTATCATTGTTATCAAGTATGAATAATGATATGGCTTCATCATTTGCTTCTCAATTCGGTCATATGGAAACTGATGAAGATGTTACCGCACTTAAAAATTTCCAAGATGCTGTTTTAGAACTTGGCAAAGTCGTTGGTAATACTCAATTTGCAATTGATATAGAGGCAGAAACAGATGGAATGGATAAACTCTATTCCGCAATGAAGGAATCTGTATCTTCTACTGGTTTAACCGCAGAATCAATTAAAAACCTTAAATCACGCTATCAAGACCTCGAAAACTATGATGCAGCCACTTTATTTGAAAAGACAGCAAACGGTATTCACCTTAATACAAAAGCGTTAAGAGAACTTGAAGCTGCTTACGAAAAGCAAGAAAAAGCCAACATAAAAAATACACTTGATGACCTTATTGAACAATATAATGATTTGACAAAGCAAATCGAGGGAGCAAGTGATGAGGCTTCTCGTGCTGAATTATATAAGAAACGTTCAGATATTCTTGACCAAATCAATGATACCGCAGAACTTGCATCAATGTATGATGGTTTAACTTCCGCATTTAAGCGTTGGGAAGAAGCCCAAAGCATTGGTGAAGAAGGTGATATGTATGACAGCCTTGCCGATGGACTCGAACATATCAAAGAACTTTATGATGAAGGTCTTATAGGTACTAATGAGTTTAGAGCAGCCGTTCAGTTAATGAGCAATGAAGATTTATCAACTGCAAACATTGATGAATTATTAGCGGCATACCAGAGCGGTTATGGTTTAATGACTCGTTACTTCCAGGATAGTTCTGATGGTTGTTTGAATTTCTTACATGATGTTCAGAACTTGAATTCTGAATGGGCGCACATGAATGAGGATGGTTCATGGGAGATTAATTTTGGTGTTGGCAACGACCAAGAAATAGCCGATGCCCTTGGAATAAACGTTGAATCTGTTCAGGCGATTATGAGAAAATTGTCTGATTATGGATTTGACATTAACCTTGATTCTATTTTCAGTCAATTAGACCACCTTCAGAGTCGCGCAGAGGAAGCAAATGAAGCATTAATTAAAATTGGTGCTACTGATATTGTTTTCAATTTTGGCACAGAAGATTTAGATAGTCTAAATGAGCAAATTGGTCAAGCAAAAGATTTACTTGATAGTTTATATGATGACAACGGTGAGTTAAACGTTAAATACAACGAAGATGACGTTGAAAATGCTATTGCTATTATTGAAAGACTTATTTATAGAAAACAGTCTCTTGATGATGCTGCAATTTTGAAAGTAGATACGTCAAATGCCGATAATGATATTACAAACATCATTAGTAAGTTGCAGGAATTCAAATCATCATATAACAATCTTGAAGTTCAAACTGCTATTGGTGCAGATACAACAGAGGCAAAAACAGCTTGTGATGGTTTGCTTACCGAAATTTCCGGGTTGGATGCCGAAATACTTGCTACTCTTGGAATTGATGCCACATCCGTTGACACATTAAATGAATCCATAAACAGTATAACTCCTGAACTTATGGTAAAAGCCGGACTTGATGCATCTCTTATTGAGGGTTATCAAGCAGAAGAACACACAGCCGATGGTACTGTAATTTGGGATAATAATATTGATAAAGTTACTTCATGGATTAATCAATCTCACACTGCACGCGGAGAAGTAAAATGGTATAACAATACATATAATGTTAAAACTCATTTTACGGCTTCTGGAACAATCAATTGGTCTGGTGGTGGACGTGCGCAAGGGACTGCTTTTTCAAGTGGTTATTGGGGTACTCGTAATAGTGGAATTGCATTAGGCGGGGAAGTTGGTCAAGAACTTGTTGTTAGAGATGGTAAATTCTTTACTGTTGGAGACAACGGAGCAGAAATGTTCCAATATAAGAAAGACGATATTATCTTTAACGCAGAACAGACAAGACAAATTCTTGCTAATGGCAAAATTGCTAATGGAAAGAAACGTGGCGTAACATATGCACAAGGTACTGCATTCTCCGGAGGTTCTGGAAGAATTACAGGAAGCGGTTCAGTTATTACAACTCCGAGCGGTGGTTCATCCGGAGGCTCATCAAGTGGTGGTTCGTCCGATAGTTCAAAAGAAGATGAACCAAAAGTTATTGACTGGATTGAAGTTGCAATCAATAGAATTGAACGTGCAATTGATAGGCTTAAAACCACGGCGGAAAGTACATATAAATCTCTTAAAAAGAGACTTGGCGCTACATATGATGAAATAACAAAAGTTAATCAAGAGTTGTCTTTGCAGCAAAAGGCGCATGACCGCTATATGCAGCAAGCAAATTCTGTTGGGCTTTCTTCTGATTTAGCCAAAAAGGTTCAAGATGGAACGATTGATATTTCTGAATATGATTCTGAAACTGCTGAACTTATAAGCGATTATCAAGACTGGTATGAAAAGGCTCTTGATTGCGCTGATGCTATTCAGGAACTCCATGAAAACCTTGCAAGCCTTTATGAAGATAATTTTAATAATGTTAAAGATGATTTTGACAATCAATTATCTTTGTTGGAGCATTTGACTAATACATATAACACAGGCATAGATATGCTCGAAGCCAAAGGTTATATGGCAAGCACGGAATACTACAAGGCTTTGCAGAAAGTTACAAAGCAAAACATTTCTGTTATGAATAAAGAACTTTCTTCCCTTGAACAAAAATTCTCGGAGGCAATGGCTTCCGGAGAAATTGAAGAAGGAAGCGAAGCGTGGTATGAAATGCAACAGGCAATCAATGAGGTCAAAGAAAGTATTGCCGAAGCAAATGTTCAACTTGTCGAATACGAAAAGACCATGAGAGAAATCAATTGGGAGCGTTTCGATTATGTTCAAGACAGGATTTCTCAAATCACAAAAGAAGCAGATTTCTTAATTGACCTTATGAGCAATTCTGACCTTTATGATGATAGAGGTCAATTGAGTAATAATGGTCTTGCAACAATGGGATTGCACGCGGCAAACTATAATGTGTATATGTCGCAAGCAGACAAGTATGCGCAAGAAATTCTGAAATTGGATAAAGAGATTGCAAACGACCCATATAATACTGACCTTATTGCCCGCAGAGAAGAACTTCTCGGATTACAGCAAGATTCAATCAAATCAGCAGAGGATGAAAAACAAGCCATTGTTGATATGGTTAGAAATGGTATTGAGATTGAACTTTCTGCATTGAAGGAACTTATTGATGCCTATAAAGAATCTCTTGATAATGCAAAGAGTTTATATGATTATCAAAGTAAAGTTGCTGATAAATCAAAAGAAATTGCTTCTTTACAAAAACAATTATCGGCATATTCCGGCGATACTTCGGAAGAAACAAGAGCAACGGTTCAGAAGTTGCAGGTTGATTTGTCGAAAGCCCAAGAGGATTTAGCTAAAACAGAATATGAGCAATTTATCAGTGACCAAAAGAAGTTACTTGATGAACTTTATACTGAATATGAGGAAATCCTTAATCAGAGACTCGATGATGTTAATGCTTTAATTGGCGACATGATTGATACTGTAAATGCAAATTCCGATACGATAAACACCACTCTTGGAAATATAGCAGCAGATGTCGGATATACTTTAACTCCGCAAATGCAAGCAATTTGGGATGGCTCGACAGGCGCACTTGATGGTACTATTCAGAAATACGGAGATAAATTCGATGAACAGAATACCGCTGTTAAGGCTGTACTTGATTCTATTCAAACAAATGTGGCTTCTATGGTTGCTGCAAGCGATAAGGAAGCAACAAGTACAACGAGCAGTGCTACTTCAACTACAACTCCGTCCAAACCGTCATCATCTTCTTCTACTCCGAGCAAGCCGAGTTCTTCAAGTTCAAGTTCATCTTCTGCTCCAAAAAGAACCGATAAAGAAAACTATGGTGTTGCACTTGCAATAATCAATGGTAATTACGGTTGGGGTACTGGCGATACGAGGAAGAAGAATTTACAAGCCAAAGGATTTGATTATAATACGGTTCAAGGAATTGTCAATAAACTGATTAAAGAGGGATATGTCAATTCCGGCGCGTGGGTTGGTAGATATTACGGCATAAAAGATTTATCTCCATATAGCATAAAGAAATTTAAGTTGGGCGGTCTTGTTGACTATACTGGTCTTGCTCAACTTGACGGTACACCGAATAAGCCTGAATTGGTTCTTAATTCGGAAGATACTGAAAATTTCATTGCATTAAGAGATATTCTTCGTGCTATGTCTGCACAGGCAATTACTCTTGGTGGTTCTTATAACTTCGGTTCTACTCCAAGTTTGAAAGGAATATCTGATATTTCTGGTATTCTTGCTACCATGAGAACATCCAACGGAAATATGGGAACAACATTCGGTGACTTTGAGATTAACATTCCGATTGAAAAGGTCGAGGATTACAATGATTTTGTAAGACAGCTTCAAAGGGATGACCAATTTGAAAAGATGATTTTGTCAATGACTGTTGATAGAATTGCCGGAAAGAGTTCTCTTGAAAAGTATAAATATCGTTGGTAATAAATCAGTCAGGAGAGGTGTGAAATACCACCTCTCCTTTCTATATAACGGAGGCAAATATGCGAAATGAAAGAAAGATTGAATTTCAGCGTAAAAGAATCGCTGATTTAGAAAAAAGGATTAAGGAGTTGGAAGAAGAAAATTCGGCTCTCGAATCTCAAATTGAAATGAATAAAACGGCAATTTTATCAAGGGAAAATGCGCTTGATGAAAAGGAAAAAGAATTAGAAAAAGCGCAAAGAACATTTAATGAGACTATTGCTCAATTAAGAGATACACAAAAAGAGTATAATACGGCATTATTACAGGTTAAAGATTTGAGAGAAAAATATACAAAAGCAATGTGTAAAGAAATCAAAAGAATTAAACGGCAAAAATAATCGAAAGGAGGCTTTTGCAAGTGTATGCCATAGATTTTGAATATGATGGTCAATATCTTTCGGATTATGGATTTATCATATGTCATTTTGATTTTTCTACGGGAGCGAATGTAGCCGATGCAGGTTCAAAGATTACATTTGAAAAAGTTTCTCGAAACAGGGGTAAAAAGTTTAGTTTAACTAATGCGAAGTATGATGAGTGTGTTACAACGACATTCGACATTTGCAAAAACCCCGAACTTTATGATTATGAGGAAAGACAGATAAGCAATGATGAGTATAGAGATTTAATGCGTTGGCTTAACCGTAGAGAGTTTTTGAAATTTCAAGCGTTTGATGAGGACGATAAGGAAAGAGACACCTGTTATTTTAATGTAAGTTTTAATGTTGAAAAAGTAAAAATCGCAGAAAGGTTATATGGATTAAGGTTGACACTGGAAAGCGACAAACCATTTGGATATGGTCAGGAATTAACTACCTCTTGGAATTTTTCTGATGTGTCGGTTTCTAAAATATTGAGTGATATGTCTGATGAAATCGGATATGTATATCCGGACATGACAATTACTTGTAATCAGGCAGGAGATTTATCAATCTATAATGAACTTGAAAACTGCACAACATTGATTAAAAATTGTTCTGTCGGTGAAGTTATAACGATTAAAGGCAATGAGCAGATAATCTCTACTTCTTATGACAGCCATGATATTTGTAATGACTTCAATTGGGAGTTTTTCAAAATTGGTAATACGATTGATAACAGAAATAACAGAATCTCTGTTTCAAAACCTTGCTCAATCGTAATTACATACTCTCCTATTATTAAAGACACGCCATAACGAGAGGAGGTGGACGGTTTGGCGGTTAGAATAAAATTTGATTCTGCTCATAACGCAGAACAGCCTACCTTTGTTTTGGCAACGAGAAAAGGTAGATTACTTGGCAAACTGCCAATAAACAATTTACAATTCAAAGATGCTTTGAACTCCGCTTCAACCGCTCGTTTTGACGTGAACAAGGTCGATGTTTCAGATAATGAAACCACCGGAGAAACCGTTCATGTGTCTGCCTTCGACTTTTATAGTGAAGTTAATAATCCTAATACTTCTTATAGATTAGGTGAAGTATCAGAAAACAAAGTATATGAATTGACACGATATTTTGAAAATGCAGAAAGAATTACAAATCCTGTATTGAAAATCAGAAAGGATAATAATGAGGTTAAATATAAGGATTTGAAATTAAGCATATCCGATTATAATTTGGTTGTTGCAGATTCTTCTGATAATACAATCATTACTATTACAAACAGCGGATATGTGTATTTGTATAATGCCGCAAGTTTCGGTCATTCTTCCGGAGATTATATTAAGGTCGCATTTTCATTCGATGTTCCCGCTTCTGTTGTTTCAAATAAATTGTGGGAACAAATAAAAGATTTCAAGTTGGCATGGGTTCGTGAATGGAATACTTGGTTTGAATTAAAGGTTGATACCGCAGAAAACGGAGCAATTACAAAGACCGTATCTGCAACATCTCTTGGTGAGGCGGAATTGTCGCAAATCAATCTTTACAATTATGAAGTAAATACCGAAACAGACATTGAGCGCGAAGATTATGTGCCAACTGTTTTGTTTAATGAGAACAATCCCAAGGCATCATTGCTTAATAGAATTTTAGAAAAAGCGCCACATTATATTATTTCTCATGTTGATTTTACAATAGCGAATATTCAACGAACATTTACATTCGATAATAAGAGCATTTATGACTCTTTGCAGGAAATAGCAGAAGAAATAAATTGCCTGTTTGTTATTAAGTGTTATTCAGACGAAAACGGAAACATTGTAAGAGAAATAAGTGCATATGACCTTGAATCTAATTGTCTTGATTGCGGACATCGTGGAGAATTTTCGGAAGTTTGTGAGGAATGTCATAGTGACAATATTTTAACTGGTTATGGTGAAGATACAACCATTTTTGTTTCAAGCGAGAATCTTGCTAATGACATAACCTTTACAACAGATACCGGCTCTGTAAAGAATTGTTTTAAGTTAGAAGCCGGAGATGATTTAATGACAGCAACGATAGCGAACTGCAATCCAAACGGTTCTCCGTATATTTGGTATGTTTCTGATGAAGTTAAAAGTGATATGACTACTGCCCTCGTCACAAAGTTGAACGAATATGACGAAGAATATAACTATTATCAGAGCGAATACACAATATCAGTAGATACTGATTTGCTGTCAGATTATAACGATTTGATAGATAAATATAGCGAAATGGTAACTGGTTATTCTCATATGCCAGCATCAATTGTAGGTTATCCAAACTTGATGAAAGAATACTATAACACAATTGATTTCTATTTGTTATTAAATGATACCTTAATGCCGAGCGTTGAAATATCAAGAACAACCGCAGGATTGGAAGCTGCAAAGCTCAATACATTAAACCTCTCTCCTGTCGCTGTTCAAGATATAACAAGATTCTCTCTGGCAACCGCTACAAATGCCGTTTTGCAAATGGCGAAAACCATTGTTGATAGCAGGTATCAAGTAAAGGTCAAAGAGAGTTTGCTTGACGAAACTACTTGGATTGGTATTTTCACTGTTACAAACTATTCTGACGAAGAAGATACTTATAATACAGGTTCGGTTTATGTTTCAATAACAGATGACTATGAAAAATTTGTTAAGCAAAAGATTGATAAGATTTTGAGTAAACAGTCAGAGGAAGTGACTGATATTGTTGGCTTATTCAAATTGAATGCTGCCGATTTTACTATCGAATTGAGAAGATATTGCTTATCAAGATTAAATACTTTCCAGGAATGTTGTCAAAGTTGTATTGATATACTCATTGAACAAGGAATTGCTGACAGAGAAACTTGGGCTAATCAGAATCCAGATTTATATAGAGATTTATATACTCCATATTATACTAAACTCGGTTTAATAACTGACGAAATTAAAGTTAGAGAACAGGAAATTGCTGTTTTGACCGGCACATATGATTCTGATGGCGATTTGGCAACAGATGGTATTCAAACAATTCTTCTTGCGGAACAAGAGGCTATTCAAGATACTTTGAATTTTGAGAAATATCTTGGAGATGAACTTTGGCTCGAATTTGTTGCTTATCGTAGAGAAGATACATATAGCAATGGAAACTATATCTCTGACGGATTGGATAATGCGGAGTTGTTTGATAATGCCTTGAAGTTTGTTGAAGTTGCGAAGAAAGATATTTATAAGTCTGCTACAATGCAGCATTCGATTTCTTCAAGTTTGAAAAATCTTCTTGTAATGCAGGAATTTGCTCCATTGGTTGATTATTTCGAGGTCGGAAATTGGTTGAGAATCAGAGTAGATAATCAAGTTTATATGTTGCGGCTTATAGAGTATAGCATAGATTTTGATAACCTAAATAATCTCTCTGTGACATTCTCGGATGTTAAAATCATAAAAGACGGAATAACCGATGTTGCAAGTATTCAGGAACAAGCAAAAACTATGGCTTCTTCTTACGGCTCTATTTCAAGACAAGCAGACAAAGGTAAAAAGAGCAATGATAGACTTAACGCTTGGGTTGATAAAGGTCTTGCGCTTACTAAAATGAAGATTATCGACAATGCCGATAATCAGAATATTACTTGGGATTCTCACGGAATACTTTGCACGGAATATCTGCCAATTACAGATAGTTACGATGATAAGCAATTAAAAATCATAAATAAAGGATTATATCTTACCGATGATAATTGGCTTACTTCAAGGGCTGGCATCGGTAATTTTGCTTTTTATAATCCGGAAACCGGAGATATGGAAGAAGCATATGGCGTTATTGCTGATACTCTTGTTGGTAATCTTGTGTTGTCTGAAAAGGTCGGAGTTTACAATATGAAAAATAGTATTGTACTCGGAGAAAATGGCTTGATTATAACAACAGATAACACGCATACTGGCGAAAACCAAATGGCTTTTACAATTCAGAGAAAGTCCCTTGATGGTGAGGATAATGAGTATATTACACAAATAATGTATATTGATTCAAATGGAAATCTTGTTCTTAATGGCTCTATTAATATTAATACTTCTGCCGATAATGGAATTTCAACATTGGATGAATTAACGGATGTTAATAGATTTACTGGCGAAATAAATAGTTCTATTTATCGTGTATTAAACACAAATGACGAAAATGTTATGGTGTTTGTAACCGATTCAAATGGCGATATTCAGTTCGATGCAAACGGAAATCCGATAATGCAAGAATCAACGGTTAGTGGATTATATAGCAAAATTGATGCTCAATACAATAATTCTGTTGCTTATACTCAATATATGTTGAATAAGTATCAAGCAGAAGTCTCACAATATATGACTTTTGATAGCGAAAATGGATTAACCCTTGGTGCAACAGGAAGTACATTTAGAACTGTTATTGATAATATGAGAATGGCATTTTGGGATGGGAATACAGTTGCAGCTTACATCAGCAATAGCCAATTATATATTCCAAATGCGGTTATCGAAAAAATATTAACTCTTGGAAAATTCTATTTTTCTCCAAGAACTGATGGCGGAGTTTCATTAACATGGCAAGGAGATTAATTGTTTTGATTATAACGAATAAAGTTTGTTAATATATTTCTGATACTTGAAGATATGTCATAATTATTAGAAGTTAAAAGGAAGGTTAATACAAGGAGGTGGTTGCATATGGCTAATTCTGGTTCTTTTAGTGGCAGTGTTCACGATGGACATTATAAAGTTCAGGTAAATTGGTCTGCTTCTCAATCTGTTGCGAACAATACATCAACTATAACAGCAACCATTTATTTAATAAACGATTGGTCATTAAGTATTAGTGGAAGGTCGGCATCACAAAATTGGATTGTGATAAATGGTACAACATATAATTTTTCTACAAGTGCAATCAACACCACTGGTACTCATACATTAGCAACAATTACATCAAATGCGATTAGTCACAATAATGATGGAACAAAATCTATAAGTATGTCTGTAAGTTTTGCTATGAATGCAACCATTTCCGGAACTTATCATGGAAATATAACTGGAAGCACGACAGTAACATTAAATACTATTGCTCGTGCTTCAAGTATTACGAGTGCATCAAATGTAACACTTGGAAATGCTTGTAGTGTTTCATGGACACCTGCATCATCATCTTTCAAATACAAGGTTAAACTTGCACTTGGAAGTTGGAGTTATACAACGGATTATATAAGTCCAAATAAAACAACTTCTTATACATATACTGGTTATACTATACCAGTAAGTGTATCTGCACAAATTACTAATGCTACAACCGGAACTATGACTGCATATTTGTACACTTATAATGGAACAACACAAGTTGGTTCTACCGCGAGCAAAACATTTACCGTAACCGTTCCATCAACTGTAATTCCCACTGTTAGTTCGGTTTCCGTTTCGTTAGTTAATTCTAATACAACAATAAATGGTTGGGGCGTTGCTGTCGCTGGATATACAAAAGTTAAAGTGACTGCAAGCGCAAGTGGAGCGCAAAGTTCTACAATTAAGAGTTTTACGATTTCTGGCGGTTATAGTACAACACAGGATGGAACTTCACTTTCATACACTGGTGGTGTTATTACAACTTCCGGAAGTAAAACATTTACAGTAAAAGCAAAAGATAGCCGTAGTAGAGAGTCCGCAGGTGTTACATCGTCCGCAGTTACATATTATGCTTATTCAAAGCCAAGTATATCCTCTTTTACTGCTGCACGAAGTTCTTCAAATTCGCAACAGGTAGTAGTTAAAGCAAATTGGAGTTACGCAAGTGTAAACAGCAAAAATAGCGCAACGGCGAAACTCTATTATAAGAGGTCAACGGCTTCATCTTGGACTAATTATGGCGATATTACATCATCAAGGAATACAAACCTTACTTTAAGCGGAGTTACATTTAATGATGCTTATTCTTACAATTTCAAGGTTGAGGTTACGGATGCTCTCGGAAATAAAGTTCAAGAAGAAGAATTTGTTTCAACCGTTGCTGTTTTGATGGATTTTAGAGCAGGTGGTCAAGGTCTTGGTATCGGAAAAATTGCGGAATCAAATTCACTTGAAGTTGCTTTACCAGCCATTTTTATGGATAGTGTTAAGATACGAATAGGTAGTTCTGATATTACACTAATGAATTATATTAAAGGTGTAATGGATGGCACATACACATAAAGCAACCATATTTAGTTGCTTTTCTAAAACGCAACCGTTTTCGGTTGCTATTTTTATTATAAGGAGATAGATATGGGAAATGAAGTTATGAAACCAATGTCCGTTGAAAGAGCAGAATTTATTGCTGCTCTTGCGGATTTAATTAAAAACACAAAGTTGCCGCCTTTTGTCATTGAACCGATTTTGAATGATGTTCAAAGTGATTTGAAAATATTATCTCAAAAGCAGTTAGAAAATGACATGAGGCGATATAACGAAATGCTTTCCAAGAATAAGAGTGAGGATGAAGAAAACTAATCTTATAAGAAAGGCGGTACTTGTTATGAGAAAAATGACAGAAACACAATACCGTCAAGAATTAGAGAAAGCGAAGAAAGAAAGTCAGTCAAGAAAGTATAAAGAAGAAATCAAATCAGAAAAGAACAAGTATAAAAAGAGAGTTCATTTTGAGACAAGCAAATTGCTTGCAGTGTATCTGTTCGCATTATTAAATGCTATTGTGATATATGCAATGGTTTCAATGTGGAAATTCGCAGACCTCTCCTATCTTGGAGTTCTTATTACCGATATTGCGGCGCAAATCCTGATTTATGGGATTTACTGCTTAAAGGCATATAAGGCAAAGAAATCAGAGGAAGATTTGAAGTTTCAAAGAGATAAACATTCTCTTGACGAACTTTTGAAAGCCGGAGCAGAAAGCAATGAACCTGTTCCGACAACAACTGGAAATGTAGAAACATATACAACCAACACAGATTGTGATTATAGTGATTCGGTTGGTTAATTTAGAAAGTTGAGGATGAAATATGTTAAACGGTATTCAGAATTTTTTACAGTTTATCAATGATAATTGGACTTCAATTATCATTATTATTTCTTTGGTGATTGCTATTGTTCAGAAAGCAAGAAGTTATTTCTCAAAGTCTAATAAAGAAAAGGTTGAATCCGCAAAAGCACAGATTAAGCAGATTGTTTTGAAACTTATTACGGATGCCGAAGTTGATTATAGTTCTTGGGAAAAAGCTGGCTCTATTAAGAGGGCGCAGGTTATTCAGAAGATTTTTGCTGAATATCCAATTCTGTCAAAGGTTTCTAATCAGGACGAGATTGTTGAGTTTATTGACAACGCAATTAATGATGCCTTGAAAGAAATGAGAAAGATTTTTGCTGAAAATCAAGAAACAACACCAGAAATAGAAGAATAAATAAGATGGGATAACACTAATGGGTGGTGCTTTAATGCACTGCCCTATTTTTATATGAAAGGAGATACAAGATGTCTTTAACTGGTTCAAATAACGAACAGAAGATTTGGAATTATCTTATTGATAAGATTAAGAACCCATATGGTGTCGCTGGTTTAATGGGGAATATGAACGCAGAAAGCGGACTAAAACCAAATAACCTTCAGAATTCATATGAAAACAAACTTGGATATACAGACGAATCATATACAAAGGCGGTTGATGATGGTACATATACGAATTTTGTTCATGACTCTGCCGGGTATGGTCTTGTTCAATGGACTTATTGGAGTCTTAAAGAATATCTCTTGAATTTTGCCAAAAAGAAAGGCAAGAGCATCGGAGATTTAGAAATGCAACTTGAATGCGTTTGTACCCAATTCAAAGAGCAATATTCTGCTGTTTGGAACGCTCTTGTAAATGCAACAAGTGTTTTAGAAGCATCAAATGTGGTTCTTTTGAAATTTGAAAGACCAGCAGACCAAAGCGAAGCGGTTCAGAAAAAGCGTGCTGCATACGGACAGACATATTACGACAAATACGCCGTTTCTCAATCTACTACATCTGGCAGTTCAAAATTTGTTATGAGAACGACAAAGCCGGAAAAAGGAAACAAGTATTATATCACAAAGGCAAATGGCGGATATTCTAACGCAATTCAAGGCAAACCAACAGACAAAGATTGTGATGTATTAAGCAATTGTGTTGGATATGCCTATGGTCGGTTTAATGAAATCGGCGGATATGGCTCTTGCAAATATTTAAGTCCTGTTAATGCGGAGAATTTTATTCAGTACAAAGGAAGTCTTGAAGTTGGTCAAACTCCAAAACTTGGCGCTTGTATGGTATGGCAGAAAGGTTCTGCCCTCTCCGATTCTGATGGTGCTGGTCATGTCGCAATAGTAGAGAAAGTTATAAGTGATACAGAGGTTATCACATCAGAGAGTGGATGGGGTTCTTCTACTCCATTCTGGACAGAAACAAGAAAGAAAGGTACAGGAAATTGGGGTCAAGGTTCTTCTTATAAGTTCCTTGGCTTTATCTATAATCCCGCCGTTTCGGATAACGCAAAGCCAGTTGAAAACGGTGGAAATAGTTCAACAACAGAAATTAAATATGTTGTCGGAAATATTGTAGATTTTATCGGACAGGTTCATTACAAGAGTAGCACTGATACAAATGGTGTTTCTTGTAAACCAGGAGTTGCAAAGATTACTTCTATTGCTAAAACTGCAAAACATCCATATCACCTCGTCAGAGAAAGTGGCGGAGGTTCTACTGTTTATGGATGGGTTGATGTGAATACAATTTCCGGACTTCATAAAACAGAAACAAAAAAGGAGGAAACGAACATGGGATATACTAATAGTCCATTGGTTTCTTATACGAAATTAAGCCCAAATCATTCAGGTCAAAGAACTCATAGTATTGACAGAATTACGCCACACTGCGTTGTTGGTCAATGTAGTGTCGAAAGACTTGGAGATATTTTCTATCCACAGTCAAGACAGGCATCATGTCAGTATGGTATTGGTGTAGATGGCAGAGTTGGTATGTATGTAGAAGAAAAGAACCGCTCATGGTGTTCTTCTTCTAATGCTAATGACCAGCGTGCTATTACTATTGAGTGTGCATCAGATACAGAGCATCCATATGCTTTTAAGGATGTAGTTTATCAGAAACTTATTGCTCTTTGTGTTGACATTTGCAAGAGAAACGGCAAAAAGAAATTGCTTTGGCTTGGTGGAAAAGGAAGTACAGCAGCAGATAAAGCAGCTTGTGAAAATTATTCTCCAAAGGCTGATGAAATGATTTTGACAGCGCATAGATTTTATGCGAATAAGTCTTGTCCAGGAGATTGGATGTATTCAAGAATGGGCGACCTCGCAACAAAGGTTACTGCTCAACTCGGCGGTAGTTCTTCTGGTGGTTCATCTGGCGGTTCGTCAGGTGGTTCAAGTTCTGGCGGAAGTACATCATCTAATAGTTCAATCAAGGCTGGTTCGGTTGTAAAAATCGCTTCCAATGCTACATATTACGGCGGTCAGTCAATGCCATCGTGGGTTAAGGCAAAGAATTGGATTGTCAATTCCGTTAGTGGAGATAGAGTCGTTATCGACAAGTCACAAGATGGACAAAACTCTATTATGAGTCCTGTCAACATTAAATATCTCACGCTTGTTTCTGGTGGCTCTACAAGCGGTGGTTCGAGTTCTGGTGGAACGACAACTACAACACCTGCCGCAACAGTAAAAGCCGGAGCAGTAGTCAAGCTGGCTTCAAATGCCGTTTATTATGGTGGACAGGCTATGCCTGATTGGGTAAAAGCGAAGAACTGGATTGTTCATTCTATTTCAGGAGACAGAGTTGTAATTGATAAATCGCAGGATGGAAAGAATTCAATCATGAGTCCTGTAAACATCAAATATGTTACTGCTGTTTCTAATGGTTCTAATTCCGGTTCAACTGCTTCATTCACACCATATAAAGTCAAGGTTACTGCAAGCGTTCTTAATATTAGAAAAGGAGCAGGAACTAACTATCCAACGACAGGTCAGATTAAAGACCAGGGTGTTTACACAATTGTTGCAGAATCATCTGGTTCTGGCGCTACAAAATGGCTGAAATTAAAGAGCGGCGCAGGTTGGATAGCAAGTGACTATACAAAGAAAATTTAAGTAAGGAGATATTATTATGCAGGACACTCAATCAGTTTGGGAGTTTTTGTCCGGCATACCGATTGGCACAATAGTGGCGTGGGTTATTGTAATCTGCGCCATTATCTCTGCCCTTTGTGCTGGTACAATTAAACTTTATAAAATTTTTACAAAGTACAAAGAGGCAAAAGATAAAGACGAGAAGCAACAGAAGGTTATTGAAAGTCATGATGAGACATTAAAAGAAATTGAGAAGTCTCTTATTGCTATTCAAAAATCTCTTGCAGAACAAAAGGAAGTTAATCTTAAACAAATTCGTCATACGATCTTGATAAGGGAGAAATCTCGATTAACAAACTGCGTTCCCTTGAAGAAATGTATGATGAGTATGTAGAGATATTCCACGGAAATGGTTATGTTAAGACCCTTGTAACAAGGGTAAGAAAACTCAAAATCATCGGAAAGCTCGATGATTAATGTTTTGATGATAAAACTCTAATTTTATTGTCATTTTATAACTATATATTGCGTTTAGTTGTAAATGCAATATCAATATATAGTAGTTGTTTTGGCGGTGCGAGTTAATCTCGCACCGTCTTTATTAAATTGTATTTTTATGGAGGACATATATGGATATATTAGTCAATGTTGCTAATCAGAAATTGAAAATTGCAACAAATCTAAAATCTCTTGTCGCCGGAACACAAGAATTTGTAAGGTTCGTGTTCAATCTTACCGGCGATTGGGATGATTTAATGACCTTCGCACAGTTTAGTCAAAATGGTGTATCTTATAACCAATACCTTGACGAAAACAAAAGCGCATACTTACCTGCTGAAATTGGAGTAGGTACTTGTACTCTTATGCTTTATGGTAGCAACGAGAACACAATTGCTACAACGAACTATTTAACTTTGACCATTGATGAAAACATTCTCGTTTCCGATGCTCAAAGTACAGAAATATCACAAACTTTATATAATCAACTTGTAACAAGGGTTAATACACTCCTGACATGGAATGAACAGAATGCCGCCGACCTTATTGCTGTTGATAGAGATTTACAAAGACAAATAAACACAAAGGCGGCAGCCACGGACTTATCTGCTGAAATATTAAGAGCGCAACAGGCAGAGGTGGCTAATGCAAACGCAATTGCTACAAAGGCAAGTCAATCATCTGTTGATGAATTGTCAATTAAAGTTACGCAGTTGGAAAACAATGAAGTTGTTGCACAGTTGATAGAAAGTGCTGTTGCCGCTGAAATGGCTGACTTTTTAAGCAATGGTACTTTGTCAAACTTAACAATTGCAGATGGCAGCATTACTCGTTCAAAGGTAGATTCTTCGTTCAATGAGACATTAACAAAAGCAGATAACGCTATGCAACCATCTGTCTATGACCCACAGAATTTAAGAGTTGATATTTTCTCTTATGCACAAGGTCGTGCAGATATTGTTCAAAATAATTTGAACACTGTTAAAAACGAGATTCAAGATGCTTATAGGCTCACTGAAACAGTTGTATATACAAGTATTGGTGATGCCATTAGAGGCGCTGTTGCTCTTTCAAGAACATATGCACAGGCGTTACTTGCCGATTATAAGGCGTTTACCATTACCATAGTGAATGAACTTCCGCTTGTCGGAGAACCGATGACATTTTATCTTGTTCCAAACGGAAGTGGATATGATAAATATTGGTGGATTACTAATGCTTCTACGAATACATCAATGTGGGATTGTTTCGGAAGTGCAACAACAGTTGTTGTAACTGAATTGCCTGAAACCGGTGATGAAGATACCGATTATATCCTTAAATCAAACGGTGGATGTTTGTATTACAAATGGATTGATTCTGATTGGTGGATGGTTGGTGGTTCAAAAGCTGAAATTTTAGCATCATTACCATCAACGGGAAATGATTTCACTGATTATTATGTTTTGAATGCAAGCGGAGCATATGCACACTATCGTTATATTAACGGAGCATTTAGACAAATTGGTTCTGATACATTCACGCAAGACCAAATCAATACTATGATTGGTTTAATCAATGATGAAATTGCTTCTACAAATAACAATGTCTCCGCTTTGAATAGTAGAGTTGGAGCAAACGAAACCAATATCTCGTCTTTGAGTAACGCCATTAATAGGGTTCAACAAGATGTAAATAACCTTGATATTGAGGGAGCAACTTATTATGCAACCTACGATACAGATAACATCTTTACTTTATATGAGGTTGAAGATGGCGTAGAAACAATAAAGAGCCAGTTCACCATTCAAGGTGGCGGAGGCGGTGGTGGTCAAAGTTCTACAACAAATCTCGTTGTTGAGCGTATTACCAACTCTCCAATTGTTGCAACTCCTACTGATAAAATCGAAATCAAATTTTTGTTCTCGTCAACAGATGGAGATGGAGAAGCAGTAGATGGAACTTATACTTGGAGAAACGGAAGCACTACTATTTCAACTGGCGCTTTGGTTCAGGGTGTGAATACTTTCGATATGACCGATTATTGCAATATCGGAACACAGAAATTTACCTTAACCGTTACCGATGAAGGCGGAAGTGTAGTTGTTAAAACATGGACGGTTCAGGTTGTCGATGTGAGACTTGAATCATCTTTTAGCGATAGAATTACATATCCAGCGGGAAATGCTGTTAATTTCACATATACGCCTTATGGTTCTGTTTCAAAAACAGTACATTTTATTCTCGATGGTGTTGAATTAAATAGCGTGACTACAAGTGCCTCTGGTACATTACAGTCATATACACTTCCAGCACAAACTCATGGCGCACATTTGCTTGAATGTTTCATCACGGCGACAATTAATAATATCTCTGTTGAAACCGAACACATTTACAAGGATATTGTTTGGTATGATGAATCATCCGATGTCCCTGTTATTGGTTGTATCTATCGGAATGATTATTTCCATATCGTACAGAATCCAATTAGTGAAAACCTTGATGAATATTACATTCTTGATAATGGTGAATATTCAAAAGCACCATATAAAGTTGTCGCAAATCCAACGGTTGAGGATATATCTACATATTACGAATTGTCTGGTAGAACATATATCTATACAACCGATGTTGCGATAAATAATAGTAAAACATATTACATTAAAGAAGTTACAGATGGTGTTTCATATTATAGCCATAGCATATATGCAAAACAATATGATACGACAAATATTCAGTATTATGTTTTCAATCCTAACACCAGTATGCCTACCGTTACGAGAACGGCAGATGGAACGACTTCAACGCAAACCTTAACCTCGAATTCAGACACATGGGCTTATAAAACTGCTACGACAGGAAGCAGAAACCTTGTTATTGCTTGCGGAGTTACAAGCGTTACTATTACATTAGGAGTTTCTGAACTCGACATTGATGTTGCTCCTGTTACCGCAAATTTGGCATTTGACTTTAATCCAACCGGATTGTCAAATAGCAGCGAGAATAGACTTTGGACTGATTCAAATAATGACAGTATCAATATGTCAGTATCTAATAATTTTGACTGGTCAAGTGGTGGTTATCAAATAGATAATTCAGGAACACAATATTTCTGTGTTAAAGCAGGAACAACTGCAACATTTAATTATAATTTGTTTGGAACTGACCCAAAAACACAGGGAATGGAATTCAAACTTATTTTCAGAACAACAAATGTTAAAAGCGCAGATGCACAGTTCTTATCTTGTGTTGATGGATATGCCGGAAGCAATGTTGGCTTGCAAATGAATACACATGAGGCTTATTTGCGTTCAAGTTCTGACTCCTTGTATATCCCATACAGTGAAGAAGATAAGATTGAGTTTGAGTTCAATATCAATCCATTAGACCAGGAGAATGTTGATGCGACATCCGTGATTATGTCTTATGAAGATGGCGTTGGTATGCGCCCAATGATTTATGACTCTGCTCACAGATTATATCAATATACACCATCTGCGATTATTGTTGGTTCTGCAAATTGTGATGTTCACATTTATAGAATGAAGGCTTATACTTCTTCTCTTACCGACAGTAATATTCTTTCAAACTTTATAGCGGATGCTCCCGATGCAGATGAAATGATTGCTCGTTATAACAGAAACCAAATTTATGATGAGAACAATAATCTTACGCCAGAGGCATTGGCAAATGCTTGCCCGGATTTGAAAATCATTATGATTGAATGTCCTCAATTTACAAATAACAAATCTAATTTTGTTAAATATACAAATGTTCGCTGTATTCATAAGAATGGCGACCCCGTACTCGATAACTGGACATTTACAAACTGCTATCATAGTGGTCAGGGTACAACTTCAAACGAATATGGCTATTCCGGAAGAAACATTGATATTATATGTTGTATGGATGGCGTTCATCAATATTCAAGTAAAATCACCTTTGATGAAAACTATAAGACAACCCTTGTTCTTGGTGATGGTACAAGATACGAAAACGGAACTGGAAAAGTTGCGCTTTCAAGAACATCTGTGCCAAATAACTGGTTTAACATTAAGGTTAATATCGCATCATCGGAAAACGCAAATAACGCTTTATTACAAAAGAGATATAACGATTATCTGCCCTATACTCCTGCCGCAAAAGCTCGTGACCAATATGCAAAGAATGATATGGAATTCTTTAACTGTGTTGTTTTCGTTAAAGAGACAGGAAACTCTAACGGAACAACCGTCAGCCGTAGAGAGTTTACGGATGGCGATTGGCACTTCTATGCTATCGGAAATATCGGAGATAGTAAAAAGACAGACTCTACTCGTGTAAATGACCCCGATGATATGAAAGAATTTTGTGTTGAAATTTCAGATAATACACTTCCAAACGCCGCATTTCAAACTGGTGTTTATGCAGAATATACACCGGTCGCAGAACCATCAGCAGTGAATCTCGGTTCATATTACGACCTTGATGGAAGTATTTATAAGAAAACTTCCGATACAACAATAGTTGATGGCAAGACTTATTATACAAGAGGAAGCATAAATTATAACGGCACAGGAACAATGATTTACCCAATTACTTCTTCTCAATGGAATAATGCCAATAACGTTAAAAGAATTAATCTTGATTATTCGTTTGATGGTGATGGAACTGATGATTATAAGGAATCATTTGAGTTTAGATATGATATGGGTGGAGAAACAAGAGACGGTGATACTACTGGATTATCTTCTGCTGAACAAACTGCTCAAAGAGAGCGTAATAAACAAATATTTAGAGACTTCTATAAATGGGTTATTACAGCATCGGATTCTGACTTTGTAAGCCAATTAAGCGGATGGTTTATTCCAGAATCAGCTTTGTATTGGTATCTGTTTACAGAGAGATACACAATGATTGATAACCGCTCAAAGAATACATTTTGGCATTTTGGAGATATTGGTACTTATCGCCCTGTTCCGTCTCCTTCATCAACATTTATGGATTACTACTATGAAAAGAGTACGGTTAATGGCGAAGATGTTTATACTCTGACTTCCGATGTAAGCGTTAATTCAAGCAAAACTTATTATTGGAAATATGCCTTTGAAATGTGGGATTATGACAACGATACGGCGCTTGGCATTAACAATAGCGGTGAGTTGACAATGGCATACGGTAAGGAAGATGTTGATTATAGAACGGATGGAAATGCTTCATCTGGTTATATATTCAACGCAGCAGATAATGTTTTCTGGCGCAGAATTCGTCTTTTAATGAATTCGCAACTTCGTTCAATGTATCAAACTCTTGACAGTTCAAACTGTTGGTCATCTGATTCGTTAATCAATGAGTATGATGCTTGGCAATCTCAATTCCCAGAAGAATTGTGGAGATTAGATATTGAACGTAAATATTATCGTACTTATCGTGGAGAAGGATTAAATGCTGGCGCTACTCCGTCCCCAACTCCGAGATATTTACAAGAAATGATGAATGGTAGAAAGAAATACCAACGTAGGCAATTTGAACGTGACCAGGCAGCCTATATGGGAACAAAATATTTATCAAGTTCAATTATGGCGGATAAGATTGAATTCCGTTGTAATACGCCTCTTGATGCTGTTATCACGCCGAATTATGATTTAACAATTGTTCCTTATTCTGATATGTATTTATCTGTTAAGTTCGGTAATACAAATCCTGTTCAAATTCGCGCAAAGGCAGGAAATTCATATGTTGTCAATTGTCCAATTGATGGAACAATGGATGATACTATGTTCGTTATTTATTGCGCTTCAAGAATTCAGGCGTTAAATGATATTTCTGCTTGCTATATTCACGACAATGATTTTTCATCTGCAAGTAAATTGCAAACGTTGATTATCGGTAATACAGCAGTTGGTTATGAAAACTCTTTCTTAACAACATTAAACCTCGGTTCTTCTCCATTGCTTGAATCGCTTGATATTAGAAACTGTCCAAATCTGACTGGTTCTCTTAATTTGTCAAGTTGTGTTAATTTGACTACATTGAGAGCAGAAGGAACTGCATTAACGGCTGTTACATTTGCAAACTACGGAAAGATTGCTACTGCGCACTTACCGGACACTATTAACACTTTATCAATGAAGAATTTGCATCATCTTTCCGATTTAGATGTTTCATTTGACAATCTCGAATCTCTTACAATAGAGAATTCGGACATCAATGAATACGCTATTGTTCTTGATGCAATTGACACATTACAATTCTTACGTTTAGTTGGAATCGACTGGACATTAAGTGATACAACATTGCTTAATTCAATTTTAGCAATGAACAATTCATTCCTTTCCGGAGAAGCGTATATTAGTGGTCAAATCAGAAATCAGGAATTGCTTAACTACGAAAATGCGTGGAGTGATTTAGAAGTAACATATGACTCGGCAAATCTTGTCACGCAATATCTTGCAACATATGTTAATGCTGATGGCACGCCCCTTTATTCCTGCTATGTTGACCGTGGTTCTGTTCCTCCTGACCCCGTTTCTCTTGGATATATTGATACCCCAACACAAGAAGCAAACGCACAATATACATTTACTTATAATGGTTGGGATGATATTACAAGCGCAATGCTTAATCCGAGAACTATAACTGTTGTTTATACTCAAACTGTAAGAACATATACGGTAACATGGTATTCAAGAGCAGGTCTTTCTTTGGGTTCTGTAACCGCAAACTATGGTGACGATGTTACTTATGATGGTGATATTCCAACAAACACATCAGAAGAAGGAACTTATGTTTATAATGTCTTTGCTGGTTGGAATAAGAGTACAGGATTTATCAAGGGAGATACCGATGTATATGCTATTTGGGAGAGGGCTGCGCTTCCTGATACAAGCAAGTCATTAGAAGATATGACAGAGGGAGAAATTTATGCAGTTGCTCAATCTGGTCGTGCAACGAACTATTTTGAATCAAAAGACTATTACGATATTAGACTTGGACATGATTTTGATTTTGCCAACGTTGAAAGCACAACATTTGTTGGAGAGAACGGAACATTAAGTTCTTCTGAATTGTATCTTGATGGTTCGACAGCATATAATACTGGAATTAAACTGTTTGGTGAAAACGAAGAATCATTCACTCTTGCTATTGATTTCAGATTTGCAAGTACAACGACAAATAATACGTTGGTTTCTTGTTTTGAGGAAGATGGTTCTGAAGGATTTAGATTGAGATATAACAGCAATCCTAATATTCAGTGGGGCAATATGAACCATAGTTTTGGTAATGCCAAATTCAGAGATATTGTTGTTCTTCGTCATAAGAAGGGCGAAGCGAAACTTTATATCTATGCTTCAAATGCTACTGGTTCTTCATCTGCATTCTCTGATGCAATTACGAGAATTGAATCTACAAGAAATCGTGTTACAGATACAGAATCAACATTATCAATTGGCGCTGTTAGATTCCTTGGAGATGGTGGATATGATGATTATGGTACAGGAACTATTTACTGGTGTAAACTGTGGCATGATGATATTGGAGATGCCAACGCAAGACAACTTGCTGCATGGTGTCATGAACCATTAAGGATTGAATATACCGGTAATAACCTTTATCGTTTAGCCGGAAATACTTCTCAAAGAACTTCTGCTTCATTTATTGCTAACAATTTGCTTGGTGATAGAGGTCATGTTATGAATGCAACTAACACAAATGCTGGTGGTTGGAATGGTTGTCAGATGAGGACAAACTTTATGCCTCGTTTGTATAAGGCGTTACCAACTGTATGGCAGTCTATGATTAAGAAGATTAAAGTAAGTGCATCTGCTGGAAGTCAATCAAGTGAAATTCTTATTTCAGAAGATTATGTATATCTTGCGGCAATCAAAGAAGTTGATAATAGCCAAACAAGTTCAGTTTATGTTTCTGAAGGAAGTTATATTGGTTGGTTTTCTGCAAACAATCGCAGAGCAAAATTCAGAGGTTTAATTATACCTGATACTGTATCATACTATACTCAATCATCAGACCCAAATACGATAGATGGAGTTACGGTTGCAATCGGGGATGTATGGCAACCAAATGGCGGTAACAATACAAATTACATCTTTGTATCTAACGAACAGATTGCCCGTTGTGGTTTAACTGTTTATGGGACTGCAACAGATGTCGGTGGTTGGGTATCTGCCAGCTACTGGTGGTTGCGTTCCCCGTTTACTGGCAACTCTGCGCACTTCTGGCTTGTGAACTACGGCGGCAGCACGAGCTACGGCAACGCGACCAGCACGTTTGGAGTTTGCCCCTGCTTCTCTATCTAAAAAATGAAACTATTCACACAAATATACCAGTCTCTCTTTATTTCAGTAAGGAGAGGCTGGTGTTTTAATTATCTGGCGGCTTCGCCCGCCAAAAGAATGAGGAAGATAATATGTCGGTATTAAAGAATAAAAGAAATATTGCCGAATGCGAATATGAGAGAACATTCAAAGATTTATATAGAACAATTCGAGACGGTACAATTAAAGTATCAAAAAGAAAACAGAAATGGGTATGTGCTAATATTGAAAAATACTTAAACAGTGCTTTTAGTGATATTCTTTCAATTACAGAAGAATATGATAAAAAAGATACTGCAAAGAAAATTAAGTTAGTTACACACGCAATAAAATGCTTGGGAAAGTTAGAAAAGCCATTGTTAGTATTATGGAATATTGAAAAATATCCAGAAGATAAAATGAAGCAATGGTCTAATTTAGTAGATAAAGAAGTTTCCTTGCTCAATAATCTTGTCAAAGGAGAAAACGTTGTTGTCGATATGAATAAAATAATGACTATTGATTGGAGGCGTGTAGAATCTGCCTCATTTTTGAGCAATATGTCGCGGTTGCATAAAGTTGTTCACGGTAAAGCCATTCACATTCCAAACGCATACGATAGTTTTGATACAAACATTTTGATTCATTGCGTTGATGATGCTTGGTATAATCTACTAAAAGCTAACGAAAAATATCCTCGCACAAAAGATGATTACGAGAAAAGGCGTACCCGTATTTCCGAAGCTATTTCGGATTTATATAAAATGCAAAGACCACTTGTATCATTCTTTAACATTATGGAATATAGCGAAAATACGATAAAAGATATTTCAACAATGCTAAACAATGAAATTAAAATGCTTGTTCGTTTACAAAAGAATGATAAGGAACGATTTGCAAAACTGAAATAATTACAATTATAATTTCAATTTAATTTATATATAGGTTGTATTCTGAAATCTGCCAACAACTGGTGGTTGCGTTCCCCGAATACTGGCAACTCTACGAACTTCTGGAATGTGAACAACAACGGCAACACGAACAACAACAACGCGAACAACACGAATGGAGTTTGCCCCTGATTCCCATATATTGAGTAACCATGAATAAGGGTGAAAGGGTTTCTTTATAGGAATGATATATGAGAAGGAGAATATGACCTTTCATATGAAGATATGATAAACAATACATTTTCCTGATTTAAGGAAAGTACGCTATAAAAGCGTTCTGTGAAAGTGAGCGGTGCGTCCATAGGACATCTGTTAATGGTTGCCTACATTAATAAGATACTCATAATCTAATAGCCATAACAGGCAAAAATATTTTTGGCTATACAGAGGAAAATTCAATTGTGATTAAATGAAAAGGATATAATACAATGAACAAATCACAAAAGGTTAAAAACGCTAAAAAGAACTATGATAATCGCAGAAATCATAAGTTCGTTAATAATACTGAATATGATAATTTTGATAATGTATTTACATATCAGCATTTCTTTGAAGCACTTAAAAAATGTAAAAAGGGTGTTAATTGGAAAAACAGCGTTCAAAAATATGACCAACACGCCATTACTGAAATAACAAATACATTAGAAAAATTAAGAGAAGGCTCTTTGCCGAGATACACAAGTACGAAACAAATAGTAATAATGGAACGAGGGAAAGCAAGAATTATAGTTCCAATTACAATTTGGGATAGAATGACACAAAGAGTGTTATGCGATTACGCATTAGTCCCGGTATTAAGAAAAACACTCATTTATGATAATGGTGCGAGTTTATCCGGCAAAGGTGTTGAATTTACACGAAATAGACTTGAAGAACATTTAATATCTGCATTGCGGGAGTATGGAACAGAGTTCTATGCTCTCGTTTTTGATTTCAAAAGTTTCTTTGACAGCATTCCACATAGAACTTGTTATGATGTTCTATCTCATAATTTTAATGATGAAAGAATTGTAAATATTGCTATGGATATTATAAAATCCTATCAAAGAGTTACATTGATGAAAGAGCCGGACACTCCCGAAAGGGCGGAAAAATTGAGAATCCTTGAAAACAATGGCTCAAATGGAATTTGTCTCGGCAGTCAAGTATCTCAAATAATGGCTCTTGCAGTCCCGAATAAATTAGACCACTATATCAAAGATGATAGAAGTGTAAAGCATTACATTCGATATATGGATGATGGAGTTATTTTCTCTGATAGCAAGGAGTTTCTTAATCAATTATTAAAAGATATGAGAAAGGTAATTGATGAACTTGGGTTGAGATTTAATGATAAGAAAACCAGGATAACAAAAATGTCAAATGGATTTGTATTTATGAAAGTTCATTATTCTATTACTCCGAGCGGCAAAATATTGAAAACACTTACAAGACCAGGAATAACAAGAATGAGAGTTAAGTTAAAGAAATTTAGAAAGATGGTTGATAACGGTGAGTTAAGCTATGATGACGTTTATAATTCAATGCAATCATGGCTTGCACACGCTAAAATAGCAATGTCTTATAATACACAAAAGACAATGCTAAAACTATATAATCAATTATATGATGGTTATAAAATAACAAAGAAATATGAACATTGTAAAGGAGGTAGAACTAATGAATTATTACAAGCTGATAGATGGAACGACTTTTCTTGGGATAGCTACATCTCTGGATATGAGGCGCTATCAGACGAAGCATAACATTATACTTGCCTGTGATGAAGCACAAGCTCAATATGTTCAATTAAACGATGATTTTTATAGAGATAATTGGATGCTGCCAACAATAACTAATAAAGTAGAGTATAGGAATGTTCAGGTAATTCAAATAAATCAAGAAGAATACGAGACACTGTTGGAGGCTATTGAAACAGGAGAAGAAATTGAATTTGATGATAACGATGAACCACAACAGCAGGAAGATGAAATTGTTGACCCAATAGAAGAAGTTACGGTTGATTTTTTGAAAGAAAAGAAAATCCAGGAAATGAGTACAATATGCAATAATATTATTGTTGCTGGATTCGATACTGTGTTAAGCGATAATGAAACTCATCATTTTTCTCTTACGGTACAAGACCAATTAAATCTGATTACTCTTTCCGCTATGGCTTCTGCTGGTGAAACACTTATACCATATCATGCAGATGGTGAACTTTGTAAAATGTTCTCCGCAGAGGATATAAATACAATAATTAATACTGCAACTGCTTTTAAGACATATCATATTACTTATTTTAATTCGTTAAAGGTATATATTAACGCATTAGAAAGTATGTCTGATGTAACAGCAATAACATATGGTGTTTCTATACCGGTTGAGTATCAATCAGATGTTCTGAAGGCATTGTTACAGAACGGTGGTAATTAATATGAAAAAGGTTTATAAAATCCTGTTTTTATTTACAGTTGGTTTTATAACCTATTGCGGAATAGAACTGTTATGGCGTGGATATACCTATCCTCTTATGGGAGTTTGTGGTGGTGTTGCAATTCTTTTGCTTGACCAAATAAATAATAAAATATCATGGAATGTTGATATTCTACTTCAAGGAACTCTCGGAAGTTTATTAATCACAATTTTTGAATATATAATTGGAACGCTGTCCATCAAAGGAATATTGCCGAAAATGTGGGATTATTCAAATATGCCATTAAACTATAAAGGCATTATTTGTTTACCGTTTAGTTTGGCTTGGCTTGCATTATCAATAGGGGCAATAATGCTTGCAGATGCCATAAATTATTACATACTCGGAGAAGATGAAATCCCATACTATAAGTTGTTTGGTAGAACAATTTTAAGATTCAAAGAAAAATAATAAAAGGGCTATAAGATATTTACTGTCTTATAGCCCTTAAATTTTTCGCCATTCGCTTATAAAGTATTCTATCGTGTTATAGGAGATTTTATAAAAGAATGCCATTTGCGATTACAATATGTAGGTAGGCAGAATATTGTAATGCTTTTTCAGTCTCCTTAATTATGTGAGACACCGGTTTCCCATAGTTAAGGATATTGCTTGGTATAAAAAAAATCAATCAATTTTGCCAACAAAACGATAGTAGATTTCGACCTCTTGTTCTTTTACTCCGTCATCTGCAATTGTCGCTTCATGAACAAGTATTTTTTCAATTAGCGCATTTAACAAAGGAGCTGTTAATTCTTGCGGGTCAGTAAAAGATTTAATAAGTTCAATCCACTTTTCTTTACCTACGGCTTCTTCTCTTTCTTCTTTTAATTTTGCGGAAAGAGTCTCAATCAACGATTGTAATTCATCCTGCTCTTGCTGATATTTCATTGTGAGCATATTGAAGTTTCTTTCATTGATTTTGTTTTGTAGCCTATCTTCATACAGTTTTCCAAATAACACATCGAGTTCATTCAGACGTTTTTCTGACTTCTTAATATCTGAAATTGCTCTTTGTTGAGATGATGCAAATTCTTTGTCTCCGTTCTTCGTCAAATATGATATAAGTTCTTCTTCATCGTTTTGCGCTAACGAAGCCCAATACTTAATACGAGATAGAACATACTCATATAGAGTATCATATCTTATATAGTGCATTGAACAGAATACTTTACCCATTTGACCATATTTACTGCATGAATAGTAACTGAAAGGATTTTTGTTGGCTTTGTTAGTTCCAAACCTTAATGACCATCCGCAATCAGGGCATTTGACCAATCCGGAAAATAATTGTGTGCCATTATCCTTGGTTGGTCTGCGCCGTGATTTTATCATCTCTTGAACTGTTTTGAATAGTTCTTTGTCGATAATTGCTTCATGCGTATCTTCAATTCTTAACCATTCGCTTTCTGGTTTACGCACTTTCTTTTTGCTCTTAAATGACAATGTTGTTTGTTGATTATGAATGCTATTGCCAATATAAGTTTCGTCTTTAAGGATGTGTTTGACCTGTGCAACAGTCCAAAGATATTTCTTTTCTTCCGGCTGTCCTTCAAAAATATGTGCGAATGTACCGTTTCGTTGATAGTTAATCCATGAAGATGTTGGAACTTGTTCTTGGATAAGTGCTTTTGTAATTCTTCCTGCTCCCATTCCTCTGGAAGCATAGTCATATATTTTTTCGATTATCCAACGAGTTTCTTCATCAATGATGAGTTTCCCAGGATTGTCAGGATTCTTTTTATAACCAAGCGGAGCATAAGCAGAGTATCTTTCTCCCATTGCGAATTTAGTTTGCAATGCAGCATGAACCTTTTTGCTTATATCTCTTGCGTACCATTCATTTATTATATTTTTGAATGGGGCAAATTCGTTGTCTCCGTTGATACTGTCAACACTGTCATTGATGGCAATAAATCTAACATTGTGGCTTGGAAAATATAATTCTGTATATTGACCTGTTAAAATATAGTTTCTACCTAATCTTGAAAGGTCTTTTACTATTACACAATTAATCTTCTTGTCCTCAATGTCTTGTATCATCCTCTGAAAATCAGGTCTGTCAAAATTAGTTCCAGACCATCCATCATCTACATATTCATCATAAATATTGATATTGTGGTCTGTCGCATATTTTCGCAACATCTGTCTCTGTGTAATGATACTTGAACTATCACCTTGAAGTTCATCGTCCCTACTTAATCGTAAATATAGACCAGCATCGTAAGTGGGTTCTATCATAAACTACCTCCTTATAGTTCAAACCCGCACTCACAATATTCTGCCTAACTGACATTATACCATAAGTACGGGTTTTGTTCAAGTGTTTTTCTAAATTATTTTTATACCGAAATTATAACTTTTTGTGAAGGTGTTAATTTTGCTTCCTTTGCAACGGCTTCTTTGATAATTTCGGTTATTGTTTTACCCTTATTCTGAAAATGTTCAGTAATAATAATTCGAGTATTGTTATGTAAGAAATATTCTTTATCTTGTTTTTTATCTGTCATAAACGCCTTTTCCTCCAATTGCCCTCTTGCAAACTTGAAAGAAAGAGAGATTTACCATTTTGAGCTTCTTCAATCGTATTAAACACCCTCATTTTTAAGCCGGATTTACTATATAAAACCAAATCAGGAACAGGATTATTATTGTTTTTCGTAAAACAATATGACCTCTTTTTCTTATTATTTATTCGATATAAGGTCATTTCTTCAACGTTTACACATCTTTCATATTTTGAATAAGTTAAAACATAATATTTCTTCCCGATAACAAGTTGATTTGCGCAGTGTTCTTCTATAATTTGTAACGCATCTGCCAATCCAACAACATATTGCTCTTGTTCTGGTGTCATATGTAAAGAACTACTTTCAATGTCTATCTTTCTTTTTATTTCTTCGATTATCTCATTCATTAATTTTTGCCGGTACTTCCAAACCCACCACGGTCAACATCATCAAGTTGCTCCGTCTCAATGAATTCAATCTGTGGTTGCTTCTTGACAATTCTAAATTGACATACTCTATCGTTTTCTTTAATTTCTGTGTCACGAACCGCATATGCCGGGAAGCGCCAAATATCGTTGTTGCCAGAATACGAATTATCTACAACGCCCATATGATTTGTCTGAATGATTCCCCAAGTCTTGAATGTAGAACTGCGTGGTACAATATGAGCCTCATAACCATCTGGCAATTTCATTGATACGCCGAGACTAATCAATTTGAATTCTCCTGCTTTAAGAGTTATATTTTCTGCTGCACGCAGGTCAATCCAATCTCCAATTGCAATTTTCTCGATTTTAGTCAAATTTGAATTATGATATTTAATCTTGATTTGTTCCATTTTTACCTCACCTGTTTATTTCTTTAAGATATTTACTTTTGGTTTCTGCCAAATATTTTTCGATAAGTCTACTTTGGTCTTTTGTTTTGCTATATGCAATTACATTGATGGTTTCTTTACCTTTTCTATTAATCCCGTGATTTGCAAGATATTTTATATTATGTTCAACAAGATAGTTACAAAGGTTAAGAACATCATCCATATCGCTACTTGTTAAATGGAATTGCCATTTATCATCTTTTCTAAATTTCTCTAAAACCGGAAAAGCAATCAAATTGCCTATGCCGGATGCAATTGAAATAATGATAATAGTAATAATTGAATCGTCTTTAACGACCTTTGATATGATTAAGTAGAATAATAATTGAGATATAACAACCAAAATAGACGAAACGATTTTTGCTCCACGATACTGTAATATTGATTTTGCCGTTGTAATGATATTATCTAAAATCTTAATAACGAACAAAATAAAGTATGTCATTTATTCATCTTGCTCCAATACATAAAGACCACAATGACATTCTCCGCTTTCTCCGCGTTCTATCATTTCTCTGAATTCCTTACACATACATTTTGTATCGGGAGTTTTTGAAAGCCTACAAGGGCAATATCCATCATTATCTTTTAATTTCATTCTGATTTCGTTTACTATTTCGCTATTGGGATTTGTTTTTATTCTCATTGTAAAACCCTCCCTATGAAATCCTTTTCGCATATTGGTTATCGCTTTGTAATTTAACTCCCAAAACACTATCCATATGCGGTTTTTGGTCTGGAATATATCTTCCGTATTTTATGATGATGTTAGGATATTTTTTAAGTAAATTATAATAGTTATAATAATTGCTTGTAATTTCTTCTTCCGTATATCCGGTGTATATAATAATATCATCGTTGTTGTTTTTGTTTCGTAGGAATTCAATGAACAACATTACATTATCAATGTCATCAAATGGTTCTAATCCGCCGAAAACAACAGCCATAGAGATATTATTGTCGATATATCTTTCGACAAGACTTTCAACTGATATTTCAATATCCGGGGAGTTGGCAAGTGCGCCATTTTGACACACTTGCCTACCATGTAATTTATCGCACTTAAAAGAACAAGAATGGCATCCAATAAACATTGATGGAAGTTTATAATTTACAAAATCCTCATCTATTAAGTTTTTGATAAGCATTTATTCACCAACCATTTCGGCGTATTCATACCATTTTCTTGTGTTAAATTCTCTGAATCTATCTTTTGAATAACTTCTTGTCGGAACAAGATAGCCAACAATTCTTTGGTATGTATCAAATACAGGTTCTCCGCAAACAGGACAAATATCAGTTCCAACAAATCCGTGATGGTTTTTGCATTCATTGATTCGTGTGTTAAACGCAAAATAGATTACATTTGATAATGCGATTTTGTTCAGAACATCCCACGCTGCATCGGAGTTCGGGAAATTAGATTCAAGATTGATATGACTGATTGAACCGCCAGAGCATTTAATATCAAGAATAGAACTCAATCTTAATTTCTCTTTTATGGTACATTTCGCTGAAAGAGGAATCCATTGATTTGAATAGATAAACTTTTCATTCAGGTTATAGAGTTGATTATCTTTCTGGCAAAGAATAACCGCAGCCCTTTCTGCTGGAACACTTTCGATGTTAAATGAAAAGTCGTTTGTAAATGTGTCTTTTACATCATTCAAAACATCAAAAATCTTGCTTGCGAATCCGATACCTTCATCTGTATATGAAATATAGCCGAATTCATCTGTTTTCGTATAACCAAAAGCCTCAATCACTTCATACAAACCGAGAATACCGATGGTGCAATACTGCTTGCTCATTTCAACTGCGCCATCTTGGTAGTTTGGCAAAAGTCCTTTTTCTACATTTCTTTTAATGATATGGCGAATAGTTTCGAGTGTCTTGCAACAAAGAAGTGTTCTTTTGCGGAGCAATGCAAGATATTTCTTTTCATCACATTCAGTCTCTAATGCAATACGCATAAGATTGATTGTATTTACCTTTACAGAGCCAATGGAAAGTGCCGTACCACCAATTGAATTAATAAATCCACTTAATTTTGTAGTGTCTGATAAAAGCCTGCAACAGTTTGAAAGTGTTGTGACATCTTCACTAATGAAGAAATTACTATCGTTCCATTTCATATTGTGGTCTGAACACCATCTTGCAAACTCATTATCAACAAAAACATTGTAGTTTTTATTTTTAATCATTTCATTTGCTTCATCTTCTGAAATGTCGTTTCTTTTCAGGAGCGAATATGTTAATACCGGGAATGTAAACATATTCTCGCTTCTGATACTTGATACAACTTCCATAAAGGTTTTTTGATGTTCAATAAGTTCTTCAATATTGTCAATAACGAATGTTCCATCTGGATATTCCATTCCGCCGAACAGAGATTCGATATAGTTTCTATCGAAGATTGAAACATTAACGAATGCAGTTTGGTCAATTCTCATGAATGGCTGATTCAAACGATAGATTAACTTTTGGAATGACTGTCTCAAATAATAATCATCATTCTTAATTGGATAGCCTGTTTCACAATCCTTTTTCCAAAAATAATATGTCCAAATCAAAATGTTTGGAATTCCAACTGCGCCGGAACTTCGATTTGACATATAACTGATGAACTCAATTACATCATCAATAAATGTGGTGAGATGTTTTGGCGGCTGATTGTTGTAGTTTTTCAAAAAGAACAAACCTTCAGTAGCCAGACGAGTAAGGTCATAAGCGTAACAATATGGTAAGTATGTAGAAGTCGGTGCATCATGCAGATAAAATCCACCGTTATATTCTGTTTCAAGCCATTCTTTTGCAGTTCTTAAATTATATTTCTTTTTCAGTTCGTAGAAGATTTTATTGAGTGCAAAAAGTTTATCTTCTGATTTACCTTTTTCGCTTAACAGACTGCGAATGTCTTTATTTGAAGCGTTTGCATTAGCATCAATGGTTACATCTGCAATATTTCTGTCAATAAACCCATCAATGAAATCGGAGAAATTAAGTTGTGATTCGTGAATCCCATTGAGGATTTCAAAATCTTCTCCGTATTTATCGCTCAATGATAAAAGAGATTTTTCAAAGTCTCTATTTACTTTAATCGGTATGTTCAATTCTTTTCCTCACTTTCGTTAATCCAGTTATTAGCCTCCGAGAATTGCAACAGTTTACCGTCTACTGAAAGCACGGGAACTTGGTCAATGCCGAGAGACACCATTGTATCGACATCGTTGTTTTCTGTGTATTTTATGTTCTTATCCGCAAGTTTCTTTTTTAGAACATTACACTTTGGACAACCTGTTGAATATAAAATAATATTCATTTTCTTCTCCTTTACACCAAAAGATAATTTATTATGTAATCCGCTGCTTCTTCCAATGTATCTTCCTGATGGAATATACCGAGAGAAATCCACGGATGATTAACATTAGGTTTTCCAACTCCAACAACATAGATGTTTTTATTTGACATTCTGTTAATAGCTTCGACTATACCAAGTTCAATATGTGTTCCTATACTGTCTGATATTGATGATAAATCAACTATTACAATATCGCTATCTATGAGTTGGTTAATTTCCCATGTTCTTGATTCGACATCATTTTTGATGTCATTTTCTTTATATTGATAATATAAGGGCGGATGAACAAAAGATATAGATTTGTCAGAAACAGAAGTAATTAAGTTTTCTATTTCTTTTCTCCAATTCATTTGACTTTTATAATCAAGTCCGCCCATCTTTCCGGCAGTGAATATCTTGAAAGTTTTCATAATTCACCGTCAATTATTTTTCTTATTTCCGAGTAAACATCTTCGATTGATTTTTCATAGCCATTATTCTTAATAACATAATCTGCTTCATCAGCAAATCCATCGAATTGACCAACATCTGAAATGTTTCTTCTGTATGCTTCATCAATGTCATCTCCACGCCGGAGAATCTTAATCATTCTTGAACGCCTATCTACATCAAAGTAGATTGAAATAACCTTTGTTCCAGGATTGGTTTTAGCCCATCTCTTTAATGAACGGCAACCATGCGGAGTTAAAACAACAACATGATTATTACCATCATCATAATCTTTTTTTGCAGAGCCATAATTCCAACCTCTATATTGTGCGCTTTCGATAAAAGCATTTGCGGAAACCATATCGGTAAATTCATCATCAGAAATAAAGTGGTAATCAATACCGTTTTGCTCTTTATCTCTCATCGGTCTTGTTGTGTACGAAACAATTTTAGTGAAAGAACTGTCTCTTTCTTTTATGAGTTTTTCGATTGTTGATTTGCCGCTTGCACTTTCTCCAACTAAAACCACAATCATTATCATTCCTCCTAATTAATTGAACTTATATCTATGTTAAGAGCTTCTGCTTGCTCTGATATAGTTAAATCATTAAATGTGTCTTTCAAATATTCTTTTGCACATTCCTCACAATAGTCCTCTCCGTCTATTGTATATTCCGCTCCTTCATCTCCGCATATGTCACAATAATAAACTGTAACGTGACTGTATGGACAGCTTCTACCAAGACAAGGCAAACCGCAGTCTACACAGTGGTTTTCAGTTCGTTTCATTTTTCTTTTGCTTTCTGCCGCAACTATGCTTCTCCGGGCAATACCCAAGATATTCACATTTCGGCATCATCTGATTTTTAATTATGTACGCCCATTCATCAGAATAATTTGATAATGCTGTTAAAATATCGTTGAACATTCTTCGATATTCCCAATAAGCGCGAGTACACATTCTTTGCTTTGACATATCAATAAGATTGCGCAAATTTCTTTTATCTACAATCTTTGTTGTCATTCCAAGAGGAAGCACTAATGCACTATCTTCTCTCGGAATTCCGAGTGCTTCAAGTCTTTGACCGGCTATCGAAATCTCATTCATGATGTCTCTATAAATCTTTTCAGCCGTTTCGTTGTTTTTAATTGTATCGGGAGTTATATACTCAAAATCTTTATAATTGATATACCTTGTGGATGCTTGTAAGCGAGTTGGAGAGCCACCGAGATGTGTGTACCATTCTCTGATAACTCTTGCGGAATAACCATCAAGAACAAGTTCAACATTTACATATTCGAGTGTTCTTCCGTGATTTGATTCAATACAATCAAGACCGCGCTTGTAATTCTTTTCTGCATCTTCCGTATCTGCGCCCCAACAAACTCCCGCTCTTGCACCAATGAGTGAAATTGGATTTTTTGTGGTTTCCGGAAGAATAATAACTTTACCCATTTTGACCTCCTTGATATTTTTCAAATAATTGTCCGAGTGTAATACCGTTGAGTTTTGCCAGACCAATGCTTATAGCGCATATATTCCTTTCTGTGCTTGCACCAAACATTTGAGAAAGATAATCAGTTAAATTAGAATATTCAGTAGACAAAAATTCTTTTGTTAATTCCTCATCTGATATTTGTTCATCTTCTCTGATTTCTTTTTCTGATTCGATGAATTCATCAAGGGCATATTCATCATACCAACCAGTCATTTCTTCATTATTTACCTTAAAGGAATGCGTTGGGCAACTGTCAAGATTGCAACCTTCTGCACATCTCCACCAACCCCAATCTTCTCTCCATTCTTCATCGGGAACATTACAGATTTTTTCAAAATCGTCATCTGATAATTCCCAAACTTCATATCTTGAATCTCTATATGTGTTTTTGGCTTGTATGCCTAACGCCGGAAAAGAATTGCGCAATTCATCTCCACCCAATATCTCAACCACTTGTACCACCTCTGTTTTTAGCCTCATAAGACTTATTTTCAAATGTTATGCTTACTTCACGCTCAATCCATTTATTATCGAAATTATCATAAATAGGAACTTTACGACTCATCTTTATTTTGATTGGAGTGCTTGATTGGGATGCTTCTTGCACACATGAAATAAACTGCTGTTGTAAAACAAATCTTGGTGCTTTAATTGTTTGTGTTGTTTTCTGTTGTCCGTTCTCTATTTCAAAAGTACAGACATATAATTCCATTTCTTCAAATATCATAGTTATAATTGCTCGTCATACATTTTTGCTGTATTGATAAGTATTTGTTTTAATTGTGTGTTCATATTGAATCTACTTGCGTTTGCCTCAATACTTTTCAATAAATTACCGTCTATTTGCCGGAGAGAAGAAGCCTTCCAATCGCAAAACATTTCAACAATATCTACAAGGTTCATATCATTGATACCTTTATCGAAGTGTTCTGGATGATGTCTATAATTTGCATAATGGTGCTGCAATGCGCCATTCATTTCTTTTAGACAGTTCAAGTATTCTTCGCTGCCGTATGTTGTCTCTGCAAGTTTTGGAGTATATTCAGCAAATACCTCAACTTCTGGACTTTCTAATTTTGTTTTGTCGTGTTCTATTCCTCTGATTGTTAATCTGTTTATGAAGAATTGAATAAACTCACGAACTTTTTCAATATGCTTATATGTTGCAAGCTGACATTCTTCAATTGTCATGAATTCCATCCTTTCATTAAAAATGTAAATAAAATCATAGTTTTATCATTATAGATGTACTGGTAAACCCAAATAGGATGGGCTTTGCGATACCATTTAATTTGGTCTTTTTCCGTCTTATTTATTATATCACTTTACATAAGTAATGTCAAGAGGTTATTCCAAATTATTTTTAATTTCTTAATTCGACCAAATATTTAATCGTACACTGTTCTTCTTTATAAACGATTATTTCATCATTGCGCAGCATACTGCCTTCATGTGCGTGTAAACAGTTTGCTCCCGGACAATTTCTTTGCAAGGCATCATAATTAAATCCGTAGTATTTACTATCAAATGAATACACGTCATATGGCTTTCCGTATGCCACATCCATCAAAGCCATAAATCCAGAGTTTGAATTTCCTCTCGCCCAATAACTACCGTCCAGACTTGTATATCCTAATGACTTTCTTGCTTTTGGTGCATAATAGATTCCATATCCGAACATCTTTCCGGTTATAACTGCATTTGTTGGACGAAGAACCAAACCGCTTTGAATAATCGACCACCAATTCTCGTTTCTGCTTCCGTGGAATAAGAGTCTTACATCTTTAATATCATTGTCTTTAACAAATTTATCAAATCTCTCTTGTGTACGAAGATTTGTAACTTTCCATGCTTTATGGAACTTATCGGAGCAAGAACCAAGAGCAACTTTAATTTTTGCAACATCATCAGATGAGCATTCCTCAAAGACAAGTCCAAGATGTTCAAGAATTGTTTTATCATTTACAGGATTATCATTTTTGACTTCATCTATTGTCTGTTTTTGAACAACCTGACCTTTCATAACATCAAGAAGGTCTTGCTCTCTGCTAATAATCTTGTTAAATTCATTGCTATCTTTTGCTATGTAATTTCCGACAGATGACATTTTTCTCGGAATGGTTGTAAACAGTTTTAATAAAGTATTATTAAACTCATCAACTTGCGTTATATCAAGTAATCCGGTAATAATAGATTGCGCTTCGTCAACCATTGCCTGTGTTACTTTGTTTGACGATACTGTATAGTTTTCACTAATGACTTTCCTTGCCATACTTTGTAATCTATCAACAATATCGGCAATAACTTTATTTTCAATATCCTTATATTCTGATTGTGTCGGCTTTTCTGTGCTAATTAAATCTTGAACAAGGTCTGTTTGGTCAACATATCCCTTTTTGACCTTTTCATTATATTTTGAATTCCACTGGCTAATAGGATAAGTTCTGGTTTGTGAACTGCTACCTATCCTTCCATAAGTAGCAGTCCAGCTATCTCCATGTGGTGTCATATCATAATACTTATTGTTGTTAGCACCAGCCGTAACCATAACCAAATGACGTGGTGTGATTTCCGGCATAGTATTCACCTCAAAGTCTACAAATTAAAATTTCAATGTCTGATTCTCCAAACACATCTTCGATTACATCTCTGACCTGCTCCCAATCGAGTTTATCAAGTCCGCAGCCAATAAGAGGCATTGCAAGTTTTGTGATGTCATAGTCCTCGCATTGTTCTCTCATATCAATGAGAGTGTCGTAAAGCGTATCATATGTTGGTTTATGGAAACATCTTGCTTTTGTTACAAGATTAAAAACATTGTCAACGAGCAATGCTCTACCAACATTCGCATATTTCTCTCCGTCAGGGATTGCATAATTACGATGGAGCTTAAACTTCATGTTATAAACTTCATCAAATTTCTTTGCAATTCCAGCACCAAGAGCATAATCACCGCTAATACAGTGAGCAAGATAATACCCTTGCGGTACAGTAAATAAATCTTGTGTAATTTCGTTAATAATCATTTTGTTCCTCCGTTATAGTGTTATTCACCCTTATTATAAATCGTTAAGTTTATGATATGTTGTAATCCACAATTCGCTTGTACCAGGAATGGCTTCCCATTCACCGGTTTCTTCATTTTTCTTAACCTTTGGCTTTTGTTTTGTTCCATTTATTCTGACTATATTACCAACAGCAAGTTTTTCTTTGTTGAATGTTTTTTTATCAATTTTGCAATCTAATGTTGTTCCGTTTTTCAGAGAATACATTTTTAATCTCGGAGAATATTTTGTATCTACTGAAAGAACAGCCGCCATTCTACTGTATCTATCATCGGCAATTGTTATATATCCGAGGTATTCTGTTTGAGCATTTATCTGCTCTGAAAGTTTTCTCGGAGGCGCTGTTAAATAGTTAATGGCAACCCTAACGAAAGATTCAAAATCAACACTTGTAAACATTTTTTCTGTTTCTTTGCCAGAATATTTTCTTATTAAGTCCAAAGGAATATTAAGTTTTTGAAGCTCATCTTTTTTGAATTGGCTTCTGTCATTAAATTTATCAAAGAAATCATATTGAGCCATAAGCAAATTCGCATCACCAAATTCCGCAAAGAAATCCAATTCAATCAGAATTCTTATTTGATTTTTCTTTGTACCGGTCTTACTGCAAATGTCCTCTAATAAGTCAATGAAAGTATCATATTTATTGTCTTTCAGAGTATAGATTTCATCTGCAACTTTGGCGTTCATATTTTTAATACTCTCTATACCCTTATATATGCTGTTGTCATCTTTCGATGGTGCATAGTTACTTTTTGAGAATCTAAACTTAATGGGTTTAAGTTGAATTCCAAAGTTTGATAATTCATTCGTAAGTTTTAGAGTTCTATCTGAATCGCCATTATAATAGTTAAGCGCAACCGTGTAGTATTCAAGCGGATAATGCGATTTCAGGTACGCCCCATACAAACTATCATAGGCGTAGGATAAAGAGTGAGATGCGTTAAAGGAATACTTTGCAGCCTGTTCAACAACAGTCCACGTTTCAATGAATCCTTCTTCTTTGCCTACTCTGTTCTTCCAACCAACAAGGAGCTTCTTTTTAAGGTCTGCAAGTTCTTCTTCTTTGAATTTCTTTTTTGCAATCTTTTTGATAATATCGTATGAGCCGGTTTCTGGAATACCAAGCCAAATCAGATATTTCATAATCAATTCCTGATAAATCATTCTGTGCTTACCCTCAACAAGAATTTCATCGAGTTCCGGCACACCGGTTGTGTATGGTTTTCTATCAATGAAGTCTTGTAAAAGACTTGCGCATCCTGGTCTGATAATCGCAACAAAAGCAGACATTTCTGAAACACTTTTCGGACAATACTTTGTTACAAGACCAGTTGCAAAATCACTATCTGCCTGATTGATTGTACTGGTTAAACCTTTTCTATAAATATCAAAAGTTTTATCATCAAACAGTTCATCAATCTCTTTGATTGTCGGAATCGGAATATTTGCGAGTTTACATACGTCTCTGATTATCGCCCATACAGTTACGGTTAAATAATCGTTTTTCAGATATTTATATTTATCGCAATTATAACCATCAAGTAAGCAGCACAGTTTATCTTTACTGGTTCTTACCAATCCGAGTTCTTTTCTAACTGGCTTATCATACAAAAGCATTGAACATGGAGATTCGCTTATGCTCTCGATAACACCAACAAAGCGTTTACTTTCTTTAATGATGTCTTTCCATTTATTATCGTTTTCATACAATTCAAGGTTTTTAGCAACATTATCATATTCTGAAATGTCTTTTCCAATTCCCTTGCAATATGTTCTGAATGCAGAAGCATCTTGAAGTGGTTTCCAAGCAAGCATCCATGCACAATTTTCTGCCCCAAGCAAATCTTCTGTTGCTTTAATAAATGGAACTCTATCTGTTGTATTAAGGTCAATATCTGGCAAACTTCTTGTTCCGAGAATTCTTTCAACAGACATAAACCTTGTCGGGAATAGAGTAATTGGTGCTGATACTCTATCAATATCTGTTAGTCCGAGAAGTTTAGTAATATAGAATGATGGGGCAGAACCACGCCCCGTGTTCGTTAAACGACCATCATATTTTTCTTGACCGTCTTTCGCCACCTTATAATCAATAAGGAAATAATTTGCCATATTTGTTCTGTCAACAATATCCAATTCATAGGAAATAGCATCTGTGTATTTCTTCCATAATTCCTTTGGAATGCTATTTCTTTCAATTTTCCATTGTTCTCGGATAATGGTTTTTAAGTCCTCCATTGGTTGAGCAGAAACAGATGGTAACTTAATATCATCATTTATGAGAGTGATTGGTTCGCATTCATCAAATATCATAGTATTATCTAATGCTGCTTTCACTTGCTCTCTTGTAAGAACACCCTGTTTCTCATATCTGTGATATATTTCATCTTCATCCGGATAATCCAAAACCATTTCATCTTCATATTCGTAATTCATTTCTTTTGCTTTTTGAAGAATCTCTCTATATCTCGAATCTTCTGGATATATGTAATGGCTATCATTTGCGTGGATAATAGGTATTTTTGCTTCTTTACTTAATCGTAGAATTTCTTTATTTACCTCAACCTGAATATCAATCGGATGCGCTTGTACTTCAAGGAAAAAATTCTTACCAAACTTTCTATGTAAGGCAAGTATCAATTCCGGTTCATTCCAGATACCAGCAACACAGGCAGTTGTAATAACAAAGTTGCTTGGATTCAATGAACATAAAAGTTCATAGTCAATTCTTGGCTTGTAATAGAAACCCGTAGAGTGTGCTTCTGTCATAATGTCATTTAATTGCATTACACCGTCATTGTTCTTGGCAATAACAATTAAGTGTTTATTGCTTCTATCTTTTTCAAACCTATCCTTGACATAATATGCTTCTGTGCCATAGTGCATTTTCAAGCCATATTGTTTGGATAATTCCATCCATTCAAATATATTTCCTGTAACACCATGATTGACAGTAAATACAGAATCATGACCAAGTTCAATAGCACGTTTACAATATTCTTCTGGTTTTACTACAACATCCATAGCCCACGGATTGCCGTAGTGGTCATGTTTATGGTAATTCTTATACATATTTCACCTTTTACTTGAAGCTATCTTATACTCACAACTGTTTCGGAAATTGCACAAATTATGGCAGTAAAAGAAATCTTCTGACGGTTCATAATCCTTTTCTTTTTCGATTGTTTGTAAGGTGTCCCTAAACCATTTTATGGTTTCATCGTATTCGTCTTTGATGAACGGAATTGTGGCAAACTTGCCGCCATCCTTAAAATGATTCCATGTGATTTCTTTTGGATATTCGCCATAAATCTGATGGATTGCATGGCAGTATAAGTACATCTGCTTTTTATATAATTCAAAACTATGCTGCGAATTTTTCTTTACATCACCATTTAACTTGAAAGGATATTCAGCACTCTTGTGGTCAAGAACAACTATCTTCCCATCCCTTTTATCTCTTAACAACAGGTCAATATAGCCAATGAAATCATATTTGTCTAATTTGAATTTTGTTTCAAGTTCAACTCCAAGAATCTCATAGTCTTTTAACCAATCAATATCGAGGCTGGCGAAATAGTCTGCAATCAATTCAAATGTTTTGTCCATTGTTGATTTTTTGACCTTATAGCAAACATAGTCATCATAATGGTCTATGTAGTAATCGAGAGCATCTTCAACTTTCAATTCTCCGGAGAAAATCATTGCCAATATCTCATGAACATAACTGCCTACTTCTGCATAGTAGTTACCTTCAGAAAGATATTGTTTGTCATCATTGATAATGTAATCTAAATAAAATTCATACTTGCAATGACCAAAACAGGTGGTACGAGAATATGACCAACGAGTTTTGTGTTCATTATTTTGCACTTCATCCATATCCTTACACCACCTTTCTTTTATTGAAATATAATTCTTCCCATATATCTAAACCACAGTCAGCCGGAGCGTTCTTTGCTTTTGCACCACCAAGTAACTTTTGCGGGTCATCAACAATATAAACATTTGTCACTCTGCGCAAAATATCAAGATTTTGTTTTACTTCATCTTTTTTGTAATTAACATCTGAATCATAAGCAAGAACAACATTGACCTTTAACTTTACAAGCAAATCAATTTGTTCGGGAGTTAATGTGTGCTTTTCGGCAGAAGCACAATTTTTATAACCCCATCCGTATGCTTTCATTACCGATTTAATTGATTCAAAAATAATAATTTCGTTTTCTTCTTGAACATATGGGAGAGTTATGTTCAATCCCTGAAAGTAATCCATTACTCCGACTTTGTAGTAATTAATGTATTTTGGCAACTTCAACGCCTTATAATTGCTATATCTTGTTCTTCCTTTGATATTAATTAAATTCCCATCAATATCATAAACAGGGTAAACAATTCTGTTACCGATTGTGTCAATTCTAACATCAAATAAATCCATTACATCTTGCTCTATTCCTTCTTCTAACCATTCATCAACTTTGCCTTTCTGATATTTGGTTAGTTCAGAACTTGGAAGAATATCATGTATATATTTTTCTTTAACGCTTTGTGCAGCATTAAATACTCTCAATCTTTTGAGCAATGTCATTGTTTTAGATTGACACATTTTGCCGAGGTCAACATCTGCAAGAGCCGCTGCTTTTGCAACAGCATCTTCAAACTCCATTCCCTCAAAATCCATCAAATAACCAATCATTCCTCCAGATTTACCGCACGAAAAGCAGTAATATGAGTTTTTTGATGGAGTAAATGATAGAGAAGGGGTTTTATCCTCATGCAGCGGGCAATGAGCAAAATAGTCATTGCCACGCTGTTCAAGGTCTAATGTTTGCTGAACATAGGATAAAAGGTCGGCATTATCATTGATTTCTTTTAATGTATCGTCATCATAATTCATCCAACCTTGCCTCCTATTCGTTAAAATTTGCTATCTCTATCGTGCTGCTGTGCTTCGATAATTGTCATTGTGTCGCCCGCAAACACAAAGTCAATATAATCTTCTTCATCATCTTCCTGCATTTGTTCCCCAAGACGATTAACATATATCTTTGCATATGTGTTTCCACATTCCATCCCGTCTTTTGCTATCATTTCCTGGGACTTGTAATCCCATTTAATCCCGACAGAAAGATACCTATTGATTTTGTCGCTATCTGCAACCTCTCCGCTTCGATTTAACTGGCAAGCAGATAAAACAGCTAAATCGAGTTCTCCGGCGATTTTGTTTTTGAGGAAATCACATTTTGCACCAAGAATGTTATAGTTGTCGCTTGTAGATGTTTCGTTTGATTTTATGTAGTCAAATACAACGAATGTTAATCCGATTTTGTATTTGAGCATTTTACATATCGAATACATCTTTTCATTCGTGATGTTTGGGTCATAGATATGCACGAATGGTTGTTCCTTCAGCCAGCCAATGCAAGATTTAATTTTATCTGCCTCTGCTTCTGAATATTGACCGTTTTTTATTCTCTTGATTTCAATTCCGGTCAAATGAGATATAAGTCTTTCAGTGTAAAGTCTTGTTTTCATCTCTGTATCAATAACAAGAGTCGGAACACCATTTTTCAGTTTATGAACAACCTCATTCATGAGCAGAACAGACTTGCCGCGTTTATATTTCGCCTGAACAACAACCAACTCTCCGGTTTCAAATGTGAAATACTCATTGAATATTCGGTATTTAGACGGAATTCCATATAAACCATCTTCCGTTCTTCTACTACATATTTCGTTCCAAATATCATCAATGTCATTTCCGATAGTATGTACTTCTTTTGAAGATATAAATTTTTGAGTTAGTTTATCAAGCTCGTCATATACGTTGTTACTCAATACATCAAGGTCGCAATCCTTATGAAAACAATCGTCTGATATTTTGTTTAAGACTTTGACCAAATCACGCTTAAATGCAAGAGTTACAATGTTGTCTGCAAGCATTTTATATTCTTCAAGACTATGCCGAGCCGTTTCTTTATAAAGTTCCATGAACTCCTGAACAGATGGCATATTGTACTTGTCTATTGTTTTTGCTACTCCCGGATGACTTTGTAATTTGTTTGAAACATTGTAGGCATCAATGTTTGTAATCCCATCTTTATAGAGGTCTTGAATCGCCCAATATATGCAGCCATTTTCTACACCGTAGAAATAGCCTGGGTGGAGATAATCAGTATGTAGCACGAATTCGGGATGATAAATCAGCGTTCCAATTACTCCGCTCTCTGATTGAATATCTGAAAGTTCTGATACATCCATCACTGCTTACCTCCTCCTAAAATGCTCTTAAATCCAAATGGCTTCTGATTTAGTTTGAATGTCGGAGCATCTGAACTATCATCAGCAGTAAAATCAGATTGTTTCTTAATTCCATTCTTCGCTTTCTGCTGTTTCTCATAGGCATCCTTGATATTTGGTTTATCCACAAAATATTTGAAGCCGAGAGGATGCCTTAAATTCAAATTGTTCTTAACAATATAGTCAAAAACAAATACAAGATAATCGGAGGAAACACCACGAGCAAGAAGCTCGTTGAGGCAACTGAACAACTGACTATAAACAACTGTTTTGCTTATATGTAAAACCCATTGATTCTTGATATACTGCAAGTCATTCTTTGTCTGCTCATCTTTCCATTCGCCTTTTTTCTTTTCTTTAAGGCAATCAGAATGATAATACGCGGTTTTGCCGACAAGTTTATAATCATCTTTTGTAATATCAATCTTCTTATCTGGATGTTTACAATTTATATATCTACAAGTTTTAATGTCAGTCTGTTTTCCCATTTTATTCTTCCTTTTCTAACAGGTATGTAGCCTCCAAATCAGAAGTGTGCATAGCAAGAACAAGCGGGTATTTACGAATTGCAACACCGAGCGTATTCCAACTTTCTTTTGGTTCTGTAAATCCCATGTGCCAACGAATAGCATACCGTTCAACCGGTTCTAACTTAATAAATTCCTCAATCATCATGACAGATTTTTCACCATGACCATATGGAATCTTATCGTCAACTACATATGCAGGAGCAGATACCCAATCAAATCTTCCATTGCTATCAGACTTTGTTCCGTGTTCGCTATAAACCTTTTTATTTTTGATTTCAGTTCCGTAATAATAACTCTTACACAAATCATGGAGCAAAGCGGTTATAATAATGTTTGCTTCCGTAACATTCATTTCACTCCATAATTCACTTTTACACTTTGCGTTAAGACAGTCATAAACATTAAGAGAATGCTCTAACAATCCACCTTCATGGCATGAATGGTATCTTGTTGATGCCGGTGCAGTATAGAAGTCTGATTTCCTAATAAAATCAATCAGTCCTTCTATACCGTCCCTTTTTGTGCTTCTCAATAATTGTTCAAACCGTTCAACGTTCTGATTTTCCGCCATCAATTAAAATGGAAGGTCATCGTCAGAATCCTCAACATCGGTTTCAGGAGCAGCCTTCGCCTTTGCCTTGGATTTTGAAGCTGACTTCGTGGCTTTCTTTGAACCAGCGGAAGCATTACTGGTAGTTCCATTGCTATCGGGGATGTTAAATGCGAAGATTGCATAATTTGTATATCCCTTTTTGGTTTCCGCATTATACGGAGTAGTTACCTCGCAAGAAGTAATCTGGATTGCTACACCTTTGTCGGTAACATTAAGTTCCTTTGCTTTGGTGTGAGCAGAACCAATCAGGCGGACAAATCCATCCTGAAAGTCAGTTTCATATCCATCATCATCCTTGCGCTTCTTGCTGGTACTAATCTTTGCGACAGAGTAATTCCCTTTGTCCTCGATAGACCAGATTCGGGCGAATCCGCCACGTCCTTCGCTATCAGCCTGTCTAAATCCCATATTTTCACCTTTACTTTCTGACCTTTAACAGTCTCTTTTTCAAATTTTCAAGAATGGTTACATCATTGATGTTTGCAATCTTGCCTGTAATTAACTCATCATCTACATCAGGATTTGCTTCCTTTTCGGCTTCCTTGCAGCAGGTGATTGATTCATCTTTCGCTTTATCCGAAAGAGATGATTTCTTCTTGGCAAGTTCGGCAACTTCATTCTGTAAATCAAGCAGTTTCGATGCTTCTTCCGGCAAATCTTCGCCCTCATAGATATAAAGACCAAGACCGTGCATAGCAAGAGCTTTAACCAAGCAACGCTTCAATGACTTGTTCGCATCAACAGAAGTAATGTTTTCTGCTGGAATAGACTTGTTCTTAAAGTCCATAATTGCAAGAACTTCGGTATGTGAAATATCTTCGATAGTTACACACACTTCAACCCAACCTGTCTTTCCATCGTCATGCCAAAATCTTGTGTTTCCACTTTCATCTGTTTGGGGAATAATCTTATATGTAGCCTCCGGGTATTTCTTTTTAACTTCCGCCCAAGCAGATGACCATGAAAGATATGTCAAACCGCCCTTTTCTTTTACCTTGTTACTCACATCAACATTGTTGAGTGTTTCAAAAATACTTTTGTCTGGCATTTCTATATGTTTCTCCTTATTTTGATATTAAATAATTATAGTGTTATTCCTGCTTATTTAGTTAGATACAATCAATTGAACCACCGACCTTTCAAATAAAGGTATCTATATCATCACTCAAAGAGTGTAATTGTATTTTTACTTTTTAATGGCATTATAAATATGACCTTGCTGAATGCTGTCAACAAAAACCCTAAACTGCAAACTTTCAAGCCATCCAATATGACGAATACAATCACGCCAATAAAATAGTGTTTGACCACTTTCTTTTAGTTTTAAGTATTCTTGAACGCTTTTTATCTGTTTTCCTCTTATGTATTGGCGTTTGCTCTCCAAAAATTCATCATACATTTGGTACTTATCGCAATAACGATAAGATGTACTTCCACAATAGTATCTTACCTTACCACTTGGATATTTATATGTATTAGCTTTTACACAACTATTGCAAGGTTTTCTCATATAACCAACTCCAATTTAATGTGCTTCTAAATCTGCCTGATGAAGCACCATAATGTCATTATAAAGTTTTTCTCCGATAAGTCCTTTATCTCGCTTCAACGATTTTTCTGATTGTTTCCACTGATTATATGGGTGCATATGATAATAAATCAGATTTGAGATGTAAACCATATCTTCATTCGTGAAATGTCCGGCACGGTGCATATAGAACATACTGTTATATGCTCCAACACAATGATGTTGATAATAATGACAATTACCATCTATTTCACCTTTGGCATTTGTTCTTGTTTTGGTATATAACTTACCATTATCATGGAGCATTGCAGCATACAGAAGATTATAGTTGTTTGGTCTATGCTCTTGAATGTATGTTCCGGCTTTCGCGCAATGCTCTCCAAGACTCAATTCATGATGTTCGTTTTCCTGGTCAAAATCGTTTGCAATCTCAAAGAATTTACCGAGGATATACTTGTCTTTTGGTTCTGTTACGATTTCGTTGCTTTCATTTATGTAAGAGAAAATGTAATGAATGTATTCAAATCCCTCATTATAATGTGGTGGTGTCCAATTACATTGCATTCTTTTAATTACATCTGCCGGAACGACTCTTTCTCTATTTCTGTTGTTGTATAAACAAGCCTCATATTCGGTAGCGATTACAACACAAATCGGGAAGCAACGAATATTGCGGAGTTCGGATAAAAACTGAACACGTTCCTTTTTCTTAATATTGGTTGCATCATATATAACATCCTTGCCATCAAGCAAATCGTTTTTAATTCTTCTATGTAACTCGCAAAATAGTTTGTTGTTATCTCCTTGTGTAGCTTCGTTTCCAAACATTTCTTCTCTCAATTTATCGGAAGAATGAATTATTGGTTTTACAACAAGCGGAGTAGCAACATAGATACTATCTGCATATCTACTTTTACCACTTCCGGGCAATCCGCACATCATAATTAACAATGGCATATCAATATGCTTCCTTGCATATAAAGGATGTCCTTTAATTGTCGTGGAATAGTAATCCATATATTATCACCTCACTTCCGCAAATAAAATTGCTCTTTTATTGTCATTTATGTCTCACAAAGTCCTCAATCATTGGTAGGTTCAGAGGGTTCTGATTCTGGTGTTACAGCATTTTCGCTATCATCAGTCTGTTCAACGGTTTCTGCCGGAACTTCTGCGGTTTCATCTGACTTCGCAGCAATCTCATTGAACTTTTGCTCAATACCAGGTGCAATCTTACAAAAACGCTTAACTTCATCAATTCGCTTTGCAAACGGAATAGAACTGTCATTCAGTTTGTCGGAAACGATTTTACTAACCGTGAGAATACCAACTCGGATTCCGCGATTATACTGTTCTTGTAACTTCTCTTTGAAAAGTTCCTCTAATTTAGTGTTCTGTTCTTCTGTCATAGCCATAGAATAATTTCTCCTTTAATTTGCTTCTTCGATAATCAATTCTTCTGCTTCTTCCATATCAGGAGCATCAGAAGTATCTTTAATAATCCCTTCAAGGCACTTGAAATAAAAGTTCTTATGCTTGTATGCAGTAAATGATGGTCTGTTGTCAATACGGACAACTACCCCCTCTCGAATATGGTTCTTGCCGATAGGGTCAATACCGTCATAATACTTTTCAACACGTGCAAGCAGGTCATCCCATGTCGTATATGTAAACTTTTCAAAAGTAGGAACACACTTAACGCCCATTTTCTCACATTCAATCTGAACCTGCTCCCACGGAATTTCTACGGCAAAGCCATCTTCATTTGTCAAGGTCATGCGATAGACATAACAATCATTCTGTCCAGGTTCGCAACCGTAGGAGAAAATCGTTTCGTCACCATATTGCTTGGAGAATTCTTTATCTTTGACGAGCTTATTAGAGCATCTTCCCATGATGGTTGTATTTTCGCTAACCCAACCGACAATCTCATAAAAGATTTCTGCGCCCTTTGGAAGTCTCTCTTTGAAGAAATTATGATACTTCTCTCTGAAGGCGTTACTGCCGTACCATCCACCATCTCCGAAATCTCTCAATGTAGTCCGGCGAGTACCACTAACAAACTTGTATTGTCTGGTGGTTTTGTCTTTCAATTTGAAAACCTTTTTCAATACTCTGTTTGGCTTCTTCGTAGTGACCTCAACGGCATTCATCGTTCTTGCGGAAGTACCGTGCATTTTTAGAGTGATGTAGCAAGTGTCTCCGGGCTTAAATGCCTTTTCGTTGTATGCAAGCTGCGCAGTATCAATGTGTTCAACAAAGAAAGGATATGTAACTTTCTGATTGGATTCTTTGTGATTCTTTCTCGTTTTGCTGACATTGGTAGAAGTTCTTCTGCTTCTGTTGCACTTCGGAATATACTTTTTACAAATCTCATATCCGTTAAGAACAGTAATTTGCTCTCCATCAGTAAGTTTCTCAATGTCGGTGTATTTACTCAAAACTTCGATAGGGAGTACAAGCCCATCGGACTGTTCACCTCTTAACTTCAATGCTTTGATATTTCTCTTATCCGGGTCAAGATAACCACCAGTATTATTTCCGTTCTCATCCTTGACTCTGACAAGATTATTTTCTTTTGCGAATTCTTCTCCGAGTTGACCGTCAACAGGGAAATACACAACTTTCTGACCTTCCTTATAACTCAAATCGACAATAACGTTATTGCCGAAAATCGTTGCGCAAAGAAGTCTATCAGCGTTGCTATGCTTTCGTAGTTCTTTAATCGTAGTGACATATGCGCAATACATTTACTTACCTCTTTTCTTTGTTGGTTTATTTGCAGTTTTGCTGTTATTCCGTCTTATTTGTTCATCCTTAAAAAAATATGGAATCGGTTTTGTTTCCATATAACATTTAGGACACTTATATAGACGATATGATTTGCCGTTCTCAAATCTTAATACACGTTTCATCAATGAATTACAGTGTTTGCAAAACATTTTAATCCTCCATTACTGGAACTTCGTTGCCCCAAACATCAAATCCATCGTGTTCCTGCCGAGCATAGAGTTCCAATTTCTTTAAGTCTGGATATAACCTATTGATAATCTCATATGAAATCTCTGGCTTCTGACTATGCCTCTGAACCTTTTCAGTAAACACGGTATGTATCTTTCCTCTTTCTTCGATAGCCACAGGAATCAATTTACATTTATACATATAGAGCAGATATTCATGACCATATCTTACTGTAAATGCTGCTGGAATACCAGTTACCTTATTCCATATCATTCTGGCATGAAGTTTATATCCTAATTCCTCTGCTATCTGTTGTGCTTCAAATAAGTATTTGTCGATAGTCCATAAGAATAATATTGTGTTATCCCCCGAAGCAAGACTTGTAGCTTGTCGCAAATGTTCTTTAATTTCATCGAGTGAACACACCGGATAATCAAGTTCCGTTCCGCTGCTCACCGGTCTAACATTCTTCTTTCCGCCTTTTGCTTGCTTCCACGGCGGGTCTGCCAAAATCAAATCATATCGTTTGTCTGTGTCATAGATATTTATTCTCATTTCACTATCTCCTACATTATACCACATTTCTTTTAATCTGTCAAGAGGTTATTCCGTCTTATTTATAATAATTTTGTAAATAGTCTCCCAATTATCCGCCCGATACATTCCGTTGCCTTCAGCATCGTAATCTTTGTTGTGCGGAGCGGTCATCAGAATTTTGATGTAATCACCATTTTCAAGGTTATGTACTCCATCATCAACAAGAAAATCGGCTTTAATCATCTGTTTGTGACTTGCAATAATCACCTGTGACCATTTGATGTATGGGAAATATTTTTGAATAACTCCCTCAAATTTCGGTCTTACATTTCGATAATCGGTGGAGGTGCAAAGATAAACATTGTGTCCATCGTCCATAAGCTGCTTAACATATTTCACGGCTTCATCTTTTGGTTTCAGTTGATACCAGATTTCCGGCGTATGCAACGGCTCATAGACCTGCTCTTTCGTAAGTTCCGGAAAGAATTTGCTTATATCCCATTCCGTCACTTCTTGATAATGAACGCTGCAACCATATTTCTTATTAAGATAATTACACCATTCTTCGCAAAGATTCTCAATTGTATCATCTATATCTATTAGAATAGTAAAACTATTTTTCATTTGTTAAGTTCCTTATTATAATCATCAATAATTTTTGATAGGTTATCTCTTAATGATATGAGGTTTTCAATTGTCATTGTTTTAACGGATATTTCATCTGGAACAAAAATAACCGGTTTGTTTGGAACTGCGATTTTCATTGCCTTAAAAATATTATATAGTTCGCTTCTTGCAAGAGAACCGTTCTTAAATGTTCCGACAATAATAGTATTATCATCTATCTTATATTCCGCAGTTGTTACATTCTTATTGCTCATTTATTCTACCCATCTCCAAATATAATTCATCAACTGTATTTCCTTTTCTTTGAACACAATCATACATCTTTTCTTCAATTGAATCTTTTGCCTGAAGGATTATGTAAGTACATTTATTATTCTGACCAATGCGGTGTATGCGGTCTTGACTTTGTTTGAATTCCTCATAACTAAAACTTAAAGAATAATAGATGTTATATGTGCAACCTGTGAATGTGAGTCCTTTTCCTATCAACTTCGGATGTGTAAAGAGAAGTTTAATATTTCCACTTTTGAAATCCCGGATAATATCATCTCTATTCTTTGTTTTTGAAGTCAATCCAACACCATTAAACTTTTTAGCAAGAGATTCAATCTCATGCTGAAATTGACACCAAACGATAATTTGTTTATTCCCTAATTCAGATAAAACTTCTTCAAGTAATTTATCCTTATTATTGTCAAAAGTAGTTATGCTCTCGTCTTTGTTGATAACAAACCCACTTGCAACTTCCCGAAGTTTCATCAACTTTGCAGTAAACTCAAACTTGCTCCACTGATTGATATTGGCTTTTATATCATCAACAATATCATCGTAATACTGCCTCTGCTTTTTAGCCATATCAAATCGTCTAACTTCAAATACCTTTTCCGGTAAGTCAATACAATCTTCTTTCTTCAAGAAAATCGACTTTTCTGACAATCTCGAATGGTATCTTTCTTTATCTTCATCGGTCTGATACCAATAATGAGGATTAGCCATATCCTGATGAAAATACCTTGCGAGAAATCCGTAATAGTTATTGCCGAATAAATCAGGTTCAACGAATTTCATCTGCGGAAAGATTTCGCTATTATGGTTCGGAGTAGGGCAACCGCTTAAAACAAATCTATGAGGAACAAAGCCGATAAGGTCAAATATAACCTGCGTTATCTGACTTGACATATTCTTCATTACGCTGCTTTCATCTACAATTGCACAATCAAATCCAGCACGTCTGACTTCGTTTCGCACAATCTTGTAACTTTCATAATTCATTACATAGATGTCTGCTGGCTCATTCAGCAATTTCAGTCTATCTAATTTGCCTCTATCGCTCCATACCTTGATAATCTTTTTGTTTGGATAGAATCTATGGCAATCATCAATCCACGCGGTTTCAATAACGGAAAGCGGACATAAAATAAGACTTTTATTGTAGTGGTCTGCTATTTCTAATCCCATAACCGTCTTACCAGTGCCGGTATCAGAGAAGATGCCATAGCAACCGTGATTTAAGGCTGTATTAACTATCTTCTTCTGATACTCACGCAAAAACGGTGAAATATTATAATCAACGAACTTCTTTTCTTCTGGTTTTGTATCTGAAGGAATTAAACCGACTTGAATAAGTTTCTGAATTGCTGTGTCCGGGAACTGCCACTTACCATTGTGAAATTTTCTACCCTCAATTGTTCTTATGTATGGTATTTGTTCAACCGGTACTGCTAATTCAATCATCCAAAACCTTCCTTATATCATTTAAAAAATAAGGAATTGGTTTATCGTTACTATCATACATAAAACCGAGTTTTGAATAGCCATCAAAATATACCGAAACTCGTTTATTATTTTTAGAAACAATGAATCTAATAAGCGCACCAGCAAATGGCGGAATAATTTTTACATTCCAATCACTATCAAAATGTAAATCAGGTATTTCAGTACACCATTTTCGCCATTCTTCTTTTGATTCAACCATGCTTCTTGTAAGAATATCATCCATCATTATTTTTCTTTGCCTCTCTTTCGGCTTTCTTCCTTGCTTTTCAGCCTTTGCAGCTTCCGACTGTTCTTTACCGATTGCCAACTGCTCCGCAAAACGTTCTTTCATTTGTTCAATAGAATCATCACATTCCAAATCGGCATCAGTCCATGCGGAAAATCTCTTTTCATTTGCAAGGTCATAGAACTCTTTATTGAGTTCGATACCAACTGCATTTCTATGATTTTCGATTGCTACCTTATTAACTGTACCTGCTCCTGCGAATGGGTCTAAAACAGTATCACCAGGACAAGACCAAAGTTTAATGCAACGCTTAACAAGTTCTTCTGCAAATGGTGTAGTATGACCAATTCCAGAGTTCGGAATATTCCACATACCATCCGCCCAATCAGCCCATTCAGCAAGAGTAATATCAGATGCCTTAATTACTTCAAGTTCACCGGCTTTCTTGTAGACATAAACAAATCCTACATTTGCGGCAAGGATAGTGTCTCTTGCTTTCATATTTCTGTAATAAAGGTTTCCCTGCGCCAACATTGCTCTTTGTGCGGAATACTTTCTCCAAAATGCTTTCGTCCAAAGCGAAAAACCATTATCAGAAAAGATTTTGTTAATATCTCCTGTTAAACTCTCCTGTCCATTTCTACCATCTCTACCCAATGTGTAATTATAATCCTCATACTGGATTACAAACTTACCCCCCTGGCACAAGCACTCTTTGGCACTCGGCAATTACAAGACCAAGTAAGTAATAATATTCTTCATATGTCTCACAATTTGATAAGTCTGATGGGTCGTTGCTATAAACTCTCAAATTGTGATAGGGTGGAGATGTAATAATGAGATGGACACTTTCATCCGGCAATTTCTTCAATTCCTTTAAGCAATCGCCGTTAATCCAGTTATTTGTTAATCTCATTTGTTACCTCCAAATTTTTGTTTTATTAAATCTCTATTTGAGCTTCTAAACATCATAAGAAGCATCTCTGTAACGCTTCTTTCTCTTGTTTTTAATCTTGCTTTCTTTACACAATCCAATCCGTATTCTGTTAATTCATATACTCCTACATCATACGGAACATAGGATTTCAATTCTTTGAACATACCTTTATTGAAAACAAGATAGTTATAATCTCCGATGAAATTCAAACCATGACCAGACAACAAATCTTCTTTGCAGGACTTAATTTCATAACAGTAGAAAACGCCTTTTTCAATGCCGCCAACAGAATTATTAACCGGCTTAAACACCATATAATCAACCCTAATAGGATGGTCTGTCGAATAATCGAAAGTCACTTCTTTTGCAGTATAAATTCTCGTATCATTATGAGGATTTATATGTTTTTCTAATTGTTCTGCTAATAGTTTTGTTATTGCTTTTCTATCTGTTGCTTTTTTCAATTTCATCTGCTCTTTCGTTCATAGCGTTTTCAATGGCTCTTATTCTGTCAGGATTTGCGCCAAGGAATATTGCCATTTCCGTATCTTTTATTGCTATCTGTTTCAATTCATCAATCGTATTACATTGACTATATCGTTCCTTGTATGTCATCTTCTTCTAAAACCTGTTTCCATCTGAATTTTCTATCTCCTGGTTTTACCAAACCATCATCTTCTGCCTTAAACCGTTTTTCATAATCATGAACAGTATGACCATCAGATTTGAACGTTGTTGGGGAATCGCTATCCCATTTGAGCAAAAGTTCCCACAAATCCGGATAATTCTTTCTCAATAATCTTAACTGGTCAACGCCTTGATTGTGGCAAAACCAACATCCACCTCTTAATGAATCGGTATAAATAGGGGAAAGAAGATTATTTTCTTCACACCATTTTCTGCAATATGCTTCATCCCATCCGATGTCTACAAGAGGCAAAATCTTTCCAGGAACAGAATGTCTTTTTATTCTTTCAGGTTCATCGGCTGCTATGCCGAGATACTGCACAATATTTTTCTTCGCGCCTTGTGCAATGGCGCTCTTTGAAAACTCTCTGTTTGAGTTGAGTACACCAATTCCCTCTGCCGATTGAGATTGGAAATCCGTAGGGCAGCAATTTTGAGGTCGCTGTTGCACCAAGTTCCTCTTGGAATTGGGAATCCGAGGATTGAGTTGTTCGAGTGGATTTGTTTTGAGTGCTGATGTTGCATTGCAATATGCTCCGTGTCGGAGGAATCCAACTGGATTGTTTTCTTCCCCCTGCGGGTTTCCTGCGCTTCGGAATGTGATAAAACAGTTTCTCGTATGTTACCTTTTCCAATTCTTGTGAGTGCATCAACTTTGAGTCTTGAATTACACCACGGCTTGACAGTGCAAGGGAATCCGTATATGTAACCTGCGAATCTTCCCTTTGAGCCAACTCGGTAGAATTCTTTGGAGTAGGTAAGTTTCTTACCCCCGAACAGCGCAAATATGCTCTACTTCAATTCCGTATCTTTCTTTTATAATCTTATCTGCATAAGACTTAAACTCTACCATTGGCGGTAAATCAGCCGGAATTGTATCAGTAGCCCATACTTCTGCGTGGACAATCCTATCTAATGGATAACCGAGTTGTTTAATGGCTTCAAGACAAGCAATACTATCTTTGCCGTATGAAAGCGATAAGATATACTCTGTATTTTGTTCTCTTTCCATTTAGTTATCCTTTCTTTACCTATGTAATAAAAATTCTATTTTATTCTTTCTTATTGTCTTTCATATCTGCGAAATGTGTCTTATAATTGCCATCTTTTCTTGCTTCAAAACACCAACAACAAGCAACTCCGCATTCTATATCACCATAGCCTTCCACATAACCATTTCTATCAAAAAGAATATAGTCTGGAATTTGCTTACCCCATATTGAGCAATAGTCGTGAATGTGATAATCAGTTTCATCATCCATATCCATAAGTGTTGGATGGTAGTATTCACAATTTGCGCAAGTATGTTTAATGATTTTTGCCATTCGATTTTCCTTTCTGAATTAAACCAATAATCATAACTATCAATTGCAATATGCCAACTATAAGTATTGCAAAAGAAAAGTTGCCGGAAATCATCTCGTTAATTATTGTTTGAATAAATGCCATTATTTGCCCTTCTTGCGTTTAAGTTTCTTTTCTTTAATCATTTTGATAATTCCTTGCGGATAATGAATCCATGCAAGAGAAATAATCCAAGCAATCGGAAGAATTAGAAGAAGAACTCCATAAAATAGACAAACTACAAATCTAATCCCATCCATATTTTTCTCCATCTGCTATAAATCTCAACATACGCTGAACGTCAGCCGGATTGTCAATTTCCTTAAAATGTTCGATTACAGCTTTTGGAGCTTCGTCAGCATTTGAAAAATCATATCGAATTGTATATTGATTTCCGTATGTATAGTTCTTAATCTGTTTATGATGGAGTCTGATTTGAATTCCGTTTGCTGAAACATCTACAAAGTCAATGCCGTCATAGTTATCAAATTCTTTTAATCCATCATCAATGGCTTTCTCTATTTTGTGCAAAGTTTCTGCATGGTCAATTAGCGTTGAAATTGATAGATAAGGTATGCGCCGGAAACCAGAATATAGAGATTTATAATATTCAAGTGCTTTACAAGCATCTTCTTTTGTTTCAAAAATATTGAGCCAACTTGCATTGAATTTTGTAATCTTCTTTACATCAGTATTATCTTTTGGATAATACCAAAGAATCATGTTATAATAACAATCCGGTTTAACTTCTTTGATTTCGCAATTATCAACATTCTTAACGGTGGATGTCAGGTAATAGAAAACCTTATCTTTATTTTCATCGTAAAACTGCTTGACATTGCTTGGTTCAATCATTGTTCTTCCTCCAATCTGTCACGGTGTTATTCCGTCTTATTTTTAACTATATAAATTAAATCAACTCTCTACCACAATTAGGGCAATAGTTGGCGTTTACAAGGTCAAACTGACCTTTTACCTTTGGCTGGCATGAGTTGAATAATAGACAATCGCACTTGGAGCATTTCATTGTAGTAACTCCGCTGCGCTTAAATATATTTCTCATAGCAACATTATCCGGCAAATCTTCTGATTCAATTTGCTTATAAATGTCTTTCATTTTTGAATATGTAGTCCACGCAATCCAGGAATTGCATTCAGCGCAATATACGCCCATCCTTCTTCCTTGTGGTTTCGCATAGACTTTTGTGCTTCCACAATTCGTACACTTAAATTCCATTTATGTCACAACCTCATCGTTTTCATCCTCTTTTATAGTTTCAAGCGCGGTAATCAAATCTGCTTTTATGTTCATTACTTCTTCTTTCATAACCATATCAAGCAATCGGTTAAGAGCAATTCCGATTTCTTTTCCTTTATATCCTAATTCGAGCAAATCGTTTCCGTTAATAGCAAGATACGAAATCTTATATACTTCGTTATTATTTCTGCAATCGCAAACCTGCGATTCCAATACCTTCAATGCAATCTCCATATATTCATTATCTTTACATAACGATTTGGCAAACGAAATAATACTTTCTATCGGGCAACAAGACACTTGGTTCAAGAGTTTTCTTGCATAATATCGAAGCTCAACACTATCATGGCTTTGCGCATATTGTTTAATAATGTATGACCGCGCCCATTCATTTGACTCTGTTAAAATTTTATATCCATATTCTCGAATTTTTACGGATGCTTCAACAACATCATTTGAAAACCGCAATGTTTTTAGAATATCTTCTATATTGTCATCATCAAATATGATAGTCAAACAAGTTGATAAATCTTTATCTGCTTCTGCAAGTCCTGACATTATAAAATCAGTTTCTCGTTCTACATTTCTGTTAAGAAAAGTATCTACTAAATCTAACAGGCATTCTACAATAGGACTCTCTGCTTGAATATCACGGCTGCCATCTCCATCAAAAGAGAAAAACTTCTTAACATCGTAATTGAATTCTGTTGTTTCAAAAATTTTGGTTAATTCGGAGCTAATACGTTCCGCAGAGATATTTTTCAAAAGATGTTTATATTTTTGCATTGAATTATAGGTATCTAAATCAATGTCAAAACCAAACCGCAGAGCAAATCTGATTGTTCTTATAATCCTTAAAGCATCTTCTTGAAATCTATCATCCGGATTGCCGACACATTTGATTACTCTGTCTTTAATATCGTCTACTCCACCGTATAAATCAATCAGACCATCTTTATAATTGTATGCCATTGCGTTAATTGTAAAGTCTCTGCGCATAAGGTCAAGTGAAAGGTCAGAAACAAATTCGAGATATTCCGGATGGCGATTATCTTGATAATCTCCCTCAACACGATAGGTTGTTATTTCAAAAGAATTACTCTCACAAATAGGGGATTGTTCAAGAATAACAGTTACCGTTCCATGTTTTAATCCAGTTGGAACAACATTTTGGTCTTTGAAAATCTCAATGACTTGTTCCGGCAATGCAGAAGTACATATATCCCAATCGTGCGGAGTAAGCCCCATAATGCTATCTCTAACACAACCGCCAACAACATATGCTTCAAATCCAGCTTCCTGCAATCTGTTAAGAAGAAATTCAACTTGCATAGGAAGATTTATTCGTTCCACGGATTGTCTACCTCCTTCAGAAATCTTGCAAGTCTACCATTATGATAGAACACAAGGTCATTTTCTGTAATCCGCAAATCGAAATAGTGTTTAACAATCTGGTGAAAGATTTCTGCATCAATACACTTAAATTCAATCTTATCCGTACTTCCACACATAACCTTCATCCAGCCAATATCACTGATTTTATGTAAGTCGAACATTTCAACTCTTACAAGATTTCCGATTTCGCCAGGACAAGAATTCACAATATCTTTAAGCTGATTCAGAGAAACGCCAACAGGGAAATTAACCGGTTCATTCGGATTTTGAATGGTGATGATGATTTCATCTTCTCCGAGACTATAAATATCAACGCTGTCTCCAAGTTTTTCAATAATATGTTTACACAAATAAGTCATTAGAAAGTTTTCAAACCTAATTTGCTGCTTTGGATTACAAGCACCAAGAACCACTTGACGAATATATTTGCTATTCTTGATATGCTGACTATCCGTAAACTTTCCAACAAATTCTTCCCATGTATTACAAGAATCAAAAATCAATCTTGAATACTTGCGCATGGCGGAGAAGTTTGCCTTCTTCATATCAATAGAAACAAAAGTGCCGCCATCATTCTGCTCAACATAGAGATTTCTTTTCCCTAATCCCAAATCAGGCTTATTGAATGACTGCTTATTGAATTCTTGATAAATAGAATTATCTTTAATATATGTAATCATTCTATCTTTAATAGAATTATACGTTTCAAAATAATCCTGCTCCGTTTTGAAATTCAAAAGTTCGTTGCAAAAATCATCGAACTTTTCTACACAACCATACAGAATATCAAGTGTGGAAAGTCTTTCATAGAAATAAGGATTATCAAATACCGCAATAGGCAAATTGCAATCTTTACAAAATCTTTTCTTTAACTGAATAGAATTCAGAACGTCATCTCTTGTCATTCGCAATTCCTCCGTAAACTACCGCTTCATTTACCTTTTCAACAAGGTCTTTAACTTTTGTTGTGTCTACATCGTCCGGCAAATCAGTATGTGATTTCAAATAGTCAAGTTTTCTTTCGTATTCATCAACAATGTCATAGAATTCTTTTGTTGGTTGTCTGTTTTCGTCCAGATAACCACCATTTCTGATTTTCATTAAGAAATCATGTTCTTTTTCTCTGTATGTGATAATTTGACCATTTTCAAGAATATCAAAACACATCAGATACAGACGAATAAGGTGCATCATGTGCTTCCCTAATTTATCATGGCTAATCGCTTTTTCATTTCTCTTTCCAATTTTGCTATACGATTTGATGATTTCACCCATTGATGAAAGCATACCTTTATAATCTCGTAAAGGATAATGTTTCAAAGAAACGTCCATAAAGATTTCTGTATCATATTCCTCTTGCTGTGATTCATCAATGAAAAGCCTAATCGCATCTTCCGGCATATCGAAATACCTATTTTTGAAATCAACAGAAGCGTGTTCAATACTTTTAAGAATATGTTGTTCCATCTGCGACTGACTCACAAGCCTTGCCGATTTGTTTTCAAGTCTGCGTAACTGTGCATTGGCATATCCACCAAAAGAATGAACTGCTTTCTTTGAGAGAAAGATTTCTTTGTGATTAAGAAGCTCGACTCCTGCGGAAGTCAAATAGAAATAATGTTCTGGCTTCAATCCAAGAAGTTCAATAGTATTTGGATTACAAGAGCAAAGAAGTTTAATAATCTTATCGAATGAATAAACGGTAGTATCTGTATCAACATCAACGACCTGCTCAAAATCATATCCGGTAAGAATATTTCTTTTCGTGTTGGTTGCTACTCCGCGAATATCAACATCAGAATTTTCATTATTAGTCCCGTGAGCATGACTACCACCAAATCCGAGAAGGATAATGTTACTGTTCAGATGCTCATTATTCCGCAAGAAATCGTATTCCGGTGTTTTCAAAAGAGTTTCTATATTCATTTTTGAACTCCTTTCTTGACCTCACACATATTGTATCACACTTTTATAAATATGTCAAGAGGTTTTTCCATATTATTTTATTTTTCTTTTCAGCAATGTGTTATATAAGTATTCGTCCAGATACTTTTTCAATATTGAATCGGCAAACGGAAGAATTTCATCATACTTGTTATCAAACAATTCCTCTGCAATTCCACCACCAATAGCGCACAAGGTATCTGTATCGCATTTTAAGCTGAAAACATTCCGAACAAACTCCGTGTAATTATTTGCTTCATAAATACATCTAATTACTGCTGGTACGCTGCCCTGGCAAGTAACATCCCAATGATAGAATTCTTTTAATTCATCGAGACTTATTTCACAACTGAAAGCATAATCGGATTTTGGATATTGCATAATACCGTAATTAAGAATATCTTCTTTGCTATATCCATGCTTCGCCATCCAAATACAATCTGCCGTTACAACCGCTCCCTTAATTCCTTCGGGATGGTTGTGAGTGCATTCCGCTGATTCCTTTGCAACAGCAATAACCTTATCTCTGTCATTGTAATAATCGGCAACATAAGAAACCCTCATTGCCGAACCATTGCCATAACTTCCATAAGGTTCGTTTCGTTGTTCGTCTATCCAATTCATAAATTCTGCGCCATAACCGACATCAAAGTATTTCAAGCCGAAGAAATGGTAAGCATCTGTAAAACCCACATTATTATCAATCGCATACTGCGTAGCAATGGACATAACCGTATCGTCAGTAAACTTGCATTTATCTGTCAATAAAAGTGCAGTTTTATTATCAAAATCGGCAGGTCTTTTGAACTCATATTGAGAACCTATAATATCTCCGAGTATTGCTCCAATTAACGCCATTTATTATCTCAATCCTTTTCACTGATGATTTTGCCGCAAAATGCAAATTCCAATAATTTAAGTGCCAACTTTAATATCTGTTTTCTCGAAAGGTGCATTCTTGTTGTAAATGAAACTTCTTCTGGAACTGGATATTCAACCCATCCACAAGGTTCTCCGTAACAATTGTGCGGCGCTTCGTTTTCTTTAAGCAATCCAAGTCTAATTGCATCTCTTGTTAAAATTCTTGGTTGAGCATCTTCAATTCCAAGCCACACACATTCATCACTTGCTAATGAACTGATTTGTAATGAACAGCCATTGTTATAATAGTCTTTGAATAACAGCTTATCAAAACCTCTTTTAGATATTGTTTTGCTAAAATTTATTTCACCTTTGTTTGTCTTTGCTGAATTAATTTCCTTTAACATATATACCACTCCTGATTATGATTAAACTCGTCTTTTTTATGTAACATAGTTTTAATTCTTTTCTTTGCTGTCCCGGCAGATATAGGGATTCTTTCAAAGGTTGAATTCTCTGTATTTGCTCCAAGAGCAATACTATATTCGTCTTTGAAGTTCACCCAATCATTTCTTTCTTGCTCTGTATGAAAAACAGCAATATCACTTTTTCCAATTCCCTTAAACGTTGCATAAAACATTTTATTATTTTCCTTTCGCCTATTGACATTTGAGAAAATATTCGCTATAATGTATTCATCAACGGTCTTATTTTCTCATTGGTTGTATTATATCAGATAATTTTACCCGTGTCAATAGGTTTTTGAGAAAATACGACCTGATTTCTGGAGGACATTATGGAAAGTATTTTGTATCAACGCATTAAGGATTTATGCTCGGAAAAGGGAATTACTATCACTAAATTAGAAAGCGACCTTGATTTTGGGAATTCTTCTATAAAGAAATGGGAGCGTATATCTTCTCCATCTGTTGATAAGATAATCAAAGTTGCAAGCTATTTTGATGTTTCAGTTGATTATCTTCTCGGAAGAACAGATATTAAAGGTTCTATATCAGAAGTTCTTGGAGATGAGGATATAATCTCTTTCCAAAGAGCAAGGCAAAAGATGACTGCAAAAGATAGAGAACGCATGATGCAAATGCTGAAAGTGGGATTTGATTATGCTTTCTCTGACCAGGAGGACAATAATAGTTGAATATGATTAGATACACTTTTATAAACAATTTGGTTTTACAAATTTATTCTTCTTTGCCGGAAATTAAATTTCCGCTCGATGTGAAGAAGGTTATAAAATATATTCCAAATTGTAGATATATGTCGTATCAGACTTTTGCAAGAGTTAATGGCTGTTCAATTGATGATGTAATTCAACTTTGTGAGAGCAAATCTGGATGTACTCATTATGATATTTTGCAGGACAGATATTTAATTCTGTGCAATCAGTCTACACGCGACAATAATAACATTGGTAGGCAGAGATGGACTTGCAGCCATGAGATTGGTCATATTCTTTGTAAACACCATAGTATTTCTGCTTATGAGAAGTTATCCGAAAATAGTTTACTGCCACAAACCAATAACCAAGAATTTGAATCAGAAGCGGATTATTTTGCCGCGACATTATTAGCACCTTTCCCTTTGTTCTGTTTACTAAATATACAATCTGCAATTGATATTCAGAATGTGTTTGGTTTGTCCGGAGAAGCATCTTTGTACCGTTATAAGCAATATCTCAAATGGAAAAACAATCACCGGAAAACAGCTTGGGAAAATGATATGGTACATATTTACAACTCAAAGATAATCAATCAATAAATACTTATCATCTCATAGGGAACACTCCTTATGAGGTGATTTTTTTATGGAAAAACAAGAATATCAACACATTAGAAATCTTGCATGGGATTTATTGATAGATTCTCAAATTAAATCATTACCTGTCGATATTTCAAAGATAGCAAAACTCTATAATATTAACTACAATAAAACCGGCAACACTTTTAACGATGCCTTAACCATATCATATAAAATATTAGAAATATTTGGCTATAACGCTAATCTCGCAAAACATCTCACCGTGAGAATCCTCTGTCCGATGATTGTAATAAAGAAACTTGATATTAAAACAGAAAATGAGTTATCTATTATTACAGAGTTGCCTATTGACATTTCAAGGCAAAGGTTTGACAGATATAAAATGCTACTCAAACGCAATGCCTTTGAAACTTCCGATTTGGAATCTAAACTTCTTTTGCAATTCAAAGGTTGGATTGACTCTTATAAACCTAATTCATAATTCTTTGTTTCGCAATATCGTAATAATCTTTATCAAGTTCAATTCCGACAAATTTTCTATCAAGATTTTTACAGGCAATTCCGGTACTACCGATTCCCATAAATGGGTCTAATACAGTTCCACCAATTTGTGATGAATTATCTATCAAAATCTCCATCAGTCTAACTGGTTTTTCAGTATCATGTAGATTCTTGCCACTATCATCTTTCAACTTGTTATTTGGAACAGATAGAATATCGCTTGTTCCGCAATGGTTAATTTTAATACCTCTGCCTTTGCGAAAGAACAGTATATATTCATATTGAGACATATAGAACTGCCCCATTATTTTGTTTCCTTTGTCCCAAATCAGAGATTTAATAAAGTGAAATCCAGCGCCAGTAAAAGTATTAAGCATATGTATTAGATTGACGTGGTTAGTCATCACATAACAATGGCTACCATCTTTTAGTATGCGGTAAAACTCTGGTGCATACTCTGAACAATCAATGTTGTTAAACTTGAAAACCTGTCCGGACATACTGATTTTCTTTTGTAACATTCCACCTGAATTACCGGCGTGACCACGAGCGGTAATTTTATAAGGTGGGTCTGTTACAATTAAATCTATGCTATTGTCTTTTATATTCTTTAACTCTACCAAACACTCTCCATTTATCAGATTCGGCAGGGGGGTATTGTTAATCATAATCTTCTACATTCCTTCTCTGGTTACTCCTATTTCTGTTGCAATCAAAGCATTGCCACAAGTAATTCTGTCGCTATCTTCCTCTTTGCTCGGAACAAAGACAATTACATCCCATCCTTCAGCAACAAGAGGCTTCTCGAACTTTCTGTAAACATCATAATCCGTATATGTAGTAGTAACATCAAATCCATTTGTTACGGCTGCATTCGTTTCGTGAATAGGCGTAATCTTTACAATAAACTTATCCTTGTCAAACAATTCAGAAAGACGTTTCGCATCAAGAATTGTTTTAGCAGTAACGGCAAAATTTAATGTATATTTTCTACCTACCGGCATAGGCAACTTTTTAGCCAACTCGGAAATTTCATCGAGGCTTAAACTCATGCCCCCGAATTGGTCATTCCGCTGTTCATCATCTGTACTGTTGATACTGAATTGCAATCCTGCTTCTCCGGCATAAACATTGTTTTTAATATCACACCACTTCATAATGAAATGTTCAAGAAGCGCGTGACCTTTCGGTAGCATAGTAGAAATAACGGGATGAATTGTTTTTGCTTTAATCTTTGCGGAAACAATATCTTTTAGATAATATTCAGCAAATCTTAAAACACTCGGATTAAATGTAGGTTCACCCATTCTGGCAAAATGGACATTAAATCTATTGGTGTGGTCTACATCTTCTCCATCAATAATTGTTTGAATTTCATATTTCAAATCTTCAAGAGTTGCATTGCCGTGGAATCCATATTTTGGACAGTCGCAGAATTTACAGTGCATAGGGCAACCCTTTTGCGTGCTGATTGTTGCAACCCATTTGTCCGTAAGGTCAACATCTGTATTCGCAACTCCATTGATTTCTTTGGTCAAACCAAGAAAATCAGCTTTAATATTATTCTCTTTGCCATAGTCTCCAACGGTAAGAAATTCTAATTGTCTATCTGTATCGACATAGATTTTGCCGGTATGAGTGTTAATAATGTTCATTTAATCATCCTCAATCAATATATGGCAGTTCCATATAAATATCTGCTGGTACATTCCCTTTCCAAATATAACTGTTTTTCAAAATATAATTGTTATATGTGCTTGCGGTTTTATTTGCCCTCATTTTTGCCTGTTCAGCCCATTCTTGCTTTTCTTCATTTTCATTATCTTTATACTGTTCGTATGTAAGTTTATCTGAATTATAAGAGGCAATCATTGAGCGGCAGGTATCTTCAACCTTTTTAATCGTTTCATAATTTGTATCATCGTCTGCCTTTTGAACAGCATGAAACCAATTATTCCATGTGGCTCTGCCAGATGGTGTAGCTCCAAAATAAATTGGAAGAATAACAATTAAAACCGCAAGAATTACTAAAACAACAATCCCAAATTTTCTCATTTATTAGTTTCGCCTCCAACATTAAGAACAGGAGATTCAACTACAAACGGAATATCAGAATAGAGATAATCTCCGCTCCACTCAATGTATTTGCCATCGGGGGTAAAGAAGAAAATTCCGTTATCATTCTGACCATATGAACCGTCAACATCTGCAAGCCAATCGTTGTAATAATGATATTCTCCTGTTTCTCCATAATGTTCACTGTCCGGTGTTAGGAAACTATTAAGACTCGAAACTTTCCCATCAACAACAAAATTCCCAACTACTACATTTCCGGAAAATAAAACAATATAACCAAGAGGCTTTTCAATTTCACATGGCAGTGAATTCGCCTTTTCTCTCTGACCATTCACCCAATAAGTTCTGCGAATCAAATTATATCTTTCGAGAGAATAGTTAATATCTGTTGGTGTTGGCTGATTCGCCTGTAACTTATTTGCGTTGCCGATGGTGTTTGCTGTGTCCTGTTGCGTTCCACTAACAGTCTCATCTAAATCGCAGCCTGTCAATACCGCACCAAAAGACAAAACCATAATAAGAACCAAAGTAATACTAATTAACTTTTTCATTTATAACTCCTTATGTAATTAAAGTGCGCCGACATATACATACTTCGTAAATGTTGACTGATTTCCATATCTATCAGTGAAGATAGAATCAATGCTGTCAATTACATGATTTTTGCGCAGATTATAGATAATAGCACTCAATCTTGTAGCACTATACTTTTCAATCGCTTCCCAACTTGTAATTGAACCGTTTTTCTGAAGGTGTTCAAGCACCTGCTCTGTTTTGTTTGTAACCCTCTGACGATGGTTAATCTTTCTCATTTTTGTTTTCCTCCGTAAATTTTATATAGATGAGTTTAGGATTCAATAAAAACCCTTCCTCTAAATCAAACTTATCAATTCTTGGGAAAATTGACTCCTTAATGTATGCTTCCTTGAATCTTGAATCCATAAACACAAGATTTGCATGAACACTATGTTGCATACTCTGTTTACTGAAAACCCTTATTTTGCTTTGATTTGAAAACTGCATTTCTAAAACAGAGCCAAGGATTATATCTGAAATTTCCGAATCTCCGTCAATTGATTGATAATACTGCTTAATAGTATCAAGTAAAAAATTTGCAGAATCATCATCAAAAACATAGAAACTAATAATATATCCTTTTAGTGACAAGCATCTTTTCAAAAAACTTTCGATTTTACTTACAGAATCTTTTGCAACTGTCATTTTGTTTTCTCCCACGGAAAACTTGAATGACCAAAATGACCGAATTGAGCGGTATCAAAGAATCTAATTTTCTTTGGATTGTTCAGACCAAATTCTTCAATAATCTTTGCCGGAGTGCATTCATCAGCAAATTCTTCCGTACAATCGAAATCTCCATTGTTTGTTCTTACATAAACGGCAAGAGGTTTTGCCATTCCGATTGCATAAGATAACTGAACTTCACACCAATACGCAGATTTATGTTCTTTGAGCCAGCGAATAGCAAGTTGACGTGCTTTATATGCTCCGCTCCTGTCTACTTTTGTTCCGTCTTTACCGGAGAATGCACCGCCGCCTACATTAGCAAATGAATGGTAGTTATCAACAACAATCTTTCTGCCGGTCAATCCAGCATCTCCTTCAAATCCGCCGATTAAGAATTTACCGGTTGGATTGATATGAAATGTTCTAATTGGAATACCATATTCAGAACATAATTCCTCACAATAGTCTTTAAGAATTTGGTCTGTATCTTGCCGGAATTCCTCTGTGTTCTGATATGAAATAACAAAGTCTTTGATATAATCAAGTTTGTCATTGTCATCATAGTGACCTGTTATTTGCGCCTTACCATCTGGTAAAAAGCGAGAATCAATTCTTCTCAAACGGTCATAGAACATAGACAATTGCTGCAAAATAGCCATAGCAGTAGGTATATATTCTTCTGTGTCTCGACAAGCATAGCCAAACATCATACCTTGGTCGCCCGCTCCGCCAACATCAACTCCTTGCGCAATATCAGGAGACTGAAATCCAATATCATATACAACATCGTAAGTTCCAGCATATCCTACATCTCGCAGAGTTTTTTTAACGGTTTCTACAATGTTGATATTCCCTCTGGAACTGACCTCGCCAGTAATGAAAATTTTGCCTTTGCCTCCAACAACTTCAATTCCGCATCTACTATTTCTGTCTTGCTGTAAATAGGCATCTAACAAGGCATCACTAATTTGGTCACACACTTTGTCTGGATGCCCCTTAAATACAATTTCATTTGAATAGAAATATCCCATAGTAATCTCCTTACCCAAAGAATCCGCCAAATGCGAGAATTGTAATTTCAATAGCAGCGGAAATCAATGTAGCCCAAACATTCCATTTGTCGGTTCTCGGCTGTCCGTGCTTACCAGCGGAAATACCAATACCAATCAATATAAGACCTACATAAATGATTTGCCAAATTCCAAACTTCATTTTTATCATCCTTTCTTCGTTTTATCTTCAATCAGGAATGGCAGACTATCCATAAACTGATTGTATTGTTCAATGCAGTTTTCAAGTGTTGGAAAATTCGTAATATCTTTCCCGAAATTTTCACCGTAAAATGGAGTATAAGGCTGACAGAAATCTTCATCTAAAACCAGCACATTATCAAAGTCATTCCAATCTGCTAAATTATCCTTAAATGCAATACCGATTGAAAATTCAAATTGTGTAGGTTTATACTCACAATATTTTGAAATAAACAACTTTGATTCTTTGTTTATCCATGTGCCACCATCTCTACCACCGGCAGATTTAATATCCTCAATTGTCGTTCCATCTCTAATTGAATACCTTTTAATTCTCATTGTTCTTTCCTTTCACTTCTTTATCTCTAACCAAATAACATGGCATAAAGAATTCAGAAGTTGTTATGGCGCACGAAACACCATCTGTACTATAAACCCTATCTTTCAATGATGGTTGTAATCCTGGAATACCATTTCGTCCGCCTTTACTATTTAGACAAATTGGTTTCCTATTCTTCATTGCTCTTTTTGACTTCCACGGTACAGAGAGTATCGTTTTTACTGCCACCGTGCGGAACAATGAGAACTTCAATCATCTCAAAACCGCGTTTCTTGCCTACACCATTTGTGTTCCATCCAAAGCACAAACAAACTCCGCCTGGTTTTAAGATTCTTGATATTTCATCAAGATGTTTCGCTCTCCATGATGATTTTGTATGTTCTGCTGTTACAGTTACACCGACACCTTCATAACATTCTTTTACTTGCCGTAAAGAATATGGCGGGTCATATAAAACAACATCTGCCGAATCATCATCAAGCAGTTTCAAAAAGTCAAGAGCATCTAAATGATATGTAGTATCAAATTTTGGATTAAGGTCATTTGTAATCGTCCCAATTTTGCAACCATTAGCAAATGGGTCTACAATTACTTTGCTTTTACCCCCTGCGCCGTGTATCTATTCACAAGTTTAGCAATGGGAGGAATACTAAACGTATTACTATTAGGCATAGCCCATACTCGGTTAATTACCATTTGTAAAACTCCTTTTAATATCCTCTAAACCATTCGGAAATCTTCTTCCAAAATGATTTCTTATATTTAGGACAAAAATATCCGCAACTCTTTTCTGTATTTCTTAAAGAGTTATCAAGAGTACATCGAATATATTTGTTTCTTGAATTGCCTTGCTCATATTTACAATTTTTCATTTTATTTATCCTTTTGCGTATTATTCTATCTTATCTATAAACCAAATAATTTAAGGCTCTATCAGTTTATATGCGTTCCTTAAACTGTTACTGCCTATATTGGTTGTGATTGTTCCTATTGTATTTTGGTCTGCTCTTATATTGCTGTTGTAGTCATCATAGATAATAATTTCTCTCCCCCGGATGAACCGGTTAATTCTTTATTGCCTACATCATCATTGAACAGCCTATCAAGTGCAATTTCAAATGCACCAATGCCGGAAAAATAGCTGCTAACTTTCAAATCATCGAATAGATACGGCATAGCGGAATATAGTTCCTTAAATATGTAATATAAGACATCTGTTACTATTGAATTTCCAGCTTGTTTATATAATTGAGAACTTGATTTGTTCTTACCTTTATAAAACCTTTCGTTTAACGCCTTTCTTGCTCGTTCATAATCATCATCAGAAAATCCCATCAATCTCCAACATTCTTTTGGTGTAAGTTTTCTAATTCGATAACCAGAACTATGTTTACTATTTTCAATCACTCGCTTATCACCCCCGAATCAATGGTTCGGATTGTTCCTACTACATTATCCTTAAATGTTCGGAGTCCTTCATCGGTTCGCCTTTCGCATACAATTTTCATATTAACCACCTCGACCAATACCTTTGGTTCTCTGCCTCCCCCTGACAAGTGTTAATTGTTGGTGCGATTCCATCAGTCGAATACACTCTGCCGGTTTGCGGATTTGAGAAATTTTTGGTATCATCTCTCATGTTTCCTATCTGAATTATCTTGTTCATCACATTTTCTCTTTTCGTCTATTACAACAATTTTCGGCGGGTCTTTATAGCCAGAAGCAGGAATTGTTGACATCAATCCATTTACTGAATAAATCCATCCTTGCTGTCCCCCGAACCTCGGTGTATTAGTCTAATAATATCTCTACTTTTCTTCATTTTTATTAACCACATCAGAACATACATTACTTTTGGTGGGTCTTTGTAATGTGTCGCTTTGACAGTACACATTATGCTCCCCCCGAATGTTAAGTAAACTTCTTGATTTTGATGAATCTTGCCAGATTCGGGAATCAATCTACCAAGAACATTTACAATTCGTATTTCTTGCTGCATTCTATAACTCCATTCATACTTTGATTTCCAAATCCTTTATAATCTCTGGCAAGTAAAGTATTAGCGACATCAATTTCTCTATCAAAAACTTTGCACTGTTTAGAAAATAGTCCAGTCTTAATCATACCTGAACCATATCCCATTGATGTCGGTCTATACTTCCTCTCCCCCCCGGCTCTTACGGTATTAGAAACATCTTTATCTAATTTGCCGCTTTGAATAAGGTCATCAATTAATTCTTTTGCCTTTGGTGTATTAACATAGTATTTTTCATCAACTTCATCTTCAAGAACGTCTTTTAGGCAAATATCGCTCTCAAATCCGGTAGGAAATGAAAACTTGCCATTGTCTAATTCTTTTAAGATAATTATGAGATATACACGCTCTCTGTTTTGAGGAACACCAAAATCTTTTGAATTAAGAACTTTGAAATATGTATTGTAGCCGTACTCATGCAATTCCTCAATAAACATATTAAAAGTATTTCTGAATTGCTTTCCGACAATGTTCTTTACATTCTCATAGATTCCCCATTTTGGTTTATTGGCTCTAATTACCCTCAACCATTCAACCAATAATGAACTTCTTGATTTGTCAAGATTTTCTTTACCACAGTTAGGGCATTTATGCCTTACAGAATAGTGAACGGTTAATGGATTGTATTCACAACCACAGTTAGGGCATTTATGCCTTACAGAATAGTGAACGGTTAATGGATTGTATTCACAACCACAATCCGTACATCTCCATTTACTTCCGGCTTGCCTTCCGGCTACGCTAAAATCTTGACATGGACTACCACCGCAAATCATTGTAAACGGTGATATTTTTGTTTCGTCTACTTTTGTAATGTCTCCAAGATTAAAACTCTCATCTACTCCGTGAATTGCGCAATAACTTGTAGCTGCGTATTTATCAAATTCACAAAAGTTTACAAGTTCATATCCTTTTGGTTTTGAAGTACCGCTTTTATTTTCCATGTACTATTAAAACTCCTTATTTTTAAGCATTTTGCAATACAAATACATATTTTCTATCTATTATTGTGAAGTTTGACTCCCAATAATTGAGGGCTTGAATACCGTTTTCTGATGATAAAAGCGGTATTTTATTTATGTTTCCGTGTTGTTCCATCTTATTTTTAATGCTTTAATAAATTGTCGCCTTTTCAACGACATCATCATTATACCACATCATTACAGATATGTCAAGAGGTTTTTACAAATTATTTTATAAGATTTCACCTCTTGACATTCTACTTATAACTGACCCATAATGTATTCTAATTCACTTATGATTTTTGTTCCGTATTTTTCTGCTGCTTTATTCTTTGAGCTTCCGGAGTTCTTATCATTTGTAATAAGATAATTCGTTTTTGCGCTCACACCAGATACAACAATACCACCATTGGATTCAATATCATATACAAGTGCATTTCTATTATCAAAATGTTCGAGTTTTCCGGTAATACAAAATGTTTTTCCATTGTGTTTTCCTGGAACTTTGCCAACCGAAACATTATCTCCGACCAACTTAATAATATGAACCAATGATTCAAGCTCATTATAGTTTTCTTTTACATACTGGTTAATACTATCGCTTGTGTTTTTACCAAATCCAGGAAGTGTTGACCAATCGTGATTATCGAGCGCAAGCAAGAGGAAAGTCTTATATAAATTCAAACTCTTATCAAGATATTTTTCATTGATGTATTCAGAAATTGACTTTGCAGCAGACTTACCGATTCCTGGAATGCCGATAGCAATAATCACATTTTGCAGTTTACACTTTTTGCTTTCTTCAATTGCTTGCAAAAGAGAATCAATGCTTGAATCGCCCCATCCTTTTTCTTTCGCAATCTCATCCCTATGAGTGTAAAGATTATATAGACTTGCAAAATCTGTAACAAATCCCATATCCATAAGAGAACGGAGGCGTTCCTCTGAAATACCAACTATATTCATTCCATCTCTTGTTGCAAAATTCGCAATCTTATCATGAATAATTGCAGGACAATAATTGTTTGTGCAATAAAGCATCTCTCTACCGTTATCATTTTTGATAACAAGTTTACTACCACAGACCGGACATTCCGTTGGGATTTTATAAGAATTGCTTCTCGTCAAATTCTGCGTAACTTTTGGAATAATTTGATTTGCCTTTATTACAGTAATTTTATCTCCGATTCCAAGTTCTAACTCTTTAATAATGCTTACATTATTCAATGTAGCTCTCGTAACCGTTGTTCCGTCAATTTCTGTCGGCTCAAATATAGCAACAGGATTAACAAGTCCAGTCCTACTGGTTGACCATTCAATATCTAATAATGTTGTTTCATTATCTTCTTGATAAAACTTAAATGCAAGAGAATGGCGCGGATGATGACCGGTTCTTCCGAGGCTATTTCCATATTTAACATCATCAAACATTCCAACAGCGCCATCAATTGGAATCGTTTTACTTTCACATTCTGATTTAACATTATCAATGGCTTTTTCAAAACTTGTACTGTCTCCATCTTTTACGAGAATATGAGGCACAACATCAAATCCATAGTCCTTTAACCATCGAAAACTTTCCGCATGAGAACGGATTGGATAATCAGAACCATCCGGCATTGTTATACTATGTAATCTCCATGCAATAAAGATAATGTTCCTATTCTTTGCAATCTCACTATTCAACTGACGAACAGAACCGCTTACAAGATTTCTCGGATTTTTGTATTCTGTATTTTCTCTTTCGTTGATTTTGTTGAATTCATCATATGTGATAATACATTCTCCATCTACAACAATATCTCCATCAAACGGTATCTTCATAGGAAGATTTGCGAACACTTTCGCATTATGTGTGATGTCCTCACCGGTTTCACCATCTCCACGACTTTCGGCTCTGACAAATTCACCGTTGCTGTAAAGTAGGGAACAGGTTAAACCGTCAAGTTTTGCCATAACAAGACTGTCATGATTATCAAAATAGTCTGTGAATTCCGCAATATCGGTTGTTTTGTCAAGTGATAAAAGAGGATGATTATGTTTTACCTTTTTAAGTTGGCTCACACTCGTATAGCCAACCGTCTGTGTCGGAGAGTTTGAGAATACAATTCCAGTTTCTTTCTCTAACTCAATCAACTTATCAAACATACTGTCATACTCTTTATCAGAAATAAGACTCTCATTCCTGTTGTAATAAGAGTCTCTATATTTGTTTAACCGCGTAATTAAATCTTTGATTGTATCAATTTTGCTCATATTATATCTCCAATTTTAATTGTACTGAACCATCTGCAAAAACGCTTACGTCATCTTCCTGGCAATTACCTTTATTTTTAATCAAAGAAAGAATTTTCTCATACAAATCGCCATCGGAATCATCCCACACAAAATAATTGTTGTTATCTTGAACCATTTCAATAAGTTCGTCTACTTTACCACAAAAGCTGTCTGCCACCTCTGCTGCATGGTCTGTCAAGACATAAGTATCATACGCTCTTTCTTCTGCCTTAATCCTCGGCTCTAACTCATTTTTAATTCTAAAAGACAAATGTTCCTTATCTTGCTCTGCTAAACGCAATTTATCTGATAACTTTGCGTTTTCTTCTTTCAACTCTCGAATTTTATATTTAAGTTCTTCAATATATCTATCTTCAATTTCTATAATCATCTGCTGACTCCCACGGTATTCTTACCTTATATTTATGGCTTTCATAATATGTAGTACCAACACCACAAGTCTTACACCATGAATCAAGGTATTCTTGTAACTCTTTCCTTGATTCATCTGAAATGCTATCAATTGCATCTTCATACAAATCTTCGGTTGCATTTTCGATAATGTCCATTGCATCTATTGACATTTCAACCGGTTCTGTAATCCATACGAATTCTGGTCTTTCAATGCCGGGTTCGTTTTCAAACCAATAATCAAAGAATTCGTCCCATCCAAAGAAATAACCTTCATTATATCCATAACAATCAGAGTAAAAGCATTCCATAGAATCTTCTATTTCCTTTGGAGCAATCGGAGCATTATCAAGTTCCTCTTTTAACTTTTGCCTTCTCTTTTCGCTGTCAATTGCTTTCTGACCGTCACAATCGCACTTTGTAAATCCTCTTTTAATAAGATTTCCGCAAATACTACATCTATGAACAATGCCATTATAACAATGCGGACAAAATGAAATTGATTGATGTTTGTATGGAAACATATTTCCGATATGTTTTTCAGGGTCATCAGAAAGACCATACGGATTATCTACAACAACCATTCCTGTACCATGGCAGTGCTGACAGATTTCTTCATTATCATGTAAATCCTTGTGGAGATTTGCGTTGACTAATTTTGTTATATAATCGGAGTCGGAAATATTCTTACTCGTTGGTTTTACAAATCCGTTCATATCGTTCACCTCATGTCGGGCAGTAATCATAAATGGGTTGATTTTTAATGAATTCCAAAACATTTGCAATATACTCTTTCGCAGACTCTAAATCGTTATTGTTGATGGCTTCTTGTGCAAGATTTAACTTGTTTATTAACAATGTAATGTCTACTCCGTCAATAAGACAAACACCGCCGCTATATATATCTGACACCTTAAATGCGAGAAGTGCAGGATTTTCAATAAAGACCTCTGCCAATTCGTTTTCATAATATCCGAGAGTCACATCAGCATAAAGAGAATAGAAACCATTATCATTTGTTGCAAAGTCAACCATAATCCTCTCATATTTTTCCTCTGAATAAGGACTATATTCGGTTTCTTCAACCGTTGTATTTGTGTCATCTGTTTTTCCGGAGCATCCGGCAAACGCAAAGCATAATACAATACACATTAAAATAGAAATTAACTTTTTCATATTAACCTAAAACCTTTTCTTTCTTTACCTTTCTATAATTTGGCGCAGTTAATGATGGCACACCGCGAAACGCGAAAGAATAAACCGATTCTTTATCCATTGTTGCTCCGCATTCGGGACAATAATTTGTCCTATTTTTAACCTTGTAGCCACAATGAGAACAAAAGTTATGTAAGAAACCAACAAATGTAACCCATTTAGCATGAATTACCTTTTTAAGTTCTGCTTTCTCTCCAAGAGAAACACCATAATCTTTTAATTGCGAAATGGCTATATCTCTTTCCCATTTAACTTGGTCGAATGCCCCCGATTTGCAAGCACAACTTCTACAAACCATGCTACCTTCAGGAACATATTCTCCGCAACAGACACATCTATCTACATTCATTTCTTACTCCTTATTGCTTTCCAGCAATTCCTTTAATGTTCTCGGCGTATAATCCATATATGAAATCATACAGCCAACATTGAAAGCTCTAAATTGTTTGTGGTGTTCTGAATCTCTTTCTTCAAAATGTTTGTCTAACATTCTGATTGCGCTCTGGTACAAATCCTCATCTTCGTTATCATGAACATGACCATATAGGTGAATAGCGCCTCTAAATTGTCCTTTCCAACTAAATATAGGATAATGACTCATAATAACCGAATACGCTCTGCCATCAATGTTATCAACAATTTCTTTATAATCACATATTTCAGAGAATTGCTTTCTTAACCTTTGGTCTTTAATAGAATCGTGATTCCCTTTAACAAGCACAATCTGTCCTCTTAACTGTGAGAGATATTCCGCAACTTCAACCGGATTACCTTTATGTGAAACATCTCCGAGTAAATAAACCGTATCTGCGTTTGTTACAACGTTGTTCCATCTATCTTTTAACTCTGCAAGCATTTCATCCATTGTTTCAAATGGTCTTTCGTGAAATCTGCCATTCTTCAAAACATTATCATGAAACAGGTGTAAATCTGAAATATAAAAATTCTTTCCCATGTGCTTAACCTTAATATTCGTTTTTATCTTTCATTTCGCTGATATATCTGGCTTGTTCCTCGTCATCTGCCTTGTCTCTACTAATTACGGCAAGCGCAGCAACCATTACACCAACAATTCCACCGACAATCATCCCAACGATGAATCCGCCTAAAAATGTCATATTTTTATTCCTTTCTACCAATCATCTTCATAATCGTTTTCATATTCCTCATATTTAATATCTTCATAACAGTCCTCGCAAAGCCACCCGTTATCGGAAAGTCTTTTGCTAACTCTGACCATATTTGACTGGTCATCTACACGTCCGCAACATCCACACTTGCGGATATAGTTCCTCTTTTTATTTGACTGTTTCATCTTTTGCTTTTATAAAATCCTTTCAATGTTTTCATACTTGATAATAAATTTTCCGAAAATTGCTTGCTCTCTGTGATAATGACCACAATACCATCTATGGAATTTTAACTTGTGGTCAAGTATCAAAGAATTAAAATACATCGTCAATTTGTCCGCGCTTCGATACCCGGCAGCAGAACAAACATCTTGCGGCAAACAATGAGAAATCACATAGTCAACTTCAAAATTTACCTTTTTCAAATTCTCAATTCCGCGTTTCATTTCATATTTCTCCGGAAGTTCATTAGCCCACCATGAAATATGATTTATTCGCAACATTTCACCTTTCTTGGTTCTCTTGTTATAATCATGTACTAAATCGGTCAATGATTCATAGTTCTTTATATCGAGAATACCATCTTGAATATCGTGACTTTGCGCACCGCCAAATGTAAAGAACTTTTTGCCTTCAAACTCAAACACATATCCTCTCATAAGATGATAAATGTTGTCTCTTATTCGATGTGCCTTACCGCCGTGATAACTAACAACAGGAAATTCTTTTAGCCTATCAAAGTTTTCATGGTTTCCATCTACAAAAAGAAGCGTAAATGATTTCTCTGCAAGCCAATTTAACCAATAAGTTTCCGTTGAACTTGATAAGATATAATCCCAAATTCCCCCGAAATCACCGCAGATAATGACATAATCATCTCTTGTCATATTCTTTTGTTCCGGAAAATTCTTTGTAGAAAACCTATTAAACTGTGCATGGGTATCACCGGTTATGTAAATCATTTTTCATTCTCCTAATAGTGTCTTTGTCGCAAGGTGGAAAAGGACACCTTTTGCAATCAAAACCGCATCCGTGATTTTCTTTTCTAAATACTCTGGAAAATAAATAAACAAAAACAATTATTGCAAATCCTAAAAGTATTAAATCTCCCATATTTCATCACCAAAATGCAAAACGGGAGTGATGTTTCACACTCCCTATTGCTTCAATTATTCAGCAGAAGTGCCGTTATATTCCTTCATTGCACGCAGATATGCTTCTTTCTGAATCTCAATCTGCGCCTCTCTCTTTTCTGCGGCTTTTCTCGCTTTCTTTCTGTCCAACTTCTCCTTAAACTTCTTGGCTGCTTCCTTATCTGCAATCTTTTTCTGTGCTTCATCCTGTTCAGCCTGACGGTTATTCTTGTAAACGTTGAGACAATGTTCAACCAACTTGTTATAGACCGAGCTGCCGGAATCCTCTGAAATCATAGAGAGCATCTTCTTTGTCAAGCAAATCGAAATACCCTGTTCCAAAGAGAAAGTATCTTCTTTATTCAAAACAGCCTTTTCTGTCGTTCCGTCTGCGAAATACATAATAACTACGGAATCACCGATAACTTTTACATCTTTAACAGACGGAATAATCTGATGAATTTTAACAAGTTTGCCATCTCTATATACACCAACTTTCAAATCTCCGAACTTCTCATAGAGATAGGTCAATGCTTCTTTCGGCATATTCATCGGCACTTCACCCTGAAATGCCAAGCACGAAAGTTTATTTTCAACTTCCTTTGAGTGCATAGTAATCGTAACCTCGCCATCATTAAATTTTGGGAAATTTGAAATGCAGTTATGAGTACAATCAGAACTTGCAATATTCTGTTTCAACTCAACTCCGTTAATTGGCTCAAAGCCTACAACATTAAAGTTGCTGTCCAAATAAACGCCACTTGCGTTACCATCTAAATAATTGCCCATATTAACTCCTTCAATCTCAATATATAGTGTTTATGTTTTTTGTTATAATCAACATATTGTGGTATTTTTGACAATAAAACAGTAATTTTATTTACTATGTAAAATCAACACAATACTTGATTATTCTTGCTTTTTCTAAATCATCTTCATATTCATCCCAGGGTACAACATTGTATCTTCCAGTAACATCTCCTGTGATGTCGTACAACCTGTTATCTATTTCTGCAACGAAATGATTTATTACAGGGTCATACATCATCTTTGCTTCTTTGAATCTGCTACATAAAACAAATGCAAACCAATAGCAGCATCCGCAAGTGAAAACTTCCGTCAAATCATCCGTTTTGCTGATATTATGAAAATGGTCTATAAACTTTTTAACCTCTATCATCATTTATAAAGTTGATATTTCTTGCTGATAGAATGTGCAATATCATCATCAAGAGGTCTGAACCAAATTCCGGTCAATGTAGTTCCATTTGCTTCTTCTGGAATAAGTTCTGTCATACAATTATCAAATATCAGCCCAAAATCAGTTCCTTCAATCAGCCCAAGTTCATAAGCCATATCCATTGCTTTTAATAAATGACTTTTATTTCTTGCCTCACATATCGTTTTAACAATAGAACCGCAAATATAATCTTCATATATTTTGTAATCAACATTTCCTTTGATTTCATAATGAATTTCTGAAATCTTAACCGGTTCTCCTGTATCTGGCTGAATTTCCTCTCTTTCAGAAACACTTCTTAATGCAACATTTCCTCTAATCCAATTCAGCCAAAAGACCTCTGAACAGTGTCCAACCTGTGCCGCAAGTTTACCAGGACTCATATGTAAGTCTTTTCTCATTATAAATAATCGTCTCATTATTCACCTCAAAACAGTGTCCACCAATAGTCAAATGCTTTTTTATATTGACAACCTTTCAGCGACATATCTTTCATTCTGCGGATTTTTCTGTTGGATATTCTACGGAGATATTTTGTATATCCTGTGCTACTTGATGGATAGTATCTTATGTATCTACCTTTTTCTTCGTCATACCATGCTCCGCTTCCGTAAGAATGTTTCGTTTCTTCATATAACTTTTTAAGTCTCCTATTACGCTCTTTACTTCTGCGGTAACTCATATCTTTATTCTCCTATGAAAATCAAATCGTCAATGTACTTTCTTCCGTCTCCTTTGAAAATCGGAATTTCAGTATCAACAACCCATCTTGTTCTGCCAGATTCATCTGATTCCTCACGAATACAACAACTACCACGTTTCAGATGTGTCGGGAAATTGTTCCAATTGATTCCACGTTCCAACATCAACATATCCTGAATATCATTACAACTCTTTTTGTGAAGTTGCGATTGTGAAAAATTCGCATGACCAACCATTTCTATTGAATTTCTTGTTGCATCATTTTGTCTCCAAAGAATGTTATTACAAACTTCTTCCTTTGGAATATTGAAACAACGAGCATCGAACATAGCTCCCTTACTAATGGCGTTATATATGGTTGCATAATAATTGTCTTTATAACTATTCCATATATGTGTTTTATCTTTAATCCGTTCTTCCTTATATCGTCTGACCTGATGTGCGAATTCCCTGTTAAATGCCATTGTAGCCATACTTGCCGCAACACTCGCACACTTTTGAATGTTGTAATCGAACCATGAGCATGAGTCTAATTTCTTGTAATCAACAAGAACCAACGTGATTTCATCAGACTGCGTATATCCAAGAACACAACCTTGAATGTTTTCACACAAATATTTCATTGTTTCCTGCATGGTCTTTACAAGAATTTCATCAAATGGTTTCTTAAACCCTCTCGTAAAAGTATGAAACGCCTTACCATCAATTCTAATAATCACCGGCATTCTCGGAATGAGATGTGTTCTTGTAATGAATTCATACTTTTTCATTCTCTGACCAAGTGCATCGTACTTCATTTGTAGTATTCCTTTCGTTTAATAATGGTCTGGATGACAGGACTCGAACCTGCGACCTCTGCATCCCAAATGCAGCGTTCTACCAAACTGAACTACATCCAGATTTGGTTGCGGGAGTGGGACTCGAACCCACGATTCCGACCTTATGAGGGTCGTGAGATGACCGCTTCTCTATCCCGCAATGGTACTGGTAGTGAGACTTGAACTCACACGCCTCTCGGCAACAGATTTTGAGTCTGTCACGTCTGCCGATTCCGTCATACCAGCATATTGGCACGCCATGAAGGACTTGAACCTTCGACCTATGGATTAGAAGTCCATTGTTCTATCCATCTGAACTAATGGCGCATATTATTCACCGACAACTATGTAAATAAATTTCTTGCCCCATTTAACCCATAGACAATCTGGTTTATCCAAATTTATTACAAGGTCAGGTTTGTTTCTTCTTATTTCTCCGGTTGACGAAACAACACCTGCTTCCTTTAATATTGCCGGAAGGAATCTTGTTTCAGTAAAAAGAGTATCTTTTTTCTCATTTCTTTCCCAATCTTCCTCATCTTCCGATAACAACATTCTTACATCCACAAGAGGTTTCCCAACCACAACATTTCTAAACATTGTTTCCTCCAGCAATATAATTTCGATTGCCGATAGATGCCATCAGCCATAGGAGCAGCATCCACGGAGGTCGCTAACGATGACTTTGCGAGATTCACACTTATGAGCAATTTGCACCGCCTATATTCGTATCATCGGCAATCTTATGGCGGTGAGGCTGGGATTTGAACCCAGGGACGGTTTCCCGCCGCCAGTTTTCAAGACTGGTGCAATAAGCCGGACTCTGCCACCTCACCGTATTATCGTCTCTCCGAATGTCAAGCGTAGTTTACTTTGATTTTTCCGGCTTAAAGAACTAACTTTTAAGAAAGTCGCCGTTGGTACTGCATAGTAGAGTCGAACTAATGTCTATCGCTTATAAGGCGATTGCTCTAACCGTTGAGCTAATGCAGTATATTGGTGCGGGAGATGGGACTTGAACCCACACGGTATTGCTACCAGCGGATTTTAAGTCCGCTACGTCTGCCAATTCCGTCACTCCCGCATAATGGTGCTGGCAACAGGACTTGAACCTGCACTCCTTACGGAACAAGAACCTTAATCTTGCGTGTCTGCCAATTCCACCACGCCAGCATATATGTGCAAAGACCTTTATCGAATAAACTTTGCACTCTGCATTTGCAGTTTTAACCGATTAAAATAAGTAAATGAGCAACAACAAAACGAACAACAGAAAGGAGAACTACATGATATAAAGTGTATCGGTTAGGCTTTGTGAAAGTCGTTATTTATGATTTTTTAGAAGTTCCGAAAAATCCTTCTATATTTCTCGGACTATATGTGCAGAAATCATTCGTATCTCGTTTTAATTCTTCGCCACATTCACAGTAATGACCATCTGGTTTATATTCTGTAATTGGCATTGATACAGTGACCTGCTTACCGCATTTCGGACAAATAAACTTATAATTCATTTGACATTTTCCTAAACATTAAATCCATTAGATTCCAAGCACGTCTCATATTCCAAACATCTGAAAACCACATCGGCGTGTACCAGAATTCTTGTTCTTCTTTTTCTTCCGGAAACAAAGCACTGTTGCCGGTGAGAGGGCTTGTTAAAGAATTTGCTATTACAACATAGCCAGAACATCCGATTAATGATAATTGGATGAAACACATCATTCCAGCAATTCTATCAACATCCTGTGCTACAAATAAAGCATGGTCTTGAAAATTAACATCGTGTTTTCTGAATACATTCGCTGCCGCGATAAGTGTTGCACCAGCACCGCAAGCACAATCATTTACTGAAATCCATCCTTTATCTTCAATCTGCTGTTTCAAATTATCAGAATTGATTTCAGCCATTAACTCGCAAATGTTATACGGTGTAAAGAACTGACCATGCCAATGGCTTCCAAGTTCGAGCTTCATAAAGATGTTCCCAAGGAAATCTTGTTCTGAATTTTCTTCGAGAGCCATCGTAATTATTCCGAGCATTTCAGCCGGAATATCCTGACCGCCGAGCCGTTCAATACATTTTGAGAATTCTTTTTCTCTTTCTTCATGTATCTTCGGGTTCTGTTCCGTTGAATTTGCAATAGCAATAGCGGCGGCAGTTATGAAATCAGACCAAACTTGCCAACTGCTTCTGGTGTAGCAAAGAGAATTGAACCTTTCGAGGAACATCTTTTCTTTTTCGTTTGAAGCCTGTCTCGTAATCTTGTTTGCCATCGTTAAACCTCCGTCACGGTTTTTCTCCGTCTTATTTATAATCGAATAATATAAAGTCGGTAATTTTGGATTCTCTTTAATAGACCGCTGCCTTATCCACTTGGCTACATCTTACTCCGTAAGAAGGTGGGATTTGAACCCACGATTGGCGGTTTGGCATTATGTAAATAGAAGGATGAATCCAACCAGCCGACAGATATGTAATGCGGAAATTTTATGCTCTATTAGATTGACAAATTAAAAGTTTGTTCCTTGATAGAAGGATGAGCATTTCCAGCCGCGCATATATCCTTTTCGATTACATGGTCATTATATCACACTTTTATAAATATGTCAAGAGGTTCTTCAAAAATATTTATATTTATTTTTAAGCGGTAATTTCGATACCCTAAATACTATTGCGCTACCAACTGCGCCACGTCCCGATTGCCGGGACGGTTGGACTCGAACCAACGACACATAGTTCCCATTACATTAGAAGGATGGTATCATCCAGCCGCATGATTATTACATTGTTTTTATAATACTATCAATTCGCCTTGCAACTTCTACAAAATCTTTTTCGGTGCATCCTTTTGTGGTCATTGCAGCCGTACCGATACGAACACCACTTGTTTCTGATGGTTTTCTCTTTTCTCCCGGAACACAATTCTTATTTAATGAAATATCGTGTTTATCAAGTTCATCCTGAACCATTTTTCCAGTGAGATGTGGATGCGTTCTTGAAAAATCAATCAGAAATAAATGATTATCTGTTCCACCAGTTACAACATCATATCCTAATGTAATAAACTCATTGCACATTGCTTTACAATTATTTACAACATTAACGATATACTGTTTGAATTCCTCTGTGCAATCTTCTTCCGCTGTAACTGCTTTTCCTGCGATAACGTGTTGTAACGCCCCACCCTGGCAACAAGGGAATACTGCACTATCTATCTTATTTGCCAATTCTGGCTTACAGAAAATTAAGCCGCCTCGTGTCCCTCTCAATGTTTTATGAGTAGTTGTAGTAATAATATCTGCAACACCGAAAGGAGAAGGATGAATATTTGCTGCAACCAACCCGGCAATATGCGCCATATCGACCATAAACAGCGGATTATATTGTTCTGGCAACTCCGAAATCAAATTTCCATCATAATCGAATATTTGTCGTTCCACCGTCTCATGAGCAATGCAAATTAGAACATCATCAATTATTTTTCTGATTCTTTCAAAATCAATAATTCTTGAATATGCGCTTGCTCCTGCAAGAATAAGTTTCGGACGGTATCTATATATTTTATCTTCCATATCGGAATAATCTATATAGCCATTGCAATCAACATCATAAAAAACCATGTTAAAAAGTTTTCCGGAAAAATTAACAGGAGAGCCATGAGTAAGATGTCCGCCATTGTTGAGGTTCATGGCGAGAATTGTATCTCCTTGCTCCAATATAGACATATATGCTGCAAGATTCGCTGATGAACCGCTATGAGGTTGAACATTTACATGATAATCTGTGTTAAATACTTCTTTCCATTTTTCACAACAATATTCTTCAAGTTCATCAACAAAGTGACAACCACCATAATATCTTCCTTTATTGCCGGAAATTCTGTTCTTTGGATAACCTTCAGAATACTTGTTTGTAAGGCAAGAGCCAACCGCTTTTAATACATTTTCACTTACAAAGTTTTCACTTGCAATCAATTCAAATGTTTTGTCCTGCCTTGCCTTTTCTTTTTCAATAATTTCAAATACTTTTGACAATCTACTTATCTCATTTCTAAAATAATGTCGGAAATGCGTTTCTCTAAATCTCTTTATTACCAGTAAAGTGCTGTAACCAGCCATAGAAGGATGAGAAACAATAGCCGCAAGAAAAGGAAAATCGCGGAAATTAAATACTCTGAATTAAAAAATTTCAAGTTTTTATGTAAAAGAAGGATGAGTATTTCAGCCGCAAAATGTCGGTTTGCGGAAATCGGATTCCCTTTATAATCCCATATTATTATTAGAAGGAAGGGAATCCATAGCCGCAATAACAATCAATTAAAGGAGTTGTCCCATAAAGTAGTCCGTATCAAACGCTGTGATAATCGGAACATCGGTCTTTTCTTTAATTGCTCTCTTTTCAGTACCGGTAATTTCATCAATTTCGGTTACAATCTCATAAGGAACTGTCGTATCATTACTGAAAATGATGTCGGCATTGTTTCTGTCGGTTACGACATTGCCTCTTGCAACCGCATTCAGCATAACAAGGTCATAGATGTTTGGCTTGTTCAAGTGAGTCATTGCATAGCAGGTCGCAGTTACGCCGGAAAAATTGCTTTCAAGGTTATTGCCACCATAATAAGAACGCTCAATGCCAAGGTTCATATCACACCAGATGAATTTACGCTCTACACAATCAAAGATTACAGGGATAGCGGTAGTTCCTTCGGCGGTCAAATCCATCTTCATTTCTACCGTGGTAGGTTCAAAGATTTCTCCACTGTCAACATCCGCTCTTTCCATCCAACCGAAACGGCAATTAGGAAGTTCAGAGAATTTCTGACTGGTATAATTGTAAACCTGATAGACGATATATCTACCTGCGTTTCTGGCAACAGCATCAATGTCAACATCAAGGAATTCGGCAACGCCTTTTCCGTTTACACTTCCACCGTTGGTAATATCACCAGAGTGATATGCTCTGTACTTATGAGAGCGGATATTTGTATATGAAACGTGTTCAACATATCTCCAATTCTCATCATAAATTGCTGCTGAAAGGTCAATGTCAACTCTACCGTCATCATAATAATAACCCTTTCCCTTGTCGGTGTTAGTCCACCAAATAAATCCTCTGATTGCTTTTGCATCGTTGGAAATAGGGAGCTGGCTACCACGAACAATAGTCTTAACGGCTTTGCTTGCGCTTCTCTGGCTGAACGGTACGAGATAATTCTTTAACTCATCATCAATATAAACATTTCCGATGAAATCTTTATTTCTGTACTGCTCAATAAGTGCATCTCTGCAAATCCTTGCAACGTTCTTACAAACATTCATGGGAATTTCCGGAAGTTCATTCTTGATAGATGTTGCTCTTGCAAGATTGCCCTTGGGGAAGAATACTCTGATAGGTGCTTTCTCATCAGCCATACGACCAATGAAATGCTGTCTTACCTGAAGGAGTACCGGAGTCGAAATCTCTACCGCAATTTCTTTGAAACAGTTCAGAACATAGTTCACATTGTCAGAGTCGCGGATAACCTTATCAAGTTGTCTCGCAAATTCGCCAGGTCTGGTCTTTAACAAGTTAGCAGCAGTACGCATATCTTTCGCAAGAATAGCATTCTGAACTTTACCACCAAACATAAGAGGCTTATGCTCATTACGAAGCGTGTTGAAAGAAGCATTTACATTCTTATACTTCGCAATCTTGTATTCAAAGGGATGAAGAATTTCTGCAACTCTAATCCATTCATACTGATAACGGAACAAATCTTCTGTGATATTTCCGCAGCCAGCAAGTAAATCAAGAATCATTCTGCGTTCTCTGCGCTTCAAATTCCTAAACTTTGTCTTTGTTGCAAGACTAATATCTCCATCAGACAGAGCGGTAACAAGACGAAGAACATCAGTTGCAGTCTTGAAATACTTCTGAATTGCCTTTGCGGATTTGATAGGAGCTTCTTCAATAATAAGTTTTCCGATAAAAGCCACATTCTCTTTCAGAGGAATAACGTCCGGCAGATAGTCAGAATAATCAGTGCAAGACTTTACAACAGTGGTAATATCCTCTTTGTCCTGGATAGAAAGGGAAGTTTTGCTTTCAACCAAATTAGAGAAGATTTTCATTAAATCCTCATGCGTTCCGATAGATAAAACGGTCATTTTATTATCGTCAATCAGAGGTAAACGCTCATCTTTCTCATATTCCGGCATCAAAGTTCCGAAAGACCAATAGTGAATGATTGCATTGATGAAAAGTTCAACATCATCTGCATTTGCGACCTGCTCCGGAAAATTCGGGTACATCGGCTCGTATGTAACATCAGCACCAACCAATTCCTTCAGTTCAGGAATAAGCGCCTTATAAAAAGCCTTGAACTCGGTTTTCGTAAAATGGAACAGTGATTCGAGAAGTGCCTGTGAAAAAGTGAATCCAAGAGATTGCACATTTTTCAATGCCGTAATTACAAGAGTTTTTTCACTCTTATCCTGCTGATACTCTGAATCACCCGGATTGACAATCAGAAAGTGCTTACGGCGAAGTAGGATTTTTTCAGTTGCGTTCATTTTCTTTTCTCCTTGTAATTTAATTTTATCGGTAATTGCAGAAACTATTTCTATAAATATTTGATTTTGGTTTTATATAAAGAAGGAAGTTTCTACATAGCCGTGCAAAAAGGAACGGAGTGGAAATCTGATAATCTAAAATCTACTTTCTTAAATAATTTCTTCTATTAAAGAAGGAAGATTATCAATAGCCACTATGGTGAGCCAGATGGGACTCGAACCCATGACCTTCGCATTAAAAGTGCGATATTCTACCAACTGAATTACTGGCTCATATTTGGCAGGAGAGGAAGGATTTGAACCCTCATCTACATCGGTTTTGGAGACCGGAGTTCTACCGTTAAACTACTCTCCTAAATGGCGGAGAGGGCGAGACTCGAACTCACACGCCATTGCTGGTTACTAACAGTTTAGCAAACTGCTTCCTTACCAATTAGGATTACCTCTCCAAATGGCTGGGATAGCAGGACTCGAACCTACAAAGCAAGAGTCAAAGTCTTGTGTGTTACCATTACACCATATCCCAATATTGGAGCGGGCAAAGGGATTTGAACCCTCACAACCAGTTTGGAAAACTGGGATGCTAACCATTAAACATCATGCCCGCAAATTATTGAGCCATAGGACTTTCACCTGTGGGAGCGACAACCGGATTTAGTCTGCGCAGCACTGCTACCGGCAAGCCATTTTGTTTTTACATTCTGTTGGCTTAAACAGTCTTTCTAATTCCATCATTTGATTTGTCGCTTTTTCATATCTTGTACTTTTAAGGGACTTTCTTTTTGGGCGAGATATTACCGGACTCGAACCGTACCTCCGCCCCCTCATGGGCAGAATGCAACCTATTACACCATCACTCTAATCCCTGCCACACTATTACAGCGTTGTACGGGCGCTTATATAATAGTTTGTACGTTGTGGCATACTCAATATGGCTTTATACTCACTACTCAAATAATTGTGTTGTTATTCCATCTTATTTATTAGCCTCAAATGATTACCGACCTTTTATTTGTCGGCTCTCATCTAATGCTCTTACATTATACCATACTTTTATTTATCTGTCAAGAGGTTTTTGCAAATTATTTTTATTTTTTTATCTTATCGGAATCTCTTTATAAGTTATCTTTCCACAAGTAGGACATTGACAATAATAGTATGTTTCGTTATATTGACTTCCAGATTGATATTCTGATTTCTCTGCTTCAAAAATACATCCACATTCTTCACAATGAAACCTTTTAATTTTCTTTGGAAGTTCAAGATTTCCTTTTCTAATTATTCTCATTGTTCTTTTCTTCTTTCAAAAATACATTGACGGTAATTCCGGCGTTCTTTGCAATTTTAACCATATGCCTTGTGCCTTTACTGCTACCGTCCCAAAACGCCATAAGAACAGATTCTCCGTCAGCTTGTGCTGCAAAATCCAACATTTGAACGTTCCTTAAATATCCAGCTCGTTTACCATATTTATTCCACTCTGCTGGAAATCTGCGGAGTTCAATTCCTTTTTCAATCGCAAATCGTTCTCCAAGTTTATCCGCTCCATTGGCAGTTCCGCTTATAATGACAAACCTTTGATTCGGATGTTCTTTGATAAACTGTTCCATTTTAGATTTAAGATATTGATAATCCGTAAATCCTCTGCTACCTGCAATAATAATTCTGGTTTCCATTTTCTTCTCTCCAAACAATTCTTCTACATATTTATCAATCTCACATAACAACTTAAAGCAATTCCCATGAGAAGCGTGATTGCGCCAAGAATTATAACTTTCATCAAATTTTTCTCTTGTCATTATTCCGGCAAGTACCAATTTTGAATAAATTCTTAAACGCTTTTTAATTTGTCTTTTGTTCTCTCCATTTAATTTTCTTATTACTTTTCCATCGTCCGTAAGATATGTATGAAAACCGAGAAATCTTATTCCTTTGCTCATTGGAACAATTTCTGTTTTACTATTTAGTGATAGGCGCAAACCAGATAAAAATTCTGTAATCCGTTGTAAACAGTATTTTAGATAATCCTTATCATTTGACAACAGATAGAAGTCATCCATATAGCGACCATAGTATTCGCACTTCAATTCTTCTTTTATAAAATAGTCAAGACCATTCAGGAATATAAGTGCAAAAACTTGACTGCTTTGATTTCCGAGAGGAAGTCCATCACCATCTACGCTGTCTATGAAAAGATTACATATCCATTGAATACCATCATCCTGGAAATATTCTTTGATACTTTCTTTCATCAAATCATGATTGATTGAATAAAAGAATTTAGTTATATCACATTTTAGAATATATCCTTTGCTCCCATGCTCATTATAAAACTCTTGGAGATTTTCAGATAATCTGTCAAGACCGAATAATGTTCCTTTTCCTATCTGTCCGGCATAATTATCTGTTATAAAAATGTCTTTCATTGTAGGCAGCAAAACATAATCACATAGACAATGCTGCAACACCTTATCTTTGAAAGAACCTGACTTGATAACTCTTGTTTTTGGTTCTTTTACGATAAATTCAGAATACGGCGAAATTTTGTATGTGCGACTCAATAATTGTCTTTTCATCACGCATAGGTGTTCGAGTGCCATAACATTGAACTTCGCCGCACTCTTTTTCTTGCCTTTACCTCTTAAAGAAACTTGGCAAGAATTATAGAGATTCCCGAAATCAGTAAGTTTCTGAAAATCACCCATAATAGACTTTTGTATTTATCCCATCTTTTCTTATGAGAAAGGTTATATGCTCTTTTGATGTGGCGCTCTCCTTGTAACCGCCGAAGCGGTTTATAGACCTCGCACTTCCACCAGAACGGGCGAACCCCATTGGAATAGTCACAGTCATTCCAGTTCAGAATACCGTTGGAGTTGACATAGCAAACGTTACGAGCGACAGCATATAGCCTAAAAGAATATCAAGTCAGGTCTTTCTCCAAGCAAGAGTCATATATTTTATATCATGGGCTAAATTAGTCCATTCCTCGCTTGTAGCATAACTTATTAAATGAGCGTGCAAACAATACTTCGTCAAACTTAATAACTTGTTGCATTTTGTTATAGCGTTAGTCTGCAAGTCATATCGTTTCTGCTTATGAGACATTGAACTTGATGTATATGAATTCGCATCCAAAACATCACTATGTATATCAAGAGCATATTCTTGAAGTCTGTCTGCCATCCTACGAAATTTGACCGGATAATGCTGTCTATTCGTTGTTAGGTCAAATACCTTAAAATATAACTGTTCAGCCTTTTCACCTATCTCAAATTTTCGTTCATCACTCATTATTTATAATTTCTGTCAAGATACCAAGACAGAAGAATTCAAGATACAAAACGGGCGAACCCCACTGGAACAGCCACAGCCACGCCAGCCCAGAATACCGCTGGAGCAGACATAGCAAACGTCACGAGCATATCCAAGACTATCATCAGCGGAAACTCTGGTTGCAGTCCACCACCAATCTCCATAAGAGGGGAGAAAGGCGCGATAGCGGCGATAAAGGTCAGTAGTCAGAATAGAAACATAGTCCTGAACAACATTGCCCTTACCAGTGCCATCATCAGCCATAAGGTTCACGGTATGCTTTACAATGTTATCCTTTCCGACAGCCTTTACAAGTTCATTATAGAACTCTCCATTGCAATATTCACGGACATAACTCTTTGAATAATCTCCGTTATTACCAAACTCCATTTTCTTTGCAAATTCCTTGGTAATTACAGCAGTAGTCTCCGCAGCATGACCGAGAACGATATATTCACGGTTTCCGAGTTTCACAACTTCTCCGGGCTTAACATCTCCAAGAGTCTTTTTGCGCTGCTCTGCGAGAAGGATGGCGAAAGAACCATCTGCATTCTGGTTCACGGTCACATTCAGTCCGGGAACATTGTTCTTAACTTCGATTTTCATTTTAATACCTCTTTCTTTTATAAATGTGTTACGGTGTTTATCCGTCTTATTTAGTGTATCTGTATTATAGCACACGAATCTTAATTTGTCAAGTAGTTTTTGAAAATATTCTAAATTATTTTTAATCATTTGGATTATACTCATATTTTGGCATAGGAAGCAACTTAAACTTATTTTTGTTGTGCATTAAATCTATTTTGTCTTTGATTTCATCATTATCACATATACCGGTTCTTATATATGTGTTCAAAACATCATAAGTAAACCCAAGATTATCCTCATCTGTTTTGCCGCATAACCCATCCGAAGGAGCTTTATAAATTAATTCATCTGGTAAGCCACACACTTTACCGATTTTAACAACTTCACCACTCGTTAATGATGATATTGGACTAAAATCTCCTGCTGCATCTCCATATCTCGTGGAATATCCAACCCAATCCTCTGACAAATTACAAGTATTCATTACTCTGCCATTCATAGATTGTGATACTGCATATAATGTTGACATTCTAATTCTTGCCGGAAGATTTACCTTTGTCTGCTCCGAAATAACAATATCTTCATATCCATCTCTTTCGGGAACAAAAATACTATTGATTTCATTTATCACGCCATTATAAGCATCGGAAATATTAACAGTTAAATATTTGATTCCAAGATGTTCAACTAATTTTACAGAATCAGATATATCATTTTGTACGCCATTAGGCATTAAAACACCGATTACTTTTTCTTTACCAAGTGCCTCAACACACAGCGCAGCAACAACACTTGAATCTTTTCCACCAGAGATTCCAACAACGGCGTTACACCCTTTCCCGTTTGTTTCAAAAATGTCTTTTATCCATTTTACGACATTTTCTTTAACTTTTACCGCATCAAATGAAAGTTCCGCTCTTATTCTCATCAGTATTTTACCGAGATTGTTTCTGCCTTCGCCGTTACATACGCCCCAAAATGTATCATTCCAAGTGTTGCCTTCAATAAGAATATTGTCACCGGTTTTAATCAGTTTTTTAGCAAGTTCAGGATTTTGAGAAAATTTTGCGAGGCAAATTTCATACATAACTCTGATTTTAATGGATTCCCAATCTTTCCGTAATTCAATAGTTCTTCCGAGCCTCTTTGAATGAGATGCGTTAAGATTCACAAACTGTAATCGTTCATTTTGATTGATGGTTTTTTGTGCTTGAAATGCTGCTTCACTATTTCTATATAAAAGACCGTCATAATTTACAGGAACTTCAAAAAAGTTGCTTAAAAAAGCATATTCACCATCAAATTTATCAATCATCAAAAATTACCTCCGTGTAGATTGCTTCTAACTTCGGAAAGAGTTTGCTCAAAAAGTAAAACTCCATCTTTATAAACAGGCTTTAACAAGTTGTTTTCTTTACTTGCCTCATCCCAGGTGTATTCATCATGATATGTTAAATGTCCATCATTGTCTTTGAAAACAACACAACATCCTTTTTGCGATTTCTTAAACCCACCATCTTTTGGATTCTTAAAAATTGGAGTTGGTTTTCCATCAATTTCACAATATGTTGCTTTAATACAAGAACTAAATGTATCTCTGGTAAACGGCTTCAAAATTCCATCTTCTTCAACGCACTGGAAAGAAAACGAACCAACACCAAGAGCCACGTTTGAACAGGCAAACCCATTACTCATCAGGATTTTATAAATTTCTTCGCATCTCTGAATTGTAATAGAGTCTCCATAGATTGCTTTTACATGGGGATTAAGAACTTTATATCCTTTGCTATTAATGTTACCTCCAAATTCATCCCAGAGTTTGAATACAGTTTTTGTAACAACCTCAACACAATCTCCGGAATCTCCACGCATCAGCATACATCCGTTATGTGCTAAAATTTCAGGTTTAAGTTGCGGAAGAATGTTATCAATAACATTCCAATAGTCATAGGAATCCAAAACAGCAGAAAATGATGTGTTTGGATAAATTTCTGTTAATAACTTTCGCAATAATGTGATTTCATCACCATCAACTGCATAATTGCTACACATTACAGAATGTTCTGTACTTGGGCTGCCAAACGCAACTGGTTCTTTCGTACAATCGCAATTATACATTTCTTCAAGATAAGGAATTGTTGGAACTGTTGCAGTATTCAAAAACGATAAACACCATCCTGCTCCGGCTTTAACTGCCGATTCAGTACATTCCTCGCCTCTGAAATCAAATGCCCCAAGTGCCTTTGCTCTCGGTACATTGTCATCACAAGTTAAATCATAATACTTGTTTACTATCTCACGGTAAGTATATCCGACTGTTGCAGCAAGCATTGGATGCCAGCTTTCGGCGGAAATAAGACTTTCGAGAGATTGCGGAAGCCATGCAAAGTCCGGATGTGTATTCGTAATGCCAAACATAGGAACGTGCATAGGGACAAGAGTTCCTTCCGGAAGGGCAATTATCTCAATTGGTAAGTAGCCTAACTTATGCAAATGCTCAATTTTTTCGATTTTATAAGCATCTTTTCCAAGAGTTGCATCCATAATGCGTTTATAGTCCGATATAACCGTATCAAAAGGTTTATTGAAAAATTCATTATTAAAATAATCAATCAAATACCTTTTAATAAATCCCTGTAATCCAAACATTACGACCTTATCCCATCTTTTGACTCTGCTCATACGCGGAGTAAAATATGATACGGATTTTGTAATATTGTTCGGAAGCATTTCTGCATGAACAGCCTTATAAAAATCAATCAAAAGCATAGGGTTAGTATTTTTCATATTCAAACACCTCAAATTTATCTTTCAATCCAAGAGATACACCGTATTCCTGGACTTTCGCATTAAAAATACTATTTGTAGTATAAACCTTATCAATCAGACCACTTTTGAAAACTTCTCCTTCAAAAATTGTCTTTTCACAATGAGTTATATATAAATAGATATGGCTTGCTCCAAGTTCTTTTAACTTTTTCGCTGAAAAGTAAAATGTACCGCCTCTACTGCTTATATCATCAATGATGATAATGCTACTATTTTTAATTGCATCAACAGAACCAGCAACATCAATTCCTTCAATCTTTCCTGTTTTCCAATCACGTCTTTTGATTCCAAAAGCATATTCCAACGGAATCAGACCAGAATAACGTTTCATAGCACCCTCATCCGGATAAAACGCAATTAAATTTTTATTAGTATCTTCCTTAATACAACCGATTTTAGTGATTGCTTTCATAATATAATGAGAAGGATTTTGTACTCGTAGATTATTAAATAAAGCCTCACTAACAGAAGAATGCGGGTCAAGAACTCTTACCTCGTTAAATCCGAGATAATTTATAAAATCGGCAAACCACTTCAATGTAAAAACATCTGCGCTGCTCTTAACTCTGTCCTGCCTTGCGTTTGGAATATATGGCATTGTCAATCTGGCTATTTGAACATCGTGCGCCCTTAAATGTTTGACAATAAACATTAAAGAAACCATTTCTTCATTGCTTTCAAAATACCATTCAATATCTGCACAAGTCCATCCCGAATGCTTATCCATTCCGCAACTATCTGCAAAATGAAGTGTTCCATCCGGAAATTTATCAATAACAATCTCTGTTCCGTTTAATTTAATCATTTTTATTCTCCGATAATATCAATTTGGCACATCTTCATGGTAAGAAGCGCAGCTTTATGGCTTTCTGGCGTAACACCGGCGCAACAGGAAGCATCAACAGCAATATCAACTTCTGGATAATGTGTTTTTAACAAAAGTGCATTTGAAACAACACATATATCGGTACATAATCCGATGATTTCAATATATCCGTATTCTGTTCCATTTTTGAAAATCTCATTAAATATGAAATGCGGAAGTCCCTTGCTACCAAATGAGAACTTACTAACATTCATTATATGATGACCAGATGACAGAACGGCTTCATTGACTTTTTCATTAATTTTATGACCATTTGTTCCAGAAATACAATGTTGAACCGGCAAATATCTTCCTTCTCTTGTATTCAGATAATTGTCAAAATGAGTATCTTGTGTAGTAATAATATCTCCATCCCATTTCTCAATCTTATCTACAACATTCGGAACAATAGCTTCTGCCTCTTTTGTGCCAAGAGAGCCATCTATAAAGTCATTTTGCATATCAACTACAACTAATAGTTTCTTCATTCTTTAACAATCTCACTTTCATTATTTTCTTTTTCCATAAGGTCTAATTCATGTTGAATTGCTTCTTCGATACAGTCATGGCTGTATTTGATTCCATCTGTGGATTCCCATACGGCATCAACTAAATGTAATCTTGCTTTTGCCTTATTCTTTTTTGTTTTAGAACACGCATCAGAATTATGCAGAGGATAATCAATTGGAACAAGTTTTCCGATTTTAACCTTAATCATTCCTTGATTGTTATTCATATATGCCATTGGGTCAAAAATAAAAGCCGTTCCATCTGAATTAAAACTGTAAACACGGACAATGCTACCGCTTGGGCGTAGTCTCATTTCTACCATATCTTATAATCTCCTTTCAAAATTGATAATAAAACTCGTCTTTTATTGTAATATCGACTTTACTTCATCCGGATTCTCATTCGCCCATTTTACCCACCGTTCATATTTCGGTCTGGTTATTTCATTGAGCAATACAACTTCACGAACAAGAATAAAGTTATCGGCTTCTTCCATCATCTCCGTATTGCTTTGAATTTCATCAATATCGAGAGCATTGAATCTCTTGCTATATACTCTTGTTCCTTTCGTGTTCTGGACAATTCTGGTTATCTTACTTTCGCATAGTTCCCATACTTCTTTTCCGTCCGGCTTCGTTTTCTTATACAAAGCGCCGATATAATCTCCGACTTTCATTTAATCATCCTTTCAGACTGATACATTTGTTTTCCCACTTCTTATAAGCATCGAGATAGATTTCTTCTTTATCGCCGTTATAAGTAAGTTCATAATACATTCCGTCAAAGAGAGTTGTACTTGCTAATGCCTTGTTATTCTGCAAAGCCTTAACCTGCCAAACGATAAATACATCATCTTCTGTAATCTGCTTATCATCACTTTTATCAAGATGCTCGTTGGTATATTTCGCAACGATTTCTTTTACCAACTTTTCAAAAACGTCTGCTCCCACATTTTCACCCCCTAAATCTGTAATTATTTCCACATTTTTTAATTATGTATTCGTTTCCGCGCCAGACTATGTAATAAACATCTGGACAATTATAAATGCGCGGTTTCAGGTCATGTAACCATAATCGTAATTTCTTTATCATTTTCCGCTCCTAAACAATTCCGGAAAAGCTCTCGGAGTATAACACTTGTTCTTTGCATCTGAAATTGTTTGAGATAGAGCAGAGATTGAAGTCATATCAAATTTGCATTGCTTAATCATGTTTAATCCTGATAACAATTAAACTTTCCAAATTCTATGTAATGCTGAACGTCAACAATTTCTCTGTCAACCTCGCTTAACTTTTCCGTCAACTCACTAACACGACTATCAGAACCGGAGAGAACATCTTTAATAGTATTTATCTTGGATAACCAATCGGATATATTATCATCCTCGATTTCCCGGAAAATCAATTCGTTCTGTTTGCTTAAATCTTCTTTCTCAATGATTTCTTCTGTGTCTACCAACTGAACAGCATATGAATTTCTGATTGACTTTGAAATAGAATTATCCAATACAGATTTTGCCTTCAGAATGCTATCCCATTGTTTTGCGTGCTTAAAACTTCTAATCGGTACATATCTTCCAGTTGCTTCATCTTTGCGAATATAAGTACCGCTTCCATCTGTTAGGACATATACACCCAATGCTCCCGCTCCTTTTCTCTGTTTTAGTGTTATTCCGTCTTATTTTATAATCATTTTATATAGACTGCCATGTTTCAGGCAGTCTATAATTGCCTTTAATCCGCCTCGATGAACGGTCTTAAATACCGTTTAAGATGAGATATATTATCCACTTCTACACCGTATTCTCGTGCTGCACTCATCAATGCCGTTACATCTTCCGAATTTCTATAAGAGGTTAGCATTTCGCTTGTTCTTTCCTCTCCGTATTTGCTGACTATGAAATCATAGAATCCCAAGAGATAAAGAATATGATAGTTAATCTTAATTCCAAATCTGTCATTGACATTTACCGCTAATGCTCGATTTAGAATATCGCACATTGCTGTCATAGGTCTTTCGTTCAACTTATCCTCTTGGCTTTGCCGAATAATGAATTTGAAGTAACTACCGTTCCAACTTGCCATCAGATAATTGCCACGCCAACCTTCGATTTCTTCCATATTGTGAAACTTTTGAAGAAGCTCGTAACATCTTTCAGAAAGATGAACAGTTCTGCCGGGAAGTTTCGCCGTATGATTTCTATGGTCAATCATATTCTCTTGAAGTTTTACAACTTCTTCCGCTTTTGAAAAACCATTATAGAACATCAGCATTATTAATTCAATATAATCTGCGTTATCCTGGTCTTTCTCCTGATGAAGTTTTTTAATAACATCCTCAACGATTTTCCATCTAAACGGTTCTCGACCTTGTGCAAGGCGTTTCGTTGCCTCTTTGCCTTTCATCCGCTTATCATTGAGAGGGTTCTTGATAATTTCAACATTGTCGATATACCAATTGAAAATCGCTCTGAATAGTGTTGAAATCTGGTCATAAGAGGAATGAGAAATCATGTAATTTATTTCTTTCCCTTTTCTCTTATTTTTCAGTTCAATAATCAGTCCAAACAAATCATCAACGTCCATGTCAATGAATTCTTTGCCGATTTTCATTTCATAGGCATATAACTCTGCTTTATCAATCTGTACTCTTGTCAACGCTGCGGAAGTTCCGGCAACACTTTCATAATATCCATCTAAAATCTCTTTTGTTGTAATTTTACCCATAACATTACACCTCGAATCTACGACTTGTTATCATTATAGCAAATTTAATAGTATTTGTCAAGGCTTTTCCGTATTATTTTTAAGCCATTGCCAAAACCGGAAACTGCACAGACATAGCCATTCTAATGCTGCACAAAGTTTCACTATCACTTACACATCCGATTCTTTTGTCTAAACATTCTGAATTAACGGTCATTATCTGTTCAACTAACATTGTACTTGGAGTCCTTAATCCGTATTGCTGATAACTCCAAAGCTCAACATGAACCGGCAATTTGCGCTTGTTCATTTTAGATGTTATCGGAATAATGTTAAGCGTTGTGCTATATGTATTGTTCTTGTCGTTAGAGAGAATGAATACGGGTCTGTAACCACCCTGAACACTTCCGTCTTTGTTCGTAAGGTAGCACATCCATATTTCTCCGCAATGCGGTTTTGTGTCGTAGTTCCTTTCGTTCAGCATAATCCATACCTGCCTTTACTATCTCATATGTAAAACTTGCTCATAGGCTGGATTTGCTGCGTGTAACTTATGAAAGTTTATGGGCTATGTTATGTTCGACCTCCTCCAGCCCATTAATAGTAACTCTGTTACTATAAGTATTATAGCATATGGTATGGTATTTGTCAAGAGGTTATTCCAAATTATTTATAAATAATTTTAGAATTCTTTCACCAGGTCAAAAGAAAATGGAATACCTGCTTGATATGGATAGATAACAAACCAATCTGTCATGCCGGAAACAAATCTCATAGGATGTTTGCCGCCCTGTTTCTTATTGATAACCTTATCTGATTTTGAGAATAGCATATCAATGTGTGCCGGACTGTATCGGCAAGTATTTTCAATCAACTTGAACGAAAACGCTTTCTCCGTTTCCTTGACTTCGATTGTGATTTCTCCATAACATCCGTCTGGCTTGCACTTGTAAATTCCGTTTTTAATTGTCAACTGAAAAATACCTCCTTATTTTCTTCTTTCCATTTCTTACTATGAATGTGTATCTGAATCCTTAAAGACGAGAAGGAAAGAGGAATTGTGAAATGCTTTTTATAAACAAATCCGAAATCTTCTTTATGCGCCCAATTCACTTGAAGCCTTAACCCTTTCAATTTTGTTCTGAAAAGATTATCACATTCTAAATCAAAATATAGAGCGCGGCTTCCGAGTTTAATTCTGCAACTTCCGATTTGCCAATCATATTTTCCGTTTCGTTTCTTCCGTCTCTTTTCAGCTTCGATTGAATCTCTTTCCATTTGTTCAAGAAATTCAATCGTATTTTTCTTTTTAGGGTCATTCTCAATTTCTTCGGCAGTCCAGTATTCAAGGTCTGTTTCATATTTCCCGCAAGTAGGACAACATAAGTTCGGGTCATACCCCCATTCATCATCCGTTGCAAATATTACAGTCCCGCATTCTTTACAACGAATTGTATCTTGTAATGTCGCATGACAATAATAAACAGATTCAAAATCACAATGATTCTTCTTGCGGAGAATATCAACGAAAGTATCAAGAGAACATACAACTTCTCCATCTTCTTTATTAATTATGTTATCTTTTTCATCAATAGAAAACCATGTGTCCGGATGTTTTTCTTCATATCGCCTTACATCGTATCTACTAATCATCTTTTCCTCCATCTATGTACTTTCGTTCCAATTCAACAGGTGATTTAGATTTTCCTAACTTAACCGCTTTATCTCCTTCCATTTTATATAAGAAGTAATAACTTCGGTCATTTTCTTTTGATGTTGTGTAAAACACTTCACCTTTTAATGTCGTGCGTTTTACCCATATTCGCTCTGTTTTCGGAATACCTTTTACTTCCGCCATAAACTATTCCTTTCTACACTTCAATCCATTTATTTCTTTGGATAATCCTTCTCATATTTTCAACTCCGACAGGATTCATAGAATGAATATGGATTGGTAAACTCAATCCGACTTCTTCAAGCCAGTCAAGCAATTTTATATAATCTCCGCCATACCTTGCATAATCTCCTGCATCGTGGTCAATATCTAATAATTCTATTTCTTCATCGGGTTTACATACCCAATGATACAAGTACGCGCCCTCAATTACATAAATTGCATCATATACACTTTTACACCAAACATATCCTTCTGGTGCTGGGCGTACATCATCAACCCAAATCTTCATTTTGCTAATCCCTCTATCATCTGCATAATCTCATTGATTGCTTCGATGTGAACCATTCCATCGGAATCTCCGGCATTTTCGCTTCCTGCCTTGTATGCCGCCGCAATAATATCACGAAGGTCATTTGAATCCAGACTGATAATCGGCTTATCGGAATTATCCTCAAACGTCTTGTCGCCGGTCACATAGTCATCAAAGAATTCGCCCATATCGTCATAGTATTTATCAACCTTCTGTTTGGTTAAGCCGATATAGTGCTTTGTAGTCTTTGTATCGCTGTGGTTGTAAATCGTCTGAAGGAGTTCCATACTGTCGTAATCTCCCGGATGGAGCATTCTGCTCATTTTACCGAAAGTCTTACGCGGGCTATGCGTTCCGACATTGTATTCAATACCAACCGCAACAGCAACCTTTTTCAGCGCCTTACGGTAGCCATCGGCGGAAAGAACGTTTCCTTTGCCTGTTCCGCTTGTCTGCATGAATACATAGCCCTTATAACCGTTTTCCGCTGGATTGCATTTCGTCTTTTCGATATAGAGTTCAATTGCTTTCCTGCAAGCTGTGTTAATTCGTGGGTTGGCGAGTTTATCCGTCTTATCTTCAACAATTTCAAGAAGGTCTGCCCTCATCTTACCGGTTTCCGGATTGAAGATATGCTCCCAGGTCAGAGATAAAGTATCACCGATACGTCTTGCCATGTTGCACGACATAACGAAAATCAAGTAATGCGCCCACATTTCGTTGTCATAGAAGTAGTGAATCATCTTCTTCATATCCTCAATTTCAAAAGGATATACTTCCGATTTCTTACCTTTCTTCTTATTACATACAATGTTTTTCGGCGTACCGTCTTTCTTCAATTTCTGTCCCTGCTGCTCCTGCGGAAAAACAATTACCTTACCAGGAAAAAGGGGAGATGTAATCTGCATTGTTGCTGTACTCATGTCGTTACCTCCTTGTAGTAACTCATTTACTATACACATTATACCTCCACCTTTTCCGTTTGTCAAGTCTTTTTTGAAACTTTTCCAAATTATTTTTAATTTTCTTTTTTACGCTCTCTCAATTGTTCTCTTACGATTTCCGCTTCTTCTAATCGCGGAAGTTCATCAAGTATATTACAGGCGGCGCATACGGCTTCATCGGTTCTACGGTCAAGCACCATATTATCGCGCATCTGTATAAGTATTTCAACAACTTCTCCTACAATCATATGTATATTCCTTTCATCCGATTGTTAAGATTGCCGGATTAACTACACCGTCTCCATCGTAATTGTACTCTTTATTATGCCATTTTCTCAATTCCTCACCATATTCCCAAAGTTGAGAAAGAGCATTTACAGCACATCCATACATGAAACCAGTGATTCCATCTGTATCTGCTTTACGGGAAGTCTCATCTGCAATGTCAATCAATCTCTCCCCCGAAGGATTCTTGATTCCATCATGTCCGCCCATCGTTCCGCATAAGAAACAACTGCGGAAGAATACGGGTCTTTACTGTTTACCTCAACAAATTTCTTGTAATCCGATTCCTTACCTGCTTTAATCTTCATCGTTATCGTTCCTTTCCTTTTCTATATATTCTTTTACGATTTTCGCAAAATGATTTACAAAACCAGGGTTTTCCTTGATAATCTCATTGAAAATTACAATGAGAAAATTCTTTTTAATTTCGCTCCACTGTTCCGGCGTGAGATTTGGATTCTGTTCCTTTGCTTTATCAAGAAGCTGCTGCATGATTTCCTGTCCCTTTGGACTGTTCAAAGCGGAAGTTTCCGCCATAATCGCCCTTCTGATAATATCTTCCTGCTTCTTATCAAAATTCATTTAATCTTCCTCCTTATACTTTTTATCAAGTTCAATCGCTTTCTGATACATTTCCGGCTTTTCCTCAATTCCTATATTCCATCCAGGAAAAATAAATATCAGTTGCGAATAACTTGTTCTATGTGCTTTCATTGAATACTGTGCCAAAATGTAGGCTTCTTCCAGTGTTTCTATAAATTCATAAAGCCTTACATACTCCATTTTATCCGTGTCCAATCGGCATACGGAAAATGTATTGCCCTTTGAAAAACATTTATCCATAGTTTTCTCCTTAAAACTGCGGTTTATATGTGTTGATAATCGGCTTAACTCCGATAGAGTTAAAGTATTCAAGAATAGCATCGTACTGTTTATTATCGCATGACATAAATTTTGTCTTTTTCAGTGCAACACCGTTCACACTCGGAAGTTCCTCCCATAAAACACTTTCCGGAAGCTCAAACCAACCATCGAATACAAGCATATCCCTATGAAACCAGTTATAACAAAGATTTCTGCCTTTCTGGGGCTTATAAATCAGTTTTACGGCGTTTTCATACTGTGCATATCTTCCGTACTGGACATCTGCGAAAGTCACTCTATGAGTCACTATTCCGCCGAAATCGCTAATGTAAATCATCGTTAGTCTCTGTCCGGCTTTCAAGTCTGCACATTTGAATTGCTCTGTAATACTTACAACTTCACGATAGATTCGATATAGCGCAATCTTTAATCTTTCGTTTTCAACGGCTCTGATAACTCCAACGTTAAACTTGAAATCATGAGAATAAATCCACTCTTTCATCAACGCTCTATAAGTGTCAAATCCGTCATTGTCCCAAATGTTTTGAAGTTCATTATTTACAATGATTCCGGTGCTTACATCTTCAATCGTTTCGGCAAGTTCAAGATTCTTCTGATGTTCTTCTTCGGTAATTCCGCTTGCTCCGCTGTAATCGTCAACTCGATAACTCTTACTATCAACGATATAAGTATATCTGGCGTAACTGAATCCTTCAGGATTGATAACAAGTTTCAGGTCATCACCGCAATAAATGGCAACGCAATTTGTGTTATACCATTCAACGGTATCTCTATCGTCCCTATCCATCATTCTGTAATCATCTATTGACTGAATGCGGAGGTCATCTGTTGCAGTACCGCCCATTCCGGCAAGGAAAGAATAATCAGCAAGAAGATGATTTGAGAACATCTGATAGATTTCTTCGGTCATATAGACTTCTCTTGTAACCTTGCAATTTTCTCTCTTGTGTTCTTCGTATTCCTCGATTGAAGAAACAGAATTCATCTTATTAACCGTTGAAGTATCAGCGTTCATAACAAAATAATTGACTTCTTTAACGGTATGATTTGCCTCAATCTTTTCGTGAATTGCATCGGCTTCCGCTCTGATTCTCTCGGCTTCTTTACGCTCGATTTCTCTCTGCGCCATTCTTTCCTGGAATTCTCTTTCTTCTCGCTCGGCTTCTGCCTTTTCAAACTCTGCCTTGCGCTCCTGGTATTTGTCGGAAATGTTCTTCATTTCAACCGTCAGTTCGGTCTGTTCATATTTCCAAGAAACAATGCTTCCCTCATGCACACCGTAGAAATTGACATCAAAGTAATCACTCATATAATCACTGTTATCATAGTTATAACTCTGTGAAAACTTATAAACATAATGAACGATTGCTTTTACTTCTTCGCTGTCCTTTGCGAAAGGGCTGGAAAGAAGGTCAATATCAATGCTGTTATAATCGGAAGTAACCGACCATCTGCACATCTTGAATCTGGCGCGGATATGCTTGCGGATAATGGCTGCGATTTCTTTACAATCGTGAATATGGTACTTTTCGTAATTGTTTTCGATACCATCTGTACGGGTCATTCCCCACAAATCATAAGTAGGAATTTGCTCCGTCTTATTTTTTACGGTGTTAGAAAAACCATCATCGGTATTCTCAATGCCCCCGATTGACATTGCAAAGTCAATACGGCTTGCACTCTGCTTCGCATACCACATTTTCTGCTTACCGCTCCAACGGAATCCGTTCTCTTTCAGGGAAGAAATAACCTCTTCTGCGGGCTTTCCGTCAAATCGGATTTCGATACCATTCAAATCGTTTCTCAAAGTAATGTTTGTCATTGTTTTTCGCTCCTTTGTTTTAGTAGTAACTCATTTACTATACTCATTATAGCATAGTGTTCCCGATTTGTCAAGAGGTTATTCCAAATTATTTTTAATTTTTTTGAAAAAAGTTTAGCTCTGGACTAAACCTCTTTCAAACTTCTTCGCAAGGTCAGAATAGAATCTTGCTTTTTGTGCAAGTTCATCGTTTCCGTTTATATCAATTCCGTTTTTATAACACTGTATTTCAAAGTCTTTTGCAATCAACATAATACAGGCATTTGCTTTTTCTGTTTCAAGTTCGGTCAATTCGACTATTCTTTTATTCATTGCCCGCTCTTTTCAAATTCATCAATCGCAAAAATGATTTCTTCCATTATATCTCTTACCTCTGCAATTTCTCCATTTTCGTATTGCTCCGGTAACTTCTTCAAAACTTCAAGAATCTTTTTGTCTTTCAACTCGCCTTTGGAATAAAACTTGTTTTCCATATAAATCTCCAATCTGCAAATAACTGCAACTAAATTTTTCTTATTTTTCAAGGCTTTACGCCATCATTTATTTTGATTGCAAGTATTTTGTTTATTGTTTTGAACATTATTGCTTGTTTTGTCAATAATAATAAACATTTAATAAAACGAGCATTTTATTTACTTAATCGAATTCAACTTGCGACATTACTGATTTTGTAAATTCAGAAAGTTCTTCCGACTTTTCAGATTTTTCCTCACAATACTCATCGACATCATCATAGTAGGATTCATCATCCTCATAAGTCCAATCGACCCAATCATTCTCTGCTTCGTCCCACACTTGAAGCCCACCGGTATTACAAAAATCTGGCTTAATTCTATGGTTATACTGGAAACAGTCATAAGCTGCAAGCATATCCATAACTTTCTTTGCTTCTTCAACTGTTTCAACTGGCACATAAAAGGTTGCATCCGCTCCAACTTGCGGAATCCACCAAACGCGCATTTTGTTCATACATTAGACCTCACTTCATAAATCGTTTTCCGCAATTCGGACAATACTTTATTTCAACTATATCCTGCGAATCAAAATTATTGTCTGTTCCATCTGGATATGTTCTTACTCTCAAACAACCTTGCCTATTCACTGCCATTTCAATTCCGGAATATTCAACAGTTTGATTTAAGATGATAAAATCGTTTGTATCATTTTCACAATATGGACATTTCATAATATCACCTTTGATTAATTATTGTTTTACATTCTTCAATATATTTCTTCCTGGCTTCGGCTTTCGTATATCCATAGTATTGTTTTACTCCTTCTGTACCATAGACAACCCATGCGCCGTGAATGTTTTTCTCCATGAAGAAAACTGTGTTTTGGTTAATGTTTGCCATTGAAATTATAGTCCTCGTCTCCGGCGATATACTTTTCATAATCAACGCGGATGAGTTCTTCGTCTCCGATTTTCTTTGCTCCTGCGCCGAATGCAATTCTTCCATTTGCTCCGACAAAGTTAATAGTAATATCACGGTTTACCGTCATAATTTCTGCATAACATCTTTCAGTAGGTTTTGCACCGTCACAAAAAGTAAATCCTTCCGATTCGGCTTGCTGCAAGAATTTATTTCCAATTTCTCCGTTTGCAAGATATACATAAACTCTGCCGTTCTTCTCTGCCAATTTTCTAATAGTTCTGTTCATTTCAAATCCTCCAATAAATTTAGATTATTTATCAGAGTTCATAAGAAAATATCCCATCGTTACCGATAGGATAGGGAATAATCTCATATAATCCTATCGGTCAAGCATTAGCACCTTGCCATCTGGTAGGTTGCTGTGCGGTCATTGGGCTTGCTCCCTTACGCACTCTTGATAGTGTAATGTATTATATCACAATTCCTTCGGTTTGTCAATAGCAAGATTGAATATTTTCTAAATTATTTTTCAATCTTCCTTTTTCAATAAATCCGCAATATCAACATCCAATGCGTTTGCAATCGTACATAGTTTCATTAACGGTACTTTTACTCTGTTTCTGCTCCGGTTCAACCATGCGTATATTGTTTGTCTTTTTGAACCTGTTATTTCTTCCAGTTTGTTCATTTTGGTATCAAACGCCCCCGAACACTCCGGAAATTTGATAAACAGATATTTTTCCACATTGTCAGCAATTACAGATTTATCTGTTTTCTCCCATAGGTCATTGTAAATCAAAATTTGTGCTGCAATCTTATCTTTCACTTGTTTTCCTCCTGCAAGGTATAATAGTAATTGATTTACTACTATTATACCCTGCGAAATTCAAATTGTCAATCAAGCACTCGCAACAAATTCCTCAATATCGCTCAAATCTTCTCTCGGTCTTACCGGAAGAATCAAGCCGGTATATCCGTTGTCTCCCTTGAAAAACCATGCCGTATATTTGTTGTTCAAATCCGCTTCGATAACGATTTTATCCTTTTCAAAGATTTCTGAAACGTCTTTGACATACATGGGATTCATTGCATATCTCAAATTTTCCGGAATGTCGTGCATATTATCAACTTCCAGAACATCGGAAGTCCTGTAATTGCTACTCATTGCTGCTGTAACAAGTTTTCCGTTGATATAGCATACATACATCGGAATCTGCGTACCTTTCAGAAAACCGCTGTATTCTTTTGCAATGGAAAAGAGAACATTTGCGGGAATTTCAAATCCGTATGTAGAATATCCGGATTCAAAGTTCTTATCAATGTCAAAATACTTTCCTTCAAGAAGTCTTGTAGTATATGTAAAGTCATTTCCGACAAACCATGCGTATTTTTCATTGTAAAATACTTCGATATTTTCCTTTCGCTTGTTTGCCGATACTTTTGAAAGTTCTTTGACAATATATCCAGGAATTGTAATATTGAGAACGGGATTGAAGTTCCAATCAACTTTTCTCATAACGGCTCTGTAACCATCACAAGAAACAATACGGTCTGCCCCCGAATTATTTACTGCTACATTAAATCCCGTGAAAATCGGTCTGGATTCGTCTCCGGAAAGGCAACAAGATAGCTTTGAGAACGTTTCAAGCATATCGTCTTTATCCGCTGAAAACGCCTTATCAGATACGATTTCCGGGAATGCGATTTCATCAAGTTCTGCAAAGGCGTAAACTTCGCCCTGCTTCTTATTGCTTCTTACCTTGATAGAATTCTTTGTTGCTTCAACTGTTATTTCTCCGACAACATTATAAAGGCGCTTAATATTCTCCAACTCGACAAAGATTTTCCCGCCTTCCTCAACTCTTACATCGTCAGAAAAGATTTCAACAAAGGAATTCAGATTTGCCGCCTTGATAATTACTCTCTGATTTTCCTTGTCTGCGATAATCAAGAGACTTGTAACAGTGGATAAACCCTTTTTCAAGCATACAATCGCCGCACGCTCCGTAATGTTCTTAAATTCCGTTGAATAGATAGAAAATTTCATTCCTTTTGTTCTCCTTTATGTATTAGTAATAACAGAAATAATAATCGTCACCAAACTGTTTATAGATTCCTGAACCTTGTTCAAATTCCGCCTGGAAAAGCACATTTTCCGGACAAACTCGCTCACCGTCAAGGATTCTCCTTGCTATGTCATAACAATGGTCTTGAATGCTCTGGTCAGCCCAATTCGGAAAAGATATTCCGTATTTCCACATTGTTCCGTACTGTGATTTCTGTGTTAATACTTCATAAATAGTGTTCGGATAGATTGAAGAATTAACTCGATTGATAACCACGTTTGCAACCAGCAATTGAATTTCATCCGTTGCGCCCCCTGCTTCTCGGCATACCGCTGCGGCAAGATAGAACAGGTCATCATCTGTGTAACTTCTTACTTCTGCTACCGGCTCTATAACTTTTTCCGTTACCGCTTCCGTTGCTTCCTCTGATACAGTTGATACAACCTTTTCCGGCTTGCTTTCCGTTACTTTTTCCGTTGCCTTTTCTGCAATTTCCGGCGCACTGCTTTCACTCGATACTATGTATAAAAGATTAGATGCTATATCTTCTTTATGATTTTCAATAGTAATTGTTTCAATGTCAGAATCCTTTACTGCTTCTGCGTTTCCGGCTGATACAATTGCATTTACAATCATCGAAAGAACGAACAGAATTATAAAAGTGATAACCGTCAATCTAATCCATCGTAATTTCTGTTTTGCATTCTCTGATAGAGGTCTGCGCTTCCTTTTAGGTTTTCCGCTTATTCGTGTTAAATTCATTTCTTTTGTCATTGTTATTCTCCTTTTTCGTTTGTTTCCACCGCAATCAATACGGCTTTTCCGATATGCTCGATTTCGTTTTTACTTTTCATCGTGAAGATATATGCCGTTCCTTGCTCCGGAATAGGTACTCCGACCATGTACCGAATATCATCTCCACAATGCTTTTCTTCCGTTACAATTCCCAGACAACCACACCATTTGTGATTTTCCGTAAACTGCACAACATCGTTGACTTGCATTTATACACCTCCGATAATTTGTCCTTGCAAAATCAATTCTTTTTCTCCTGCAATCCAATAACAAGGCTTGTTATCAAGTGTTGAAAACACTTCCTCAATTATTCCGGTTTTTGTTTGTCCGATAATTTCTCCTTGATGAATTGTTCTGATTGTTGAAGTTTTATATTTAACTCTGTCACCTGGCTTATACATGATTTTCCTCCTCAATGGGCGCTGTCATATATCTCTTTCGGTACTTTGTAAATATAATTTCCGCACCGTACTAACAGCGCATCCTTTCCGTAAACATTTTCTTTCATTCCGCGAACATTTCCGCTTTTATGAAAGTTCGGATAATCGTCAATCTTTACACTCATTCCTTCAACAAGTGTCATTCTTTTAACTCTCACGCTGCATCCTCCTTTACTGCAAAAACATTATCGCCATCCTTGATTATTTCATATCCACATGATTCATAAAACTTTTCCGAACCAGTTCCGATATGATGAATTGAATGATTTTTGTACTTTTCAAGCAAATGAACATATCCGCCTTTAATTGCGTTAATCATCTTTTTGTCACATTCGCGCCATTTAAGCTCATTCTTTTTATCAAGCCAATCCAGGATATAATCGCTCGGCATTGCTACAATTCTTTCTATAAAATCCTCATAGATAATTGCTTCTAATCCATAACCGCCGTATGCTCTCTTTGCCTTTTCAGCTTCTTGCTTTAACCACGGATATTCTTTATGAGATTCAAACTCTTTGATTTTCTTATCAAAACTTTCAATAATAATGTTCATTCTCATATTCTCCTATTCAACCATTCGTCAATGTTCTGAACCTTTCCTTCGATTGTTACATATCCGTGTCTCATCTCATCACAAGGCGATAACTCCGTAAAATCTCCGCTCTTGTCCTTGTAATAAACCCTGGCGTGATTCGTAATAGTGAATTCAACATGATAATTAAATTTCATTAACTGTTGTGTTGCATAAGCGAAATTCTGATACTTTGCTAAAATCCGCTTAAAATCCTTGTTTGTCAATACTGCGACTTTCGGTGTTGTTCCATCGGCATCCATCCGGTTAATAGAAGAAATGGGATAACCTTTCATCATCCAGTTTTCCGATATATAGCAATAAAGGTCATACAGATTTTCACACTCCACATAATGCGGTACTCCACTATAACCACGGATTCGATAAAGTGTTCCGTTAATCTCTCTTGCCATTTTTATGCTCCTTCCTTTGTCCTTTTCAGATATTCCGCATACCGTCTTGCATCACATCCGAAATACCACATATTGTTTTTATAGTAGTTATAAAGTTCCATGTCGTACTTCTTGAATACTTCCATACACTCATCCGTTGTCATTTCTTTGCTCATATTGTGCCTCCTTACTTTTCATGTGCAATCAGAGACATACAAAGCAATCCGGCTGTCAGCGCATCACCTGAACCATTGATAATATCTTCAACGTCATTAAGAAATTTGTTGCCCTCTCCGTGTTGTTTCTTCGGCTTAACCTTGACAAGCTCCGGCATATAGACAATAATCAGTTCCTTAAATCTTCCGACATCGTTTGTATCTCCGCGCCCTGCGGCTACACTGTTCGCATATTCAACGGCTTTCTTACCATCCAGCGCCGAAAAATAATTGTCGTTGCGAATATTCGGATTGTAATGATACTCAACAAACATTCCAGTACCGCCGTGATTGTGTCCAAGTCCGAAGGTATTGATAACGTATCTCGGCTCGGCGGTCTGTTCATAAATTTCTTCATCAATCAGAACGTAATTCTTGATTGCTTTCCTGGCTGCCGACAACATTCTTTCTTTGCCCGGATGCTCTCCGTCTCTCCAACTGCGTGGGAAATAGATTGAACAATGTGCATTTACATATTTCAGTTCTTCAAGAGGCGTTTTAATTCCGCGTTCCTCTGGATTACACATAAAGTTTCCGGATTTTACCTTACTCCACAACTTTCCTTTGTAGTAATAAATCTTTCCCTTGCCGGAATAGGAATTATCCTCAAATGCAAGTCTCATTTCATCCGGCGCAACTTCCTTCAGATTGACGTTGATATAATCCTCACACTCACGATAACGCAACTTGCGGCATCTCGGAGGCAAATAACTTTCTTCATATTTAATCCATGTTTTAATCTTCATTTTTATAGTTTCCTTTCTGTGTTATTCTATCTTATTTTTATCAGCAATAATAATCAAATTCTGCGAATCCGCCGTTATCATGAACATAGCATTCAATGTCATCAACATTGACTGTCAAACTCTCCGGGTCATTCTCGATTCCGTAATACTCATAACCGGTATCATCAAGATAGGTCTGATAGGAAGAAATAATCATTTCAACCAGGTTTTCCATCGTGGTCATCGGCTCATAGCCGTTTGCCTCAACCATCCTTGCGATATAGTCCATATCGCACATCCTGGTCATCGGCGTGTTCTTTTCATAAGTCCAATTTCCGTAATAGTCTACCATTTTAATTGCCTTCCTTTCTGTTTGCGAATACATCATTGATTAAGTATCTGTATTCCGCTGATTCAAATTTGAATGGGCTTATCTGTTCCGGTTTGTCGCTGCGGGATTCAATAAAGCTCTTTGCTTCCTCATAATCGAAATATGCTTCCTGTGATACTTTTGCGGTCTGGCTCTTGATATGCTCAACCACTATTACATAAAATCTTGTTGTTTTCATTTTGGCTGCCTCCTGTTTAGTAACTCATTTACTATAACCATTATAGCACCTTGTTTTTGATTTGTCAAGAGGTTATTCCAAATTATTTTTAATTTTTTAGAAAAACTTTCTCATGTTCATCACGGTAACGGCTCTGTCTGCAAGTTCGTGCATCTGATTCTCTGTAATATGGCGGAATTTCCAGCACCAATCAATCCGGTTGCAAATCCAATCAATCGACTTTGTATGATATGGCTTGAAGTCCTCAAAAGATTTCAATGCCTGGTCAATCTCTTTATAATAGTCTTTCATTGATATTGCCTCCGTTATTCTATGTAATAGTGTTGTTCCGTCTTATTATAAACATCAAAAAATTTTCTTGAAATGGCTGTGACATCTACCACAAGTGTATTTGTCATATCTCTTTGTAAAATCGCTTTCACGTTGTCTTGTAATAACCTGTCCGCATCCTTCACATACGAATTTATGTTTAACCGTCTTTTCCGGTCTTGTTTCCTCTTTAACTCCCTTTTCTGCTGCGTTGCTTGTTCTCTTGATATTATAACCATATTCACGATATACCTTTGCGGCTAACCGCTTCCAGTTTTCGCCGTGATTCATACATCCTTTGCAACTATGCAGCAACTCATGGAGGATAGTGTTAATCAATCCGTTTTCATCATTTCTTTCATCAAGCAATGCGGCGTTAATGTTAATCGTATATCCGCCCGGAACGGCTCTACACTGTCCCCATCTGTTTCTTGCTCTGGTATTGACCGTAAAATCAATAATATTTCCGTACTCGATACCGATATTGTCAAGGTACTCCATACTTCTGATTGCATACTCTGTTAAATCTCTCATTGTTTTTATCTCCTTTGTTATTTTGTACCTTTATTATATCATACTGCTTTCAGTTTGTCAAGTGTTTTTTGAAAATTTTCCAAATTATTTTTAGATTTTTGAAGAAATTCCTGTTTCCAGGAATGCCTTCTTTAATCGTCTACCTTAATTCCGTTACGCTTCATATCTTCTTTAATCAAAGATTTCAGATAACCGGATTTATTTGATTGACTGTTAATCCAGTTCAAAATTGCATCATCCTGCGGCGTAAATAGGCGGAAATTGATTACTTTTCCTCTTTCCTTATTATACTTTGCTCCGCCCGCATAACCTGTTCTTTTTGCGTATTCTCTTTGGCTCTTATTCTTTCTTTGCCTTGCTTCTTCCGGTGTATATGCCATATTGTGTACCTCTCTTAACCGTTTTTATTTCTCCGTCTGGCTGTATCCTGCTTTATATATTTCCGTCTTTCCTTTTGATTACTGCATTGCATTACTCCCTTGCAATGCTTATCAATATCATCAATCGGCAGGTCTGAAGGCGTTAGTCCTCTAACAATTCCATAAATCGCCCATACCATCAAAATCAATACTGTTGCTAAAAGACTCATATTATCCTCCTGTCTCCATTTACTATATTATATCATACTACTTTCAGTTTGTCAATATGTCCGGCAATTAAAAATCGTACAGACAGCAATTTTCCTCAATCCAGGTGTTGCCCTGATACCGTGCCGCCATTTTCTCACCAATGTCGCGCCAATTTGACGGGCAATTTACGGTGTTTGCAAACTCGCACATGATTTTATATGCCTGTGTTGCCATCTCTCTGTCTGCGTGCCTATACGCCGCCTCAATCATATCAATAATAATGTTCTCCATAACGTTCCCCTTCAGTAAATGAAATATCAGTTTTATTTACGCAATATCCATCTGAACGATTTCAAATTTATCCGTTGCATAATCCGGCATAATCTTTAACAACTTTGTTAATGAACGTTTAGCATCTGCCGCACTCTTGAAAAGCATATCCGGCTTCAAATTTTCTTTTAACTTCCAGAATGCTTTATGTCTATCCCATCCGTTGACAAGATAATAAATTCCTTCATCTGATATACTTTTGATTGTAAACATCTTTATCTCCTTAATCTCTGAAAAATCTCATAGAATTGAAATATACCGGCTTTCCGTCCTGCGTTTCTCTGCAAGCGGTAAAATGAAATGCGCTCCTGGCAATTCCGCTCAAATAATCCTTTCTTCCCAAAAGCTCAACGGCTTTCTGCTGCCCGATTCTCTTGCGCTGATACATATAATCGGTTTTTCCGGTTGCCCGCTCAATCTGACTAAAATCTTTTTCAGAATATCCGATTTCTTTCAAATATTCTTTATCGTTCTTTGATAATTTCATTTTTCAAATCTCCGTTTCTTCAATCTTAATAACTCCTGTCGGTGAATCTCCGTCAAAATGGAATTTCTTACCTTCAAAATATGCCATACAATCGCCCAATACAACGGCTCTTTCGTAATTGTTTAGACTGTTAATATTGATTTTGTTTCCGTCCATGTCCGTTAGTTCATAACGGTCAATATATTTGTCTCCGAAAAGGGAATAGATAGCTTTTAATTCTTTCAGTCCAGAAACAATTTCATCAATCTGTGAATCCGGCAAATTGTGTCTTTCCTTTAACCGATTTCGCAAACACTGAATATCATCAATATAAAATGTAACCTTACGCATATTTTCCTCCTACATCTGTTCACATTGTTCAAGTCTCAAATCTTCGTATAATCTCCGCTGTTCATCAACAAATCTTCCGGCTACTTCCTGAATATTTGTAATGATTTCAAGTCCCTTTTCTTTTGCTCTTTGCTCAACACATTCGCGGATTGTATGAACCGTTACGGTTGACCAAACGCCATTTTTAGTAAATCCAGTAACTTCAAAATCTTTCATTATATCTTTCTCCCTCCATAAATTAAATTATCTGCTTCGCTGATAAACTTTGATACGTCCTCACCGCCAATAATATATTGACCGTTTTTATCATAAATGTATTCTCTGAATGCCTCATGACAACTATTTACTCTCTGCCATTGATTTTCGTTTTCCATAAGCCAATCAATAATACGCTTTTTCAGCTCTTTATACATCATTTTTAATATCCTCCGTTTTTAATCGCCCGTTGTTTGCCGGTCTGATAGCTCATCCGGATTATGTAGTTTACTTAACCAGAATGTCGATAACGAATTTTAATCCTTTGAGTACCCATGCCGGAATGTAGAACACATTCGCGGCAATTTTGCCGACAACACACTGACCGTCAATGAAGTGTTCCTTCATTTCACTTGCGTTCATCATCTTTGCGGTCACAAAGTTGAATGCTGCATAAAGGCAAATCACAACAATAACCATGATTTTCATTTCGATTTCCTCCTTTCTTTTATGCTATGCAAGCGGCTTTCAGCCTTGCCCGAACATTGTTTCTGTTTCCGTATGTTGCCGAACCATCGGAAAATCTACCGGTACATACAAGGATTTCAAAACCGTGTCCATTCAGACTTTCAAGCCATCTTTCGATTTTGCGCTTTTCCGATTCCGCTGCTCTCAATGCTTGACTACGGTACATATCGAAATAGTATCTTGCATCTTCATTGTCGATACAGTATCTTGAACCTTTATCAAGGTCAAAATATCCGCTATACTTTTCTTCTACCCAAAATTGAAAACCTTCGTAATATCCCCCCGATTACCGTTACATCGTGAAATTTCAGATTTTCGGTGAAGTTTTCCGCCATTCTCTGCGCTTCGGTAAATTCTTCTTCCGTGTCCATGTAGAACATTCCAGGCGTGTATTCTTCTCCATATTCTTTTTCATATGCTTCTTTCTGTTCCCAATAGTTCATGCCGCCGCATACCATCGGCATATTGTATTCCATCGGCTTAAAATTCGGTGCTGACATTTTGATTTCTCCTTTCTTATGCCGCTCTTGCGAATGTTTCGTTGTAGTGTTCAATTGAGTCCTTGCACATTTCATAAAACGCTTTGCAATTCTCAAAACTTTCAATGTTCATCGTAAATCCGGCGATACTTTCCTCCAGATATTCCGCTGCGGTCATTTCTGCTTCGTAAAGGTCATATCCATCAAAGATAACCACAAATCGGAATTTCTTATACCATGCTCCGCTTTCATCATAAATTCTGCCCTGTACCAAATAGCAATAATTTGATACCATCGAATTGTGATTCTCATAAAGTTTTCTGCGCCTTGTGATTTTGATTTCCATTGTTTTATCCTCCGTTCTGTTGTTGCTCCGTCTTATTTATAACGGTTTTAATTTTGCGCCCGCTGCGGCGCTCTCTTGTTCCTTTCTGATAATAGTATATCATACTGCTTTCAGTTTGTCAATACCTTTTTTGAAATTTTTCAAAATTATTTTTAATTTTGATTTTCCGTCATCAGAACGAACATATTATATTTATTATATGTAGGATGCTCGTCCAGATTATGGGCTACAATTTCCGCCCAACTCAACATGAACCATGCAATCAACATCACGGATAATACTACAAGCGATTTTCCGATTATATTCTTTTTCATTTTGTCCTCCTATTTGATTATGCGTAAAATCTCCGCTAAATCATCAATTTTTTCGTCCTGCGCCTTTGTCGTATTCTTGTTATGGTATTTGAAATAATCAACCAGATTTTCCGCCGCTTCGATTAAAACGTTCAGATATAGCCCTCTCAATTCGCTATGTTCCGTTACGCTTGCCACTGATTCGCCTCTGCTCTGTAAATACTTGACTGTTTCCGTTTGACCGTTCCGCAATGCTCCGGCGATTAAACTATGCGCAATTCCAAATTTATAATATCTGCGGTTTACTTTTCCGCCGTTCTCATAATATGCCTTCAGCGTGTCAATTTCTCCGCTACAAGCTGCGCCCCATAGAATTTCAATAACCTTTTCCTCCTGTTTATTCAATTCATCCAGCGCCCATTTATAAAGGTCATATCCGTATTTGTCGCGGATTCCGTTTAGTTTTTCCGTCTCTCCGGCTTTCTTTGCCTTTTTAACCTGTTCATATACATCTGCTTGAACATCGGTAAAACAAATACATTCCGCGCTTCTGGAGGCGTTTTCCGTTGTCTCAACGGCTTCAACTTTGAAAATAACCGGGTCACACTTATCAAAATCAATCGCCATTAAAAGACTGTCGGCGGCTTCTTCCATTGTGTCAAATAATCCGCTGTATGCTCTCCACTGTGCGCCTCTTTTGTCGGCTCTACAAAATACTTTATACTTTTTCATTGTTCATTTTCTCCTTTATCTAATTTTTCCATCAATCGCAAATAATTTGCTCTTGCGGCTTCCGTGTCATCACAAATTTCATATTTTACAAGTCCGGATTCGCTTAATTTTTCCGTCCATTCGGCTCTATCCTTATAACCGAGATTTTTCGCAACTATGGCGGATGCTATGCGCATTGTATAATCATCAATATCCCTGTATTGATAACCAATCCTTAAATTTTCCAACGCCGCCAATAATTCAATATCAGTTAATTTCATTTTACTTGTCATTTGTCAAGTTTTTTCGGAATTTACTTGACATTCCTTTCTATAAACTTTTTGAGATTTTCCAGGATTTCCTCCCGCTTTGTGTAAATACTCTGTAATGACGTGTAGTATTTTCCGTTAAACTTCTGATAAAATCCGTAAAGCGAACCGCTGTAACATTCTCCGATATAAAATCCGCCATCGTGCCACTTTTTCGGCGGTAGAATGTTCAACGCTCTTTCGTATTCTTCCTCCGTGATTTCTTTCCAGTCGTTGCATTGATTTCTTTCGTTTTCCGCTATAAGCTCATCAAATTCATTTTCCGATAGAACGGTATATCCTTCTTTGATATAATCATCCTTTGTCTTTCCGGTATAACTGTCTTTTCCGTTTACAAGAATTGCATACCATCCGCATAATCCGCGCTGCCTGATTTCTTCCGCTGATTTAACGGCAAATTCCCAATTTTTCATTTTTATATTCTCCCTTTATACTCTCTGATTTTCCGATAAAATAATCATTTTATATTTACTTCCGTACATCCTAAAACCATAACGGTTTACATCCTTACAGCGATTCAAACAGATTCCGGAAATTTCCGACAATATCATTTTTGCGACTTCCGATAATATTTTATAACTTTCCGTTCCCGGCTCTGTAAAATTCCTTTCGGATAATGCAAGGGAATATCTATTCTTTATATCTTCCATTCGTTCCGCTTTTGTCATGTTTCGTTCCTCCTTATAAATACATATCCTTAAATCTCATCCAGTAATTTCTATCCGGCGACATTAAAACAAAATTTCCGATTTTAATATCTTCACCGTGTCCGGCAAAATTTCCATTCACCGCGATATTTTCCAAAAAGATATATAATCCTTTTGCTCCGTCCTGGGCGTATATCTTCCGTTTTCTCAACTTGAAAACATATCCGGATTCCGGTATCACTTCAATAGATTTTCCATTGAATTTCAAAGAATTTTCCGATTCATATTCAACCGTCATTCCGTCATATTCGCATTTCATTCCGGCGCTTATCTGATTTTCCTCCAACTTTTTAATTTCGATTTTCTCCGGCTGCCGTGAGTCGATTTCGTAAACGTGCATATCATCCAGCGTAAAACAGAATATATAAATCTTTTCAAACGGTTTCCACGATAAAGCGATTTCAAAACATTTCAAAATTTTTCCGTCTTTCATCTGGTGGAAATAATATTTTCCGGTATGCTCATCAAATAAAATTCGTGTTCTTGTATTTTCCTTTTCGTTTGTATAATCCGATATGATTTCACAATATGCGATTTTTACATCGGATTCCTTTTCAAGTGTTAAAAGCTCTGATATTCTTTTCATATTTTCCTCCATCGGGCTGCCATCATCAGACCGGATAGCCCATCTTTCCGGTGACGGGCTTCCGCCCGTTTCGGCTTTAATTTTCCTCCTTCCTTAATTCGTTGTATGTATGTTCCGCAAATTCTTTGAACGCTTCCGGATTTTCCTTGACGAACATCAAGAATATAACGGTCATCAATTCGCTTTTCTTTTCCGTCCATTCTTCCGCCGTCATTCCTGGATTTTTCCGTAAACACTCTTTCAAATATTCCTTTGTGAATTGCTGCCCGATTTCGGTATTTAATACCGTTCTTTCCGCTTCCTCTACCTTGACGATAAATTCATCAAAATTTTCCGCGATTCGTTTCATCTTTCTTTTTCCTCCTCTGCCATGATTGATTTTATAGCATCAATTTCCGTCAGCATTCCGCAAATATAATCATTTCGGATTCTGTCAATCTTCCGGGCGCTCTCAATGTTTCCGGCGTTTTCGTGCCTTTTTACAAAATCGTTGCACATTTCAATGATATATCTTTTCGGTTTATATTCCATGTTTGCCTCCGTTTATCTCTGTACTTTGTAACCGTGTTTTTCCGCCCATCGTTCCGCGCCTTTTTCCGTTTTCCAGTTATTCGGCGCGGCGTATAATGGTATATTATCTTCCGCGTTTTTCAGCCCGTAAAATTCCGCTGCCGTTCCTCTGTTTATGCAATAGGTTTTTACTTCCATTTTTCCGCCTCCTTATCCATTCGCCCGCCGTTCAACTTCCGATATAATTTTCTGTAAATTCTCCGGCGTTGCTTCAATCATCCATTCAAAATTGATTTTCCGTCCGTCCGCTGTAATTTGCGGATTGTATTTTCTTCTACAATTTCCTTCAGAGTCATATACATATGTGTCAATGTTCCACGTTTCCGGAATAAACTTTTTCATATATCCGGCTTTAATCCAGAGATTCATCAATCCTCTTTTCGCTTTTCTGTCGTGCTTCGTTTTGCTAATCCAAAGAAGGATTTTTTCGCCTTTGTTATTCGTAAATTCACATTCATAGCGATTCATGATATTATTGAATGTTGCGGTCATTTTCGTTTCCTCCTTAAATCAAAGATAATAGTTTATTGAGATTAAAGCGGTTTGATTCTTCAAGTGTCTTTTCTTGTCTATTCGTGATAACTTGCCATCCCTCTTTGCTTTTGTCTCTTTTATAAATTTCTTCTTTGTATTCGCCCGTTCCTCCGTAATACTTGAAATAGTAAACGCGGCGGACTGTTTCAGTCGTTTCATCTTCATCAATAACTTTGATAAAGGCGGGATAATCGTACCCATACGCCGGATTATAAAGATAATTCGCAACATCGAATTTATAGCCCTTCGGCGCTTCCAGCTTCAAAAGTTTTTTAATGTATTCCGGTTTTGTATTGCGTGCCATTGTAATAGCCCTCCTATAATATAATTGTTTATTGTGTTATACCGTGCCAAACTCAACGGGAAAAGCGGAATAATGCGTTTCGCTGATATACTTTGAATTGTGTTTCACATCAAATTCATTTCTTTTATTGTATTTTGTAGCGGTCATTTTCGCGGCGCGTTCTGTTTCGTAACAGTCCATATAAAAGCAATAACCGCCTTCATAATCTACAACATAACCGCCTTTACCTAAATAAAATATCTTGCCGGTTTTCGTGTATTCGCCTTTGATTAAATACATAGTTTTCATATTAAACCTCCCTCCGGCGGGATTTCGCTGCCGCCGGTCAGCGTGATATATGTTATAGTGTTATTCAGTCTTATTATTTGAAATATATATTTGCTTCGGTTACTTCGTGCATGATACTTTCCTGATTCAGTCTTTCCTTCAATTCTCCGATTATTCCATCGGCGGCGGTCAATTCTTCATCGGTTGCAATTTCAACGCGGATGCTTGCCTCCTGGATAATTGCGCCCGTGCTATTCATGCGGTAGACTCCGGCGCATTCGTACATTGTAAAAGCGAAAACATCATATTTATTTATCAGTGTTTCGGCTATAATCTGCTTCGCTTCGGGGGTGCTGATAATCTGAATTTCTTTGTCTTTGTCGTTTAATCCGATTGTAAAAATATTCTTTTTCATTTTGTCCTCCTGATTTATAATCCGCTTTTTGTGTTGCTCCGGATTATTTATAAAGGCTTTATATTTGCGGGCTTTTGTGCTGCCCGCTTGCCTTTGTTGTGCTTATTATATCAAACTGCTTTCAGTCTGTCAAGCCCTTTTTTGAAATTTTTTTGTGATTTTTGCGGATTTGTAAGAATTGCATAATTGACAAAGTGATATAATGATATTGTGTTGTGCATATTGCATAATATAATCAACTCTGCCGGTATGCTCTGGATAATATCAATATTGAATCAATATATATCATGTTGCCGGAATTGCTAAACCTGGATATTATAGGAATATCGGAAAAGCAATAAACGCCGGAAAAAGAAATATAAAGGAATAACAGAAAAATATATCATTATCGGAAATATAAAAAGATGGTTTTTGAATAACTGAACCGGAAAAGATGGATTTTGATTTGATGGAAAAAATGAAAAAATGAATTGATAAAAAAATCAAAAATAAAAATTGATTTTTGAACCGTTCCCGAAAAAATCGAAAATCAAAATTGATTTTTTCAAAAATGACAGCTTGACAGAATCAGCATAAAACAAAAATTTTATTGCTTTTCTGTAATTCTGTTTTTTGTCCTTAATAGGCGGGTATGTTTACATTTCCATGACTGCCGGAGCAGTCCTCCAGAGCGGAATGTGTTCCTCACTAACCTCACCCAAATTTTTCGATTCATTTTTCTTAAACCTCTATAAACCCCCATACTTTCGGAGTTTACCGAAAAGAGTTCTTTAACATCATAAACCCTCAATTATTGGGTGTTTGGTCTAAAATAAATCATTTACCGAAAACACATTTTTAACGATTCTAACCCTCAATGTTTCGGAGTTTGAGTATCTAATTTTCGGTGTACCGAAAACGGTTTTATAAAATAATGATTTTTAGCAGCTTAAAAAGAATTGTAACTCCCAAAGTTTCGGAGTTTATAAGAATCAGTAATTGTATTGCTATGGTTTCAAATCATGTTTCGGAACAAAATTGGTGCAAAACAATTATCTTTTTATTCCCGAAAATTGAAGTAATTCAATTACTTTCTTCTCCGAAAAATGAAATTAGAAAATGCACTATACTATACTTTAATACAATTCTTAATAGTAATACAATTCAGTATAGTATAGGATAGAAATTAATAATAGTATTGATTTCTAACTCATTTAAGACTATTCTTAATTTCTATTAGAAATCAAGAATAGTATTAATATATATATATATATATAAGAGAAGAAAATTTTCTTTGTTGGTTTCGTCTTTACCGATGGCGCAACGATTCAAATTCTGAACCCGGAAAAATGTTAAAAATAATTTGCGAAAACCTCTTGACATAACTCTAAAAGTATGCTATAATGACCGTGGAGTTAAAAAGGAATGGTCAATCGCCCATGGTGGGCGGTACTTTACATCCAGAATTTTGAAAGGAGGTATTTCACTATTGTTAGCATTTTAGAGAGAACCGGAAAACCACCATCAGACTATACAGACAAACAATGGCAATGTGATTTTGAATTATTGAAATCAAAGATAAGTCAATCTCCATTCAGCCAAATGACTGTTATACCGGAGTTACCATATAGTCCGGACAGAACATATCACGGTAAGACACAGTATCAATGTTATTGTGATTTTATCAATGATATTTTATCTCATATCCGCAAAGGTGAGATTGATTATTGCTTTTACATATATCAAGTAGCAGAGTTATTGAGATATGAGCATGATAATTTGCAGGTTAGATATTTAGAAAAAGAGCGTTGTTTTAGATTGTCATTAAAAATAAGATAGAATAATACTGGTATATATTTATGAAATCAAAAAAGATAATTATTGTTTTAATCATCATTATAATTTTGCTGTTGATTTTTGGCACGGCGGAGGTGCTGCGCACCCATCGGACGGATAATGAGTCTCTTATTAAAGATGACAATGCAACTCCGTGGAACGGTGAACAGTCTTTACCGAGGGCGGCGCGGGCGCAGGGAGATGTAATCGCAATTCCTGGATTTGATGAATTGGTTTTTATTGAACGGCAAAAGGAACAAGCGGTCAATTTTTACAATCCTGAAGGCAACGACTGTCTTTTCCTAATGACTTTGTTTGTTAATGAAAAGCAGGTATGGAAATCCGGATATGTTGCTCCCGGCAATGGTTATTATCAAATCGAGCTTGCCGATGAATTATCAAAAGGTCAATACAGCGGAGTTTTGCGGATTCAATGTTTCAAGTCTGATGGTTCTGAATTGAATTCTGCAAAGGTCAATTTTAATTTAATAGTTATAGAAAGGTAGATTTATGAAAAAGTTAATATCACTTATTTTGGCAATGATTCTATTGCTGTCAATTTCTTGTGTTACTGCTCACGCAGAAGATTCACAAGTATATGAAGGAAGCGCAAGTACGACAATTACATATCGAGTACAAAGCAGTTATTGTATTTTAATCCCTGAATACATTGATGCCGATTGTGGACAATATACTTTTCAGGCTGATTATCTTAATGTAGCAAATGGAGAAAGAGTTTTTGTTGTTGTTTCAAATGTTGATGAGAACGGAAGAATTCTTTTTACACACGATAACGGTGAGAACACGTTAAAGAAAAATATTGTTACTTCGGGAGATACGGATGTCCCTCAATACTGTGTCGGCTGTTTTTATGGAGAAGATACAAATTCAAAAATCAGTTTTTGTGTTGGAGAAGAAAACTATGAAGCGGATTATTTGAAAGCAGGTAATTATTTTGCAACCGTTGAGTTTTCGGTTTATTTAGGAAATTAAACTATACCCATGAAATAGGAGGTAAATGAATGGAACAAAAGGCAGTTCACAAATTCATTTACAAAATTGAGAGCAAGGTATTAAAGAGAGCAAAATGGAATTTGACTCTCCCTCTCAAAGTGGCTATGCGGACTTGCCCGGAAGTTATAGTTTCACTTAACGACAGCCAGTGTTTAAGATTCATTGACGAAATAAATGGCGTTGAGGACATTAACGAAAAAGTTCGCAGCATTCAAAAAAAGATAAGAGGCATTAAGAAACAACCAAAAAGCCCAAATAATAAAATGCTTATCAGAAACTATTATGATACGCTTTATAATCTTCAATTTCAAAAAGACTATATTTGTGTAATCATGAACAATGATTCTGACTATGATAGAGCTAATCAAGGTTTCAGTATAGACTATGGCGTTGTTGATGGGAAAAAGTGTGTTATTCGATATAAGAGATTTCTTGGAACAAACGGTGGAATTAAAAACTCAACTATTGTTTATGTAAATGAAGAAATCTATCCGGAGTTGAAGAAAAGACTTGATAATGGCAGAGATATGTCAAAGGAACTTGTTCCGGCAAAATTAGAAGCATATCAAGCTCTGATATGCTCTGGCTCTACTCCGCTTCCACCGCCAAACGGAATAATCGTTGTAAAAGACTGTATCACTCATTTTAAGGAAAATATTATATTGATTAATGATGCCGTTGATGGAGAGCCGGAATTAACGCATGAATCGGATTATGAGATAGAACATAATGATTCTGATGGTTATGGTTTAATGCTTCCATCGTATTCAAAAAGGGTAAATGAGTTTCTTACAGGAGACTCGGAACATACTATTGCAGGAATGAATACACGATATGCCTGGACAAAAGGTATGTGCTATACATTTGATTTTATCGAATTCGCAGAAAAAGTTGCTGGTACATATGAGATAACGGATGTATGGGGCGATAAGAGAGATGTGCGACAGGCGGAAGTAATTCTGACAGAATCAATGTTAAAACTTTATGATAGTTATAAGTCGTGGGAAGATTATTATGAGAATTGTGAAAAGAATCATTATCAATTTTCTACCACGAAAACTACACCCGATGAGTTGGAGAATGTTCGTGATACGAATTATCAGTTCTTACAAAGTTATGAATTTACAGATGAAGAATTAGCCGAATTATGCCAGCCGACAATTGATGAAATCAGAGATGTTATTGGATTGGATTATCGCAAAAGTTTAACATTCCTTGCCGGATTTGGTTTAGATGATGATAACGCATTTAATGAGAACCTTGACAATTACATAAAGGCTTTAATGATTGACCGCAGGATGATAAATGACCCATTTATTAGGCGCAAGATTTATAACATGATAAAGAAACGCATTGAAATGGGAGAACGCGGTGCTATTAGAATCAATGCTAATTATGCAATGATTTCTGGCGACCCATATGCTCTTGCGCAGAATATGTTTAGTCTTAAAGTAACCGGATTATTAAAACCAGGAGAAGTGTATCACAAGTATTGGATTGACAAGGGCGCTGATGAAATTTCCTGTTTCAGAGCGCCGATGACGTGTCATTCAAATATCAGAAGAATGAGACTTGCGAAAACAGATGATGTTCTGTTTTGGTAT